TACGTACGGTGCTGTGAGAGGACAGCGGTTAGCCACCGCCTCCTACTCGATTTGTGATATAATTCTTTTTAAAATATATTAAGAGGGGATAAAATAATGATATATTTAATTAATAATATTCGACAACATGAAAGACATTTCTGGAATTGTTTGCATAGTATTGCATCCCAAGAACAGATTCAAAGAGTATTAGATGGGAACAAAGTTATCATTAATGAATCTGAATATCAAATAATAGAAGAAGAAAAATCGTAAAAAAATAGGGTATGTAGAAATTAATCTACATACCCTATACATTTATATTTTTAATATTAATTTACCATGAACATAATATTTAGGTCTTTCTTCTTTATACAATTTCCATCTGAGAATATCATCAAGAATTATAACAATGCCTGATAAAAACATCCAAATCAAACTAAAAAATAAATTTATTTGACCTCCGATAAAACTAAATGGAAGAGAAGAGTAGTCCCAAATATGCAATCCACATTGTAAGTTCCAATAAAAACCACCAATCGCTTCTGACAATGTTGCAATTAACATACCGAATATGCATTGAAGAATAAAATCGGTTTTGATGTCAAATAAATTGTTAATCAAGCCAATCATTATTCCTATAAAACCTGCCAACACAAACATTCTCCAATCAGATAATTTACCTTTATATAGACATTCAATGATAAAATATATTAAACCATATACAATAAATAATGTAGAATATTTTATAATTCTTTTCATAATTCTACCTCATATTATGCATTTATTGTTACAACTTTCTCAACTATCTTTTTACTCTGGTTCATTATCTCATTATATTTATCAAGATATTCGCCAGTCAACTTATCACCATACTTAATCGCAGCTATATCATCAGTTTTGTCAACATCGGAAATTGATAAAATATATAACTTAAGCTGATTAAAATATGTCTGATTAGTTGTTAAATTCATTGTCTCTTGAATATAAATTGCAGAAATAGCATCATAATTATATAAACCACATGATTCACCATCAGCATGATAAGGAACTTCCATTCCAGTTTCTTTTGCAAGATTCATTGCATTAAGCATATTACTCTGATCCTGAACAGTGTATGAATAATGTTTTCCGTTAACCTCCACACCATTCTCAATAACAGCTTCACAAGCATTAGACATTTCAAAAATTTTATTATTTTTTGTGAATTTTAAAACAAGTTTTTTTTGCTCAGCAATTTCTTCTTCGGTCAATACCTTTTCTGGTTCTTTTTCTGGTTCTTTTTTTTCTGGTTCAGTATAGACAACACCTGTTGATATATAATATGTGTTACCTTCATCGGTAGACTTATATTTTGTTGTAAATTTTGAATAGTCTCCCATGATTTCATCATTATTTTCATTTAAAAGATAAAATCCTGAAAGAGCTATATCTTCAGTAATGTTTTCAACTTCCAATTTATATATATCATTAGAGATATATGATAATTTTCCAATTGAAATAGTTTCATTTTTATTAAATTTTAATTTATCCATTATAAATCCTTTCCGCAACGAAAAGATAATTTATATTCATTTTGTAACTTTGGCAATATATCCTTTACGAACAGAATCCCTTTTGTCTTATAGTAGCCTCTATCTTTGTTTGATCAATAAGAACATATCTATTAACACTTTCCAAATCTGCATGTCCTAATAATTTTGCAATCACACCTATATCTGTATCACGTTCTGCTAATTTGGTTGCAAAAATTGCTCTAAATAAATGTGGATGAACTCTGGTGACTCCACTAATTATGCCTAATTTTCTTACCATACTTTCTATTGCAATTTTACATAATCTTGCAGGATATCCCTTCCTAGAAGCAAACAATGGCGTATTAGACGCATATGTACAATATGTACCATTCATATTTATATCTTTTCGTTGCTTTAAATATTCGTTTAATCTCATTGCTGTTTTACCAGAAAACGCCACTGTTCGTTCTTTATTTCCCTTACCTAATACTTTACAAGTATAGTTTTTAAAATCTACATCTTCCAAATTAATTCCACATAATTCACTAACTCTAACACCAGTATCAAGAAAGAAGTGAATAATCGCTAAATCTCTTGAATTTGTAGTATTTATTTTTAGTAACTCAATTTCCTCGTCTTTGAGAGGAACTTTGATACATTTTTTATATTTTACAGGTTCAACAATAGATATAGGATTATCAGCTATCTTTTTGTGCTTATATAAATAACTAAACACAGAAGACAGATATTTTCGCTTAATATCCATTGTCGAACCTTTTACATTATCAGGTAACTATTCAATTGTTATGAGTTGTGAATACGTTACTACATAATTAATGTTTACAATAAAACATTATATATTGGACTCTACAATTCATATCCCCTTGTAGTATATCTTTAAAAACTACATACCAACTATTATTCATGAATGTTACACCTTCTAAGTGAGCAGGAAAAGCCTTTCCGTCACCATTAGATACTAATATAACAATATCAGTAGCAGAGAGAGTTTGTAATCCAAATATCTCTGCTACTTGTTGGAAGTTGAATAATACAAATGAATTATTACCCGATTTCACTTCTTTTACTACAGTACCAGCATCGATTTTTATATTACTTAATCCATTAAGATTAAGATCTGTTTTTAGATTACCTAAACTCTGGTTTAATTCAGTTACACTCTGGTTTAATGTAGTTACACTCTGGTTTAATGTAGTTACAGTAGTAGCATCAGCAGCATATCCAGTCTCTGCCGTATTTGTACTTGTAGTTATTCCTTTTATTGCGCCCACTTTTGTCTGAGCAGTCTTCCCATCGTTGAATTCAACATCATTTGCGTGAGTCCAAAACGATATTCTATGCCATAGTTTATCAGCAGTACTCCAAATTCTATAAAATTTTCCTGTTACTTTTTTTTCACTAACAGCCATTTAAATTCCTCCTTTATAATAAAAAAGAGACACATTTAGTGTCTCTAAATCTGTATTCATATTTAATTAATCATCTATCCATGCCATACCATCTGTAGGGGAAGAAGGTTCTTCTGTACTAGAATTTATTCTGTCACATTTTTCTAAAGTATTTAGATATTCTTGTAACGAATAAATTCTATTTTGAACCATATTAAAATAATCAGAATTAATTGTAGTAATGTTACTTGTATTACATAATTTCGATGCATTATCATAATCACCTTGATCAATATAATTCTGAATATTAATCATAACATCTTTATTTGGTATATCTACATCTGATATAAATGGTAAATCGTCTATACTATCTGGAAAAACTGATTCTACTTTATAAGCCATTTCACATACCTCCTATCCAAACATCTGAGTTATTAGGAGCAGAAGGTTGGTCTTCCATATAAAATACAGACTGTTTAATTGTTTTTGCATATATTTCTGCATTTCTTATTTCTTCATTTAGTGCATTAAAATCCGAGCAATCAGGCATACATTGTTTTATACTTGGATTTGCATTGATTAATTTTGCAGCTGAAATGTAGTCTTTGTCCTTTTGGTATTCTTTTATTTTTTCAATCAATACTGCATCAGAAGTACTTACATTTCTGTAAGTCTTCTTATCCATTACAGTAGATGGAAAATTAGAATACTCATGTGTATAATCTGCCATACGCTTTCTCCTTTATTCTTCATATAATGGATAAAATGTATGCATTGTGATCGATGTTGTTCCATCTGTTAAATTTAATGTTATTTTATCCGTAATATATTGTTTTATTTCTGATTCTCCTATTTTAGCGTAAGATACTTTCATATATTCTTTCAACCAGGGTATAAGTCGTCCAATTTCAATACTTATATTATCAGTTAATCTTGCGTCAACAAATAATTCATACTCAGCTCTTTCAAGGGCAAGACTATCAGACGAAATGTTTTCATATACATCACCTGATTTTACATCTAAACGTTCTTCGCCAAGTTTCTGTACAGTAAAAGGAGAATCTTTTATTATTTTTAATGATACAGTATCAACATTGTATTTATCTTGAAAATATTTTTTTGTATATTTAGTTGTAACTGTACCATCTGCACAAGTATATTGATCAGAACTTACAGAACCATCTACTAAAGCTGAGAGGGCGTGAGCTTGCCATGCGCCTTGTGCATAAAAACGCTTTATCCATGTTTTATTTTGATATGTTTTTCTAAATTTAAAAACATATACTTTCCCAGCAGGTAAATAATTTTCAGCTAAAGGTTTGTCAGTGTTCTCATCATAAATCTGAATAGCTCCTAAATTATTTACATTGATATATTGTGTTGAAGAATTTGTACTTGGAATTTTAATAGCGATTAAATCTCCATTAGAATAATCTTTGTGATATGCTTTCATATTGACGGTATAGGTAGAATCTGAATTAGTAACATCTTCTGAATAAAAATCTACATCAAATGTCTCACCCCACACGTGTACAACATTTCGTACATTAGAATAGTCGGTTGAGATTGATTCAGAAACTAGACAATTTTTAATATCATCATTAGTTATAATAATATTATCTTCTTTGCAAGAAGGCGTTAATCTTGTCATAAAAATACCGTTCTCATCAAAAGCTGAATCAAAATTTGGATATAATTCTGTTATATCTGTTATCATACTTGATACATTATCCCCAACAGAAAATTCAAGATCATATGGCACACAATTCCAATAAGGGTGTGAAGCTCTATAAGACATATAATCCTTATTGAATTCTTCTAATCCCTTGGACTCGCCAATATCATCAACAATATAATCTTTTATACCGCCTAATTGTGTTATCGTAGATACTAATGAGTCTCTGATTGTATTATATACTAATGGAGTACCATCATCAGTTTCTTCATAAGCTGGGATAGTAGTAGTCAACGCACTTAATTGCCCATTTTGAGTGCCATCTAATCTGTTCCACAAATCACCACAATTAATAGTTAAACTATTACTATCCACAGAAATAGAAGAATTAGTATCAGTTACAATAAAACATCCTTCGTTATACCATTTATATTCTGACATTCGTGGAGTTTTAAGTCCAATTTGAAGCATGGTCTTTTTATTCATCCACATTCTTGCTCGTTCTGAAGGTGTCATTTTATCGCCTATTGGGAACATGGTAATTGGGAACATGGTAAAAGAATATGTACGCCTTGTATTTGAACTTGAGTCGATTGAGACTGAACCATAATCTATTGTAAATTTTATTTCATCCACAACGCAATTGTTATTATCAAATACTAAAATCTTGTATAAATATTCTACCCATTTTGAAAAAGCAAGTTTTTTATCTAATGTACTTATATTTGACATACAAAATCCTCACTTTCTTTAATAGTCAATCCATACAAGATTATTCTTTGGCATGAATGGTTCATTATCATCAATGATGATATCTTTATCATAATTACTATATTTCTCATCAGAAGGAATTTGAGCATAATTACCATTTTTGCCCCAAAATTCAGAAGAAACATTGCTAAGTCCTGATTCATATAAATCTTCTTCATTGGTATAATCACCCGACTCGTACCATTGAAAATCAATAATTCTATGCTGCCAATGTCCGTCCATCGAATCCGTTGGGCTTCCGTCAACATTAATCATCCACATGCGCCCATCAAATGATTTTAATATTTTAGGCATACCATTTGTAAGCCAATTCATAATATTTTTTTGATATTCAAAAGACTTTTCAAGTTCAAAATCACAATTATCATTCATAGGTACAAAATATCCACTTACTTCGCCAGAATCATAATTCAGATCGCCAAATGTATGAGCAAATGGGTATCTATACATAGGAATTTCCTGCTTTGTCAGCTTATAATTATTTCGCGTTGTGTCAATACTTCCTATATCTAATATAGTTCCGTAATTATGAGTCAAATCTGAGATAAAAATGCCATCAAATGAAACCATGATTTCCTTTATATCTCGTCCATTCTCTACACCATTTAAGAGACTAACACAAGCATATTCATATGTTTTTTTGTTTTGAACAATATTATCAATATAAGTAATATCAAAATCTTCAATTTTTTGTATTGCTTTTCTATATATAGTTGTCCACGTAAAATCACCTTTTAAACGTTTTTGAATGATAATGTCAGAAGTATTATTAAGTACATACTCAATATTTCCTGCTGATAAGCTATGTTCATAATTAGCTGATAGTATAGAATTATTATTCCATGTGGTATCAATTTCTTTTGACTCTTCCATATTACTATCAGTACTAATTACAAACGTATCAAAATCAGCATTACCAATTTTTGTTTGTCTTATATCATCTACATTAGTAGGGGTAGGAGAGTACGAATAGTCTGCCCCTAAAAAAGTTGAACCTAAAATTATCATTGCACATCTCCTCCTTTCTACTGTATTGTTATTTTAAATAAGCTGTCTTGTCTTGTAATGTAAATTGTATAAAATTGATTTGCAGTTAATTTTTGTCTTGGGCTATATAAAATATAATGACTTAATCCGTTGGAAACATCCAATTTAAAATAATCCAAACCTTCATATATATAGTGATACAGTAAAATTTTATCTACTTTATTTGTTTCAGACCAAATAAGTCCAGTTTTAAAGTTTTTGGCTTTAATTCCAACTTTATGACCTGATTCTATAAGTAATCCCTCATTGTATTCTACAAAGGTATTTGAATTATTAAACTGTAATACACCATTCGATATTGTATATGAATCTGTAGCGACACCATCAATTGAAACAATATTAGAGATACATTGTACATATCCACCTTTATAATTATTTTTCACCTTGAAAATGCCTGAAAAATTAGAAGAATTATACTGAGTATATATTTTTACAAAACCAGTATCTATTTCTACCGAATCTACAGTAATACCAACACATCTTAAATAATAAATTTGCTCATTATCTAAACTATTATATATATAAGTAGGAGTTTGATTATATATAGTCCCACTATTAGATAATTCATTATATGTGGCATCATACAAATAAAAAATGTATGATTGTAATTTCCTATTTTCATTCTGAGAATAATTAATTGTAGCATTATATGATGATGACTTTACATAATTTGTTCCATTATTTAATCCGCTAAAATTAAAAGTAGGGGTAGAATAACAAGTAAATAATGCTTTGTCAGATAGACTTGATTCATTATTATTTTCATCAAAAACAGATATTTGTATTGTATACGATGTTCCATTAGTTAATATATTCCCACTAATCGGATGTCTAAATCTCATTTCTGAGATCGTTTCATCTTTTATAATTTCATTAGTTAATGCATTCCTGATTACAATTCTATTCTTATATGGTTGATTTCCTATATAAGAAAAGGAGAAAACGTAACCAGCCGTAGCATCAAACGGTATAATTTTACTGATAGCAGGCTTTGCCATAATTTTCTCCTTTCAAATTAACCTATCCAAACAGCATTACTAGCAGGCGAAGTTGGCTGTGTTGATGAATAAGTAAAAGTTGTCTTTTTATCTACTAAATCTTTTAATACTTTTCCTTGGTAAGCTGATAATGACTGATCGGTTGCAGTTGAGGTAAGATTATTTTGTACTCCACGCCAAGTGTCTGTAAACTTTGCATTTGCAGGTACATTACTATTTACTGTATGACCATTAACTGTAGTAGAATTACCACCATTAGCAGGAAGAGATGATGGGATAGTAGGAATAGTAGCAGAACTATAAGCTAATGAACCAAGACCAAGCCATGATTTTAGTGCATCTTTTGACACATCTTTTATTTTTGCATTTACATCAGAGCCATTGCCCGTTGTATATCCTGCTATAAATTTAATCGCATCACCAGAAATTCCGCTACCACCATATCCAATTTGAATTGTTTGACGAGTTGCATTATAATCAACAAGTCCTGTTGCTTTAGATGCCGAACTAGCACTACCTGCACTTGTAGCATATTTTACACTTTTCGCAGAGTCAGCAGTATTATCAACATTGCCAAGACCAACTTCAGATTTTGAATAACTAGGTTTGCTCGAAGCTTTAGCCCAAGCACTCACATCACTTGCAGGTCTTGCATTACTTAATCTACTATCATTACCTGCACAAGCAGTATCAGCAGTAGTACCTAAAGGTCTCCAAGTATTCGTATCTGTTTTCTTATATCCCCACCCTGCAACAGTGGAATCGGTTACAGCAGTTGCCCCAGAAGCAATCCCATCTAGTTTCTTCTTGTCAGCTGCTGTCATCAGTCCGTGAGCAGACTGAGTTACATCATTGTAAGTAGTATTGGTTGTAGGTGGTGTATAACCAAGGGCTGTAGTTACATCAGATTTAGATAAGTCTGCCTTGGCATAACTGAGAGCACTCCATACACTTGTACCATCACCAATTTTATATTTATTATTCTTATCTGAGCTTATAGCCATTTCACCCTTGAGAAGAACAGGATTTTTAGAAGCCCAGTTACTTTCCGTATCAGTTCTTTGTTTTACTTTTACATTAATGGTATTTTCTGCCATTATATTTTCAACCTCCTTAATTTATAAATATATGAAGGTATTGATATACCTCTATGCATAGAAAAATGGATACACATAGAGGTATCCATTTATTTAAACCTATATTTTATTATGCTGATGCATTTCCACAATCAAAAACAATTGTGTTAGAACCCTGAACTAAGAAGTCAGAGGATACATTTGCCTCAACTGGAACACCGTTCGCAAAGTATACAGGATGTGTTGTAGAACCTGCATTTGTACCTAATTTGCTTGCAGTCGTTGCAGTTGTCGCAGACTTTGCTGAACCTGCACTTGTTGCATATTTAACAGATTTATTTGCATCAGCTGTATTATCTACGTTTCCAAGACCTACTTCAGACTTTGTATATGTAGGTTTTTCACTTGCTTTAGCCCAAGCATAAACATCACTTGCAGGAAGTGTTGTAGGATAAGATGGGAGAGTGACAGTAGTACCAGACTTATACTCTTTCGTACCAATCTTTACAGACTGAACTGCTGAGTCGGCTTTTATGCCCTGTGCTGCTGTAGCATAATTTTTGGCAAGTCCATTTGCGTAAGTTTTAGCAGCAGATAAAGCATCTGCTTCGGATTGGTCTGCATAAGCTTTTGTCGCATAGTTAGTAAGATCAACAGCAGAATCACCGATTTTCTCAAATTTCTTTGTACTTCCGCTTACAATAAGCATATACTCATCGTAACCATTATTAGTACCAGAACCTACAGCACCAGAAGCTTTCGGTACCATATAAATTGTATGTTCATCAGCAGCATCAACACTTGGAAGTGTATTTACAATAGTTCTTTTTAAATGATCTGCATTTGCTACAGCACTAGAAATTTTTGAATCAATCTGTGCGCCTGTATAAGTATCAGTAATTCCGTATCCAGAAAGAGTTGTAGGATTTGTACCAGCTGTTACATGTCCCTTATTATCAACTGTTACAGACTTATATGTACCAGCTGTTACACCAGAAGTCGGGTGAGTATATACAGTGTTATTGTCTGTTGATGTGATAACGATATTGCCACTTGAATCTGTTGTTACTTTAGTTGCACCTGCACCACTGATCTTAAGTGACTGTTTATTCTTATCGCTATCTGTAATATCAATAGTTGCATTTCCATTTACAGCACCAGATGGAGCACCTAATGTATATTTTGTATCTTTGTATGATGTGATAAAGCCAGTATCATTTTGGAGCTGACTTACTTTTGTTGGTACAGTTACATCGACAACCTTAGAATTCGGTGTAAGTTTAGTACCATTCACAGAAACACCCTCAATTACGTTTGCTTGTGCATTACTTGGCGCATGTGCAGATGTAGAATGCTTATAAGCTGCGTCATAGTTTGCTTTTAATTCTGTTGTAAAAGAAGCAGTAATAGCGTCCAAAATAGCTTTGTTGCTATGTGTATGACTAGCTGTATCAACAGCAGCTTTGATTTTGCTTGCAACCTCTTCCGGTGTTAAAATAGCATATGGTAAAGCTGAAAATTTGTTTGTACCATCACCAATTTTAATTTTTGGTGTGCTAGAATCAGAAAGCTCGATTGCCATTTCTCCTTTAAGTAATACCTTTTCTGACGATGCCCATGCAACACTCGTGTCATTACAAAGAACGATTCTTGTTTTTAAAACATTGTTTGCCATATTAGTATTCTCCTTTAATTAAATAAGGAGAAGAAGCTATGCAGCCCCTCCTCCATTTATAATATTAATATCATTGTAGTCACTACCTATGCAGAAATATTTCAAATCGTCATCGCTCCAACGATAAGTTTTATTCTCTGCCGTAGCAACATAAATTTTTGATGCACTACCAATATTCGGAAATGCATATTTCGTATCCTTCGTTACAACTGGTGATTCATTTAGTTCTTCCCATACTCCGTTATTATAAAAACAAAGAGTATTTGGCAATAACAAATACAATTTATTTGCTAAAGGTGCGAGAGGAAGATCATTTACCACCAAAAAATCTGAAGATATAGGATTTCGCGAAGTCGCTGAATCCTTATAAAAGTTCCCCGTATCTCTACAGAAAATTAATTGACCATCTGTAATGGGGACATCTTTTAGTTTGGATTCAGATACCTCTGTTAAAGATAAAAATGCCATTATAACCTCCTAGATATCCCATTAGCCGATACGGATAACTTAGGCAATTTCAGCCCAAGTAACAGCACCTTCTACAACCTTTACTCTTGTATCCATTGCTCCGTTTAAACCATCGGCATAAGCCTTTGCATCGGATAATGCTTTGTCTGCTTTTGACTGAGCATCGGTAGCTGCCGCTGTAATTGCCTCCTGCTTTGCTGTTGCAATAGCTCCTGTTAATTCAGTAACTTTTCCATCAATCTGATCTTTATTGTAGTAATTCTCAAGAGACTTCGTAATTTCACTAAACTTATTATTGATTGCCTTTGTAACAGATTCTGTTGTTGCATATGCAGATAAATCAATTGTAAAGCCTAACAGCTCCCATCCCTCGCCAGTGTAAACGTACTCTTTGCCGTCATCAGAAGTATGATAAACATCACCGACAATCATACCTTCGATAGCATCTAAAGCAGCTTTGTTATCAAGAGAACCTTTAAACTTAAATACAGAAGCAACTTTTGCATCAATCTGCTTCTGTAATTCGGTCTTTGCTTCGTTTACCTTATTAGTTGCATCTGTTGCAGCTGTCTCCGTTGCAGACTTAATAGCCTCATCTTTAGCCTTATCAATTTTTGTCTGTACCTGGTCAGCTGTTCCCATACCTTCCAACTTCTTTGCAAGATATGCTTTGATAGCTGCCTGAGTAGCTACTTTTGCATCATTAGCCGTGTCATCCCCAATCTCGCCAACTGTACCAACAGCAATATCTACATAATCTACTCCTGTGTATAATTTTGCAGAAAAATCAGGAAGTACATATACAACACCCTGAGACGGAGCAGTAGGTAAAGAAGTAACTTTCTCGAACTTCTGGCTATATACTTTATCGCCTTTAAAAATCTGTCCATCGGCAAAATACAAAGTATCATTATCTTTTGCCTGTAATGCCTGATAATTTGCAAGTGTACCAAATTTAAAATTTACAATGTTATTCATAGATAAAATCTCCTTTAATTTTGTTTTTTCGTTATTCAGTTTTAAAATTCAGTCCAAGTGAATCCAGAACCTGTATTTGAAATTACAGGTTCTATAACGAATGAAGATGCACCCTGCTGTACTGTGTAAGGGTAATACTTACCATCAGCAGAATTTTTGATTGAAATAGGTTGTCCTGCATAAGTGTCAGAACTTTTATTTAATTCAGTAACTGCATCTTCTGTGCTCGTAAATGTACGAACCCTTGGTCTGATTTTCTGCTGAGTTTTATCATCTTTGATATAAATCAGCTCGGAAGTATCTTTGGTCAGTACAAGGTCACGTTCGTCTAATGTACCACTTTCAACAGCAGTATCAATGTTATTCGCATTACCGTAACCAAACTTCATATCAGCCATGTTTTTTGCCTCCTTTCATTAAATTAGAATTCGACAACCTTAATGGTCTTACCCTGACCTGATGGATCATCACCATTTGCGATATAAACTTTATCACCAATAGCGACACCACCTTTTGACAGTTGTAAATAGCCATCCTTATAAACAAGATTGTCAATATGATTATCGTCAACTGCCTGAATCAAATCTGCCAACTGTTTTGCTTGTGCGTCAGCCTTCAGCAATCTTTGATCAATAGCACTTAACGCATCATCTGGAATTAAATCGCTCCATGCTGTAAGCGGAACAATATGGATATATGTTGATGTTGTGTGTCTTACACGTTGCGTAATAACACCATCTTCACCCATTTCATTTTTAAAAAATGTAAGCTGTACTTCTACATCACCAGGCTCTTTTGTGAACTCTGTATCGAATGGAAGTTTATATTCAAGCATGTCCTTATATAATTCGTCTGTCAGTTCTAACATTGCAGTTTTATATGCTTTACTTACAGGTAATTTATACTCAAGTAAAACACTATAAGAAGACATATCTTCACCTTTATATGTCTGACTAGCAAGGAAGTGCAATGAATCTACTAATTTATTTCTCTGAACAATTCTTTCTCTGACAGACACTATAAGCTCGTTTGTATCTTTAACAAGAATCGTATACATTACTGTTCACCTACTTTCTCTTTGGCTGTAATATACTCGTAGTCTTTCTGAGAAATCACGCCTTTATTTTTTAATTCATCTAATTTAAAAAGGGCTATCTTCCCACTGGAAAATAGCCTTTGTAAACTCTCTACAAATTCACTTGTCATAAAACTCCTCCCGTTATTAAATCAAGAGTATAAGCATCAATGATTTCTTGAGGTGTTTTCATATTTAAAGCTCTTAATTTATTGTATTCATACACATCAATCTCAACCAATGACACTGTATCAACATCTTGTTTTTTTATAGACGGAAAAACATCAACATGCCAAAAATATTCACCGTCAGAAGACATAACTCCTTCGGCTTCATTTATTGGACATGTAAGCATAACATCATGCTTTGCTTGATATTTAATCCATATAGGATGGTTTAGGAGGTCAATTATTTTTCCGTCTTTTATTACTTTGTAAAACATGTTTTTCCTCCATGATAAAAAGGGTAGGAGAGTATCCTACCCTTAATTATTTAAAATGAAAATTCCACTACAATTCCGTAAGCAGTATAAGGATAATCATATCCAGATAATGCACCATTTTCTTCAACACGGAAGAAGTATCCATTGTAAGAAACATTTGGTGAACGTGTCCAATATGACTGTGCTTTTCCATCGGAACTTTTTCTGATTCTACTTGAAGCATTTGTAAAGAACTCAATATGTGTACCCTCGTTTGTATATGGTTCTTGTTCCATATCACCTTCAGGACTCAGTTCATATACTGACGGAAGATAGAAATAGTTATCAGAGGTTGTTACTTCTGTTGACTGATTTCCTACAGAAGATGCTATTTTAGCCAGTTTAATTAGCTGTTTCCATTCAACAGATAATGCATTATACAGACGTGTATTAAGCCAAGATCTAATTGTCATATTTGCATATCCACCTGAATTGGATGATCCTGCCCCAAGCATTCTTGTTTGAGATAATACGTTATCAGCAATAAAAGACATAGACGTTCTTTTACCAGATCCATCTGATAAGTAATATCTATTGAATCCATACATACTTGCAGATAAGGTATCATGTGTCCATGATGCAAGTTCCATACATGTCTTTTCACCAAGATCACTAAACCACACTTTTGCCCAATAGATTTCTCCTATTGCATAATTTTCATACATACCATCATCAGCCTTACTGCAACCAAATACGAGAGTAGAATCAACAACAGTCTCTCTATTTCTGGAAAGTTCTACATAACTCGGAGCATTTGCAGTCAAATTGCCGTTATATACATGTAATCCAGTTTCCCCTTTTATATGCCTGATGACAATGATATTCCTTGTACCTATGGCAACATTGGTCGATGATGTACCCCATGCTAATTTTGCGCCACTATTTGTCCAAAGCTTAAATCCACTAGAACCATCAGATTTAAAACACTGAGCCAGAACAGATGGAGAGGCTGATTTATTATCAAGTCTATAGTCAATAGCAAATACAAAACTTCTATCTTTATCAAATAGCTTTACTCCTGTATCAATGTAATTTGTTCCACTAAATACAGTTTTTTCGGAGATAAGTTCATTCTGTTCAATATCAGTATATTTACAATCAGAACCAAGAGATAATACGATTTGATCCTTAAGTGTTATCATCGAACTTTGCAGACCAAGTTTTGTGAGGGCATAAATTTCCACTGGTTTAAGTTCAGAGAGTTCTTTATCTTTAAAATAATCTTGTGTATATTCAAACACGTCATATACAGCATGGATTTCCTTATCTCCATCTACACGTCCAGATTTATCCCAGCCTTTAAACAAATAATACTTATAAGCTGATTCCTCAGCAGTATAAGTTGGGATTTCTTCTGGTGGAGCAACATAGCTATCATAATCCGCTGTATGTGTTTCAATAACTGTAGACATTGACATATACTTTACAGTATATTGTCTTACTTTTTCGGAATAAGTTGCCTTATAAGTTTGATTACCAAAGACTGCAACAAAGTTTGCATCCCATCCATTAAATGTAAAATCTGTACTAATAGTACTTTCCTTTGTTGGAACTGGAATTGGATTATCTGCTCTTGTTATTGGATTAATTGGCTTTTCACCTTTATCAACATACTGAGTATCTAATACATCTCCATTATCATTTACGAATGTTACAGTAAACTGCTGAATCAATGTATTGTAGGTAATATCCAAGTCAGACCAAGTTTCATTGTATTGTGCAAGCAACTTCTCCTTCATGACTGGTGTATGTACAGAACCAGTTACGACTGATTGATCAGCATTATAGCCATTCTTGTCAATACCACCAAGTTTATATAACTTAGCCAACAAATCTGCCGTGTCAAGATTCCATTTGATACCAAGTAATCTGATACGATTCAGTTTTGTTGCTTTTTCAACCATACTAGCGGAATCAACCGTATCACAGTATTCAATTACCATACTCGTGAACTTATCATATGCAAGAATCTGTAAATTTGTAAGATATTTTAAATTCCTCATAATAATAGATGTAAGTGTTTCTGGTAAAATGGCAGTATCAATCTTTCCACCATTTGCGAATGTAACACCTGTTAGACCAGAACCGCTTGCATAAAGTTTTTTAAGACTTCCGCATTTTGATAAATCCAAGCTCGTTACAAGATTTGGTGTATTTCTTACATCTAATAATTCTAATAATTTATTATTTCCAATTACTAAATTAGTAAGGAAGTTGTTTGAATATCCTTCTGTTTCATTACCGATAATTAACTTTTTGAGTCTTGTTGCTTTTGAAAAATCATTATCGTGGATATAACAAGTAGATACATCACCCATTGACTGAATCCTAGATGCACCATAAACGAGTACAGCTGTATCATCCATTTGATTGTAAGGGCATGGTATATCATACTGTTGTCCAGCTTTTGCTCTAATCTGTGTTGGGGATGAATTACCGAACATTACAGATAAATACATATCAGAGAACGGTGTAAGATGAAGTGTATAATCAGGCTTGACTATTGCATCAACAGGTGTGTTGCATCTGAACATAATCTGGTCAGAGGTGGCAGTAGTACCGATAAATTTTGTTGCCATGTACATTTCCTGGTCACGTTCGAACTGTCTACGCTGATATTTCTTTTTACCATTCATCATTTGTTCTAGGAATCGTGTATTACCATTTTGATAGGTACGAAGATATTTTCGAACATAATCTTCACGCCATAAAGCTTCACACCATTCATTCTGTTTTTCATCAAACTGATTAATTAAAGATGTTGCACTCCAACAGTTTTTTGATTCGCAAGTATTATACATAGAACGAAGTTGTGATTGCATCAAATCACGAATACGGCAGAAAAATACTGAATCAGCTGCATTGAATATGTATCCAGAAGATTTGTCACCATCTGTACGATAGTCTGTATCTTCTTTTCCATATGTCATCGTAAGTTCACCGCTGTTATTGATTCCGATTGCCGAATCGTTATCATAGTCCCAGAAGTCGAAACGGTATCCTTTATTAATCTTAGCAGCTTCATCATCAATAGTATAATATTGTGCTTTATCTCCTAACGTACTTGCTTCTTCTGTAGTAATATAATATTTTGCCCAATGTAGAAATACATTTTTTGCACGATTGTCGATCATCGTATATCTTAATGTAAAAAGATAGAAATACAATGCAGAATCTACAATAAACCAATCTTTAAGTTTATCTACAAAATCTTTATTAGATGATGTGATTACAAACTCATAGAAATCTCTCCAAATTTGTTTGTTTTTCTTTCTTATTTCTGTTTTTGCTTCATCTGTTGATATTGGATCTCCATCTTTAGAATCTCCACAACAATCATATCTGAACTCATACGTTCCCTCCCAATCGTTATACAAAGCATCATATGCTTCATTTCCAGATTTCCATTCTTCTTTTGAGATAGGATATTTCATTGTTCCATCCGAGTTTGTAACGCCAGTTTGAAATGTAGAGTTTGCAAGAGTATTATCACTAATTTCAATGCAGAACTCATTCATATCGTCTGGATCGTAGGCTCTTGTCAAATCTGTTTTCTTGGAGTCACCTATATTACCAAGTGCATAGTAGTGCCATTCTGTATCTTGGAACTCTCTATGTGTACTAACATCAGGATCACTTTCCTTAATAAATACAACACAGTTTACAAATTCCATGTCGTTCTTTATTCTAGGATCTCTTTTCTGAGCAGGTGACTTGTATGGAAGATATGTGTTGTATCTAGCTTGTAAATAAGCATTATTAACCATTTCAGAGGAAGCTATATTTACTTTTATGTTGAACCAGCCGTTTGGAATAGAATTTCTTGTTAAAGAAACTCTACCAGTTCCATCTTCGGTCTTAGTTCCATCTCCAAGTGTCAATATTGTTTTATAATCTGTGTCTAATGGAATCTTACTTATTACCTGATTCTTTCCATCAAAGCAACAAATAATATCTATATTTCTACCGGACGCACCATACTCGTTTGAGGTCGTTCCCTGTCCTGAGTGGTATGCATTTTCAAATGTCCAGTTGTCTAATGTTGGATCACCGTTCTTATATAAACATTTAACAGTAGTATTTTTCACAAAATCCTTTTTGTTATTTGTAAAATGTGGTGCTTCAATCATGATAATTCTCATATCTGGACAAGCTTTTGCAACAGATTCAGGTGTTAAATTACCATCCTCATCATAAATCTGATTTCGCTTATATCTGTCAATCATCTCTGTAGCAGTTCTTGCATCTGCAATGAAGTTGTTTAGAATTGCTTTAGAATCAAGACTCTTATTATATGCTTTCATTCTGTAGATTCGAACATCACAATCTTCTGAACCAATAGTAATTGGAACAGGAGTCTCCTGTGTAAATGAATAATCTTTTGTATAACTCATTGGTCTACACGGAGTACCATCCTCGTAAGACATGACAATAGGTGTGATATCACTATTATCAATGTCGACCTCCCACTCGATAATATCTTCCTCACTATATGGAACATACAACGATTTCACACTTGACTTGATATATGCTTCGTGTACGTTCATCTGTAAACCAATGTCATCAGATTCACAAGATAAAAATGTGGCACTTGCATTTGCAACATTTTTAGTCATAAAGATGAATTTAAATTCTTTACCATTTTTCCTTGCGTCATCAGCGAAAAGATTGTATGAGATAGTGGCAGTCGTTCCTGCTTTAATTCCAAAATACTGATCACCGTTTTCGTCAATCTGGTATCCACCATTTGACCAGTCGAAGTTTGATGAAACAGTCATTTTAACTTCTGGATGATCTGCGTCAGACCATAATCTGTTTGCATCATTATTTGATCTTCCAACAGGATTAAAATCAAATTGAAGTCCAGCTGTAACAGGTTCTACATCAATATCTAATTTTTCAACAGTTACGTTAATTGTTTTCACAGTGTCACCACAAGTGATTGTTAATACATGTGAACCAATATCTGTTGGTTTATACTGCCAAATATTCGTATTAGAATCCAACTGTAAAGTTGAAACTTTCTTCCCGTCAACAGCTAAAGTTACAGTCGGGTTTTCTGTCTTAGGATCATATACAGTGTAAGTAATATTCTCTGTATCATACTGTTTTACAGTAAGATTGTTCGCAATACATCCGATTACAGGAACGTCAGAATCTGGATTAAACCAGATAACATCCTTATAAATATGATTTGATTCAACTGTTAATCCGTTGATTTCTGCTGTAATATAAACTTCAACAAGGTGTGCTCCATGAGTCTGTGACTTGATATTGTATGCCATCGGAATACCAGTGGCAGTAGTAGTTACTTTGTATAATTCATTTCCGTCAATCTTGAAATGAATATCCTTTGAAATAGCACCGTATGGTGTGTAATCAAATGAGACTTCGCCCATCGGATACTTGAGAGTATCATTGAAGGTTGACTCAATATGAATATCCACTTTCTGTACAGTCCATGATTTTACAACAACACTTCCTGCATCATCAGAAATTGTAAGTACAAGTTTCTGAGAACCAAGACTGATATAATCTGTACAATCAAAGCTATTTTCTCCGCTGATTGCAATACCAGTAGCAATGACTTTGTTGCCGATTTTCCATGTATAATTTCCTTCTGAAACGATATCACCAGAAGAATCCTGACCAGAGAAGTTATACTTGATAATCGCCTTATCATTTGTTGTAACGATAACAGGAGACTTTGTAACATATTCAATCTTTAAAGTTGTAGATGTTGATCCACCTCCGCTGCCGCCAACAATCTTAAACTGGCTCTTAATAGTTCGTTCTTCATTAGTTTCACCTTCATTTGTAATTTCCCATAAGGTGTAATTCCCTGATTCTGTATCATAAGTTGCTTCATAGGTTTTTCCCGGCTCGACATCAATTTTGCCAATTGCGTCTTCAAGAGAAGCAATCTTGTTCCCCATAGTAGAAATGCTTGTTTTATTTGAATTTGTAACCTGTTCAACAGCCCCAACTTTTGTTGTTAATGACTCTACATCCGAATTAGATGCTTTTTTACCTAATAAGTCATTCATTGCCTCTTTATCATAGTATTTTGTTTTTAACGTATCAGGGAGATTGTCTATATTTTTATGTATCGCACTCAAATCAGCATCTGTTTTTGTTTTATAATCATTTAATGATTTAGAAACAGGAGTTATTGCATCTGTTATTTTTTTATCGACAACTTTACCATAAGCAGCAACCCACGTAGCAGACGGATCTGAATTCAATACAACGTCCTTAATCTTCTTGTCACCATTGTAAAATGAGAGAGTATAAGTATCTGAAGTGTATGTGACGTTAAATTTTGCCAACCCATCAATACTATTTATCTTATCGTATACGTCAGACAGATCAATATTTGCAAATTGGTCGTCAATTTCCTTTTTATTATAGTAATTTGTGAGAGTGGTTTTGATTGTAGAATTAACAGTATTTGTCAATTCTGTCTTTGCCGTGTTTACTGTTTTCTGAGCCGTAGTAGCAGAGCTTTCAGCGGAATTAGCGGAAGCTTTTGCTTCGTTTGCAGCGGTTTGTGCTTCTCCAACCTTTTCAGTTACCTGCTGTAAAAAGGTTGTAATCCATCCAGTGTCTTCACCTGGTTCTACTGTTCCATTACCTGATAAGGATTCTTCTACATTAAATTCGGCTTTTCTTGTTTTTAATGTATATGCATCTCCCTTTTCATTCACACCAACAGCTTGTATTTCAAACTGTACAGTACCTTTTACAGCGCAAACACTTTTGGGCAAAATAACACCAAAATAGAGATAATTGTCATCGTACTGGACATTTACAGGGCTAATATATACATCGTTTTTATCAGGCGTTACAGCGTGCATCAAAAGTGTCATATTTAACTGGTCAACACCGTCATAACGTCTGAACATTTTGAATCTAACATATTGAGAATTTTCTTCCTGTGTTAAATTCACCTGCGACTCATCAAGTTCGATGTTTTTATTCTCATCAATTGTGCTTATTTTTTCGTCTACATATTCATTATAAATGATATATTTTTCACTATACGGAAGAGTAGTATTAGTATAGGTTGATACTGTGGCTTCATTATCCACAACTGGCGATGGAAAAGAAGCTGCTTCTAATGAATATGCAGTTATATCATCGGACATTATTTTTGCATTATTCATTTCCTCTAATTCTTTCATAGAGTCTTTTAAGGACTTAGCCATTTCTTTTTATTCCTCCTTCTTAAAAACTTCTATATGAAAAAAGAACCTAGCAAAGCTAAGTCCTTATCTATTATAATGGAAGATTAGTATTAATATTTCCTAATATCTTCCAACAAAAATTTATTTGCTTCACTTCCCAAAGGTAACATAACATGAACCGTATCACCTACTTTCAGTGAATCGTTGTATTTTGTGGTAAATGGTCTGTCTGCATCATTATATCGAATAATATATTTTTTTGTATCAATTATATCTATAATGACACCCACATATGTTTTGTCATTTACATTATTATTGCTATTTTGAAATATGTTTTCTAGCCCTTTGACAAATAAATTTTGAGTATCCATTTCCTTCCTTTCTAACAAATAGAAGAGAGTAGTAGATATCTACTACCACTCTCTTAAATAGTTATTATTTTTTGTTTACATAATGTAATGAAGCTTGATAAAAATCATTAGCAAACTTATTAAGCTGTTTATCGACTACATTTGTAATAGCCTTCGCATCACTTACACTGCTTACATTAGGGCAATTTAGATTAAGTGTTACGCTTGGAGCAAAGTTATTCTTAGTAACACTTTGACCAACCTTACTAGCATCAAAATTCATCTTAGGTGTATTCATTGGCAGATCACCCAGACTAATTTTACTCATTTTCTCCATAATTTCATTCTGAACTGGAACTAAATGCAATGTCTTAGCAAGATTTTCAATCTGTTCCTCAGTAAGAACAGCTTCACCTTTTTGTGCGATAATCGGTACTTCATCAGCTTTAAGTCCATTAGTACCTACATCCTGTACTAAATCAAAAGCCTTGTCTTTTGGAAGAGCCTCTATCTTACCAAGCTCAAGACCTTTATGATAACGTTTAGCATAACCATATTTACCTATTTTCTTAGGATTATCTTTTTCAAGCTTATTCTTTGCTTTTGAAGCATTAGCTGGAGTACCAGCATTTGCAATCCACTTAACGATAAAATATTTGTTACCGATTTGCGTAAAACCATTTGCACCCTTGGAAGCATAATCACTAATATGGCTTGATGCCTGACCGCTTGTGCTATAACCTTTTTTACTTAGCTTTTCATAAGTCCAATAATCATTAGACTTCAGCGCAGGTTTATTCGGGTTATTATTTTTATCATAAACTGTCTTTGGTCTGGTCGATACTGTCGCACTTCCACCCGAGCTACTACCTCCACCAGAACTTGCAACACTTGAAGAAGCAGAGGCAACACCAGCCGCAGCATTTTTAGAAGCTTGTACTTCCGTATTGGCAGCATTTACAGCAGCATCGGCTTGTCTCTGACAAAGTTTTTCATACTCTGATGTAAAATTATTAAGTGTTTGTAGTCTACCGCTTAATACTTCAGATTCCCAATTAGCACCAAGAATTTGTGAAGCGTAGAGTTTATTCTTTTCATCATCGTATTTAGAAGTACAATCTTCCCATTGCTGTTTTAAATTATTATAATAATCAACTTTTTCTTCATAGCTTGTCTTTAGCTGTTCATTACTATTAATTTGTGATTCAACAGCAACATATTGATTTTTGAAATTTTCGATATCCGCAAGATTGTTTGAAAGAATTATACGTTGATACTCTGATCCTAAGTATTGCTTAAGATTCATCGCATCTTGTGCGTCCGAAAAAGCATCGGATATTTCATTCCACTTGTCTTTAAACTCATTAAGAGTATCAATATAATTATCAATATCGTCTTGTTGTTTCTTTAAATTAGCAACATCTACATCATATTTTGCATCATGTAATGAATCTTGAGCATCACGAATAGCAGAATTGTCTGTACTATATACAAATTGACCATCCTTTAAAAGATATTTTGTCTTTTGAGAATTTGCTTTATTCAGATTGTAAATAGCTTCTTGTAGCTTTTTCTGACGTTCATATTCATCATTCTCATCAGACATGGCATCAATAATATCCTGAATGGAATCTTTTCTCTTATTAGCTTTTTCAATTTCATCATCATATACTTTTTGAATTGCTGATAAAATAGAGTCGTATTTATCTTTCTGTTCGTTAAGTTTATCATTGCTCTTTTCAATAGCATCAATTTTATCTTGCCATTTATCAATTTCATCATCGAGAAGTTTTATGACACCTTTAAGTGCAGCATCATAGATGGATTTTTGCTCATCAATCATGTCCTTGACAGCAGAATAGTATTTATTAGCAGAAATTTCACCATTCTTATACATTCTTTCAAGTTCATCAGAAACATACTGTGAATACTGCTGATATGTTATCTTACCTGCTTCGAGACGAGCTTTCTGATAAGCCATGAATTTGTCAAGATATTCTTCGTTCTGCTTTTCGGCATCGCCGCCAGAATTTTTACCACCTGAGCCAGATTTGCCAGAAGATTTGTTGTTTTTTAGCTTATTGTTATAATTATTAGTTACACCCTTACTAGGAGTATACTTTCGTTCCTTACCACTTGAATCTGTCGGAGTAGTACCGAATTTCTTATAATCTACTTTCTGTGCTGCTATATTAGAAGATAAAACTTTACCAAAACTAGATATAGCAGAGCCAATTGATTTAAGAGAAGAAGAACTTCCCTTGATATCATAAGTTAGATTTGGAATATCGCCACCAACAATCTCTTTACCGCCAATTTTAATAGCTGAGAAATGTTCAACTCCATTTACTTTTGGAGCAAAATTTATTGTAGCTTTGAAATTGCCTATCTGATTACCAAGTTCAGCAAATAATGTACTTACAGCATTTGCCATCTGTTCGATAGAAGCGTTAGTATTACCTGCTATTGCTTGTGATGCTAAAGCTTGATTATCTACACTATTAGTAAGACTATTTGCAATCTCGGAAGTGGTTGTTCCCATAGTACTTGCAATCTGGTCAGCCATATAACCGCCATTTTGAACAATATAAGCTAAATCCTCTGCAATAACCTGTGCGTGAGCAGTAAACTCATCTGAACCAGCCGTAATAGCCCCACTTGTAATCTGTTCAAGTGAATAGATACTGTCTTGATACTGATTGATGCCTTCAATAGCCGAAGCTAGGTCACTCTGAGCATTGTCAAGAGCTTGATTTGTTCCATCAGATATAGCTTCACCATTTTCGTTCCATGCTGCTGAATTATTTTGTAAATCATCAGTAAGAGCAGACAACGTTTCAGCCATAGAAGTATATCCATCAAGATATTCCGTGGCTGATATTTCCCCCTTATTATAACTATTAATAAGGTCTGACATACCAGAAGCCACTTGCTGTGTAGAATCCGTAAAGAATTGTTGTGCAGCCGCAGCTTGATCCGTAAACTCACTAAAATCTGTATTAGCTAATTCATCACGAATCGACTGGAAATAATCATGCGCTGAAATTTTACCATCCTGAAATTGCTGACTGAGATACGAAATACGATCACCAAAATCTGAACCATTAAAGAGAGTAGAGAAGGAAGGGATACTAGACTCTGTATTTTCAGCATTTTCAACTTCTTTAAGAGCATTTGCATAACTATCAGCAGACCATTTTCCATCCTTTAATGAATCGTTCTGTTCGTTAAGTGCATCTACAAATGCTTGGTTATTAACAAGTTTCTGTTGTTCTTCACTAAGAGATTTATAAAATTTGATAGCTTCGCTTTCATTAAATCTTGAATCATTGGATAAAGTTGCTGATGCACCGGCTGTAAGATTATCTGGAACATTATTATTTAACGATTTTCCATTTATCCTATTAATAAAGTCTTGTTCACCTTGCGTCTTAAAATCATATAACTGAACCGCAGCATCAACCAAAGCATCAATATCATTGTGGAAATTTTGCTCGGCAATTTTCTGCAATGTTGTCATTGCATTTTTCTGTTTTTCTGTTGCCGTTTCAGAGTTGAAGTTCTTAATCTCTTCCGCATTATTGAATGCCCCAAGAGCCTTTTTCATCTCTTTATCAGTCTTTTTATCGTAGTTGTCATTCTTTGAGCCATCATCCCATTCTGGTGTGATTTTAGCTTTGAATTTCCATGTTTCGACAATAGATTGAAGATCAGGATATAAACTCTCAAAATAATTAGCAACTTCATCATCGCCATTTTCAAGAGCTTTCTGTATGGCTTCTGACATATTCTGAGCATACTGTTCTGATGCTTTCTTTGCTTCTTCTGAATCAAGACCATTCTCTGTTGCTTGTTTCTGATAGTTCTGATAATCCGACATAGCCTTTTGATATGCACTTGCATAATCAGTATCTTTTAATACTTGTTCATAAAGCCCATACGCATCATACATATCTTTATACTTATCAGTAAGCTCTTGCGCATCATTTATCTGGTCTGATAATCTATTGGCATATTTATCTTCGCCTAATTGATTAGCAACCTCTTGAATACTCTGCATTTTCTCATATACTTCTTCAAGAGCACCATTTAATTCAAAATATGAACCTCTATCAGATATAACTTGTTTAGCACCCAGACTCTTGATATAATTATCAAGCTCTGAATTGTAACTCATATCAATTTTATCTGAATAAGATTTTTCATTTTTCTTCATCTGCTCAAAGTTTGAGCCTTTAAAAGCTGATTTGATTTTATCGCCAATTTTCTCATTTTTGTTAAAATCATTAATCATCTTATTATATTGCTGAGTATTAAGCTCATTAAAAGCATCGGCTTGACCTTTAACAGCATTAGTAATGCTTTTTATAGCACCTTCTTCGTCACCATACTTTTTAATCATTTCGTTCTGAATTTTCATCAAGTCTTGACGAGCTTGAACAACTTCATCGTATGGAGTAGAAGAGTCATTTATCTTATCATTAAGTTCCTGAATTTTATCCTTGTAATTAGAAATATCCGTTTCTGTATTTTTAAATTCAGCACCTAAATCTTGTGCTTTTTCTGCTAATCTATCTGAACTTGTGATTAATTCACTTATAATAGAAATAACTTCTGAAATAGCAAAAGTAATTGCCATACTTCCGACAGCAGCAACAACAGTTTTAAAAGCCGTACCTGCTGCTTTAGCACCACGTTGAAAGAGTGTCATACTCTCTGTAGACTGCTTCATATGAGCAGTAAATGCTTCTGAAATATCTCCTGAACCATCCCATGTTCTTAGGAAGTTTTTAAGTTCTGAGTCAGTAACCTTAAATTCCTTACATAGGTCATCAAATACATTATTACTTACCTTTGACCATTCGTTTAATGGAATTCCTTTGGCATTTGCTAATTCAAAAAATTCTTTTATCTCTTTTTTTACAGGTGAAATTTTCCCAATTAAACCATCAAATATAGTAGAAAAACTATTACTATCAGAATTATATTGTACTGCCATAATAATTCTGATATAATATCCTTAAATAAAACACTTCTGATATTTTAAAAAAGGAGGACGATATATATGAATATGATGTTTTGTTCTGATTGTGATAAAAATGGTACAAATCAAATGTATCAATTAGTGGGAAATGTCAGAAAAAATTTTTATAAAGGTTTCATATATCCTTTTGAAATAAAAGATAAAGACATATCAATCTGTCCTTATTGTAAAAATAAATTAGCAGATACTTCTATTTCAGAAAATGAATTTAATCTTATTGACGATGTTTCCGATTCAGACCGCCAATTTCTTGAAGCAATGATTGACCTCAAAAAGAAAGATCCGATTGAATACCAACTGAAATTATCTCAATTCAAAACTCAATTACAACAGCAAGAGAGTAGTAAAAGAATAGAAGAAGATAACAAACCCAAGTGCCCTACTTGTGGTTCAACAAATATTGAAAAAATATCACTTGGAAAGAAAGCTGTTGGTGGAGCTTTGTTTGGATTATTTAGTTCAGATGTAAGAAAGACTATGCACTGTAAAAATTGTGGCTTTAAGTGGTGATGGGAGAGAAGAGTAGTGAGAAATTACTACTCTTTTTGTTTGTATTGAAAAAGAGAAACACCTAAACATACGTTCAGCATATACCAGAACAGCTAAAATAAAGAGCAGGTGATGTACACACCTGCTCAATTTATATGAAATATATCTATTTATAAAGCGAAAAAACACTCCATATCTGGAATGTTCTTCTACCAAAACATCATGGTGGACGACACCCAAGAGTCGCCTTACATCCTCATGCACCGTATAGATGAATTACTTGGTAAAACAAATATATCATATGGCATATTATATGTCAAGTACATTTTATATTATTCATCTAAAGTTAATTTTGTGTCGTGGTTAGTTGAAAAATCAAAAATTCTTCCACCACAAACATGAGTCAAAAGATTTTTTACATTTGAAATACTTTCTTTATCATGTTTTTCTATATTTCTATAAAATGTATTTGAAACAAAATCTATAAACTGTAATAATGAATGATTCTTAGAATCTGCATATTTTACATCAAAATGATTACATAACGGATTGAAAATCGTAAAATGTTGCTCTAAGTATTCGTCTAATGTATATTTAGCATCTGTTGCAATATTTTGTTCATCTAAAATAATATACATATCTCGCGTGTCATTTGCATATTTACTAGATGTTCTATATAAATTATCAAAAAACAACTGTAAAATATAGTTAAAGGTTCTTGGATGATTTTCTATAAATTTATCAGTAGTATATGTGTTATCCAAAACTATAATGCCTAATTCAAAATCACCATTGCATTTATTTAAAATTAAATCATATATAGGTTTCTTTTTCTTTTCACTTACTTCAGAACCTTTTATTTCACCATTTTTCGATAATATATTAGCATATTTCTTTTTCTTAATTAAGTCAGAAATACCGCGTCTAAATTGCGTCTTTAGTTTCTTTGAATTTCTTGTGAATAGTACAGCAATAATAAAATATTTATTATGAGATATATCAGTTTTAGTTATACTTCCAGATTCATCAACAAAAACAGATAAATTAAATTTTTCTTTATCCATAATACATACATTCCACCAATCATTAGTATTTAATATTACCATTATATACCAATAATCGACGAAATACTATTCAGAACGTATGTTTACAAACGAACATGAAAGAAGAGTAGCCACCGACTACTCTTTATCTTTTACTCTGCTTTATTCAACATTGTTTTTAATTCATCAAAGCTCAGCCCTTTTTCCTGAATCAGCTCGTCTAACTCAGAAAGTCTCTGCTGATGAATCTGCAATTCAAGCTCTTTCTTTGTTGCCTTTAATTCTGTAAGAGTAGCTTCTGTTGCTTCAATTTCTGCTGTTACTTTTGTCAACTGCTCGTCTAATGTAAGTTTCTTTTTACCTCTTGCCATAATGATTGACCTCCTATGTTTTATAAGAAAATCATAACATTAGACAAGAAATATTGCAATATATATTATATATAATTCGTTGTAATCGACATTTTTTGAAAATTATATTACATGTTTTCAGAAGTCATCATAATATAATTTTAACGCATTTTGTTTGTTTTCACAAATCGGGACTGTATATCTAAGCAGAAGAGTATTAGTCTACAAATCTGCCTACCCTTGCCAGCCTCTGAACCGTTAACATTCTTGTGCGTCACTACAAGACAACTATCGTAACATACGACTTAGTTAACGATTGCTTTCGGTTATTTTTAACCTACCTATTGACCGCCCATTGTAGTAGAGGAATATATTTCAATATTCATACTGTATGACTTAACATACTATGTTGTTCTAACCAATTTTCATGGGTACAACATCCAACAATTTGTTTTGCTATTAACACCATATTATCTTTGTTTCCTTGATAATTGTGGTTTGTTGGCTTTAGGGTTTCCCAGCATTATTCGGGATTTTATTTATTGTGCTTAAACACAAAAGGTCTTTGCTATCGCTTCGTTAATTGAAAGACATTGTTTTCAATCTTAAAACGATGGGCGCAGTACATTTTCACCATGACCTGTTATTGACTGGACTAATCCTACAAGTGTTCCAATTGTACCAAATGAACCAAGTGAGTTTAATCCATCACTAAGACTTGTAACTACTTTTAAGAGTCCATCTAATAAATTAACTCCTGTTTTTAATCCGTCTGAATTTACGATATTTTGTACGAATGAAGTCCAATCGTTACTCAATTTTTCAAGTGAACCTGAAAGATTATTGGCTGATTTCTCTGCCTCTTGAAGTGCTGAACCTGAACCTTGAGAATATAAAGACTCCATTTTCTCGAAGGATGACCAGTCGCTCAGAATTGCGGAAAGTGTATTAGCGTGCCATTTTCCACCAATATCACTAAGAATATTTGCTCTACGAGTATCTCCTTCTGGAAGTTCGTTAAACGCTTTAGATAATTCTTTCAATAATTCAATTGGTGTTTTTAATTTCTCTGCACCATTAACCATTTTGGTCATTGAAATTCCAACAGCTTCAAATGCCTTTCGAATCGGATCACTTGTAGTATCTTGTAAATTAATAAATAAAGACTTTAAAGCGTTACCAGTTTCAGAACCAGACTCTCTTGTTTTTGCGGTTGCAACAGCAATGAGAGAAGATAGTTCATTAATTTTTACACCGTATTGTGAAGCAATAGAGGCTGCCTCAGAAGTAGCAGATGCCATATCAGACATTGATACTGCTGCATTATTAGTGATATAGTTTTGTCCATCAAGAACATCATTTAAATCTTTGACATTTCCTTTTAAATCATATGCTGCACTTGTTGCAATCAAATAGTCATTTGACATTTCAGCAGTCATATCACCAGCAGACTGTGCAAGTATTGATAACTCTGACATCTCTGACGCATTCTCAAAACCAGCACGATACATTTCTTGAACACCTGTTAAATAATCAGATGCACTTTTTCCGTATTCACTGGCAGAATCAAAGGCTGAATTGCCAAGTTCTTTTAATTGAGAAGACGTTAAATTAGATGTTTTACTGATTTCAGTTAGGATATCATCAAGTTCTTTTAATTCGCTAATTGCGTCTTTGAACTTGCCCACACTTAACATAACTGCTGAACTAATAGAAATCCACTGAGAAAAACTCGTTACCGCTTGTGCTATTTGATCTTTAAGGTTTTTTCCCAATTTACCAAGTCCACGTTGAGTAATCTTGATTTTCTCAAATTCGTCACTTATTTGATTTAATCTATTAATAGGTATCTCACCAGAATTTAATTCTTGATAATACTTTTCAAGCTGTTCTTTTGCATCTCTCGCGGCTTTTGTATTCTTTTGTAACCACTCTTGGATATTATTCGATAATCTTAATTGTTTATTGGGATTATATATTTGATCCAACTGTGTTTTTAATTGAGCTACCTCATTCTGAGATTTTTTTAGTTCTAAATTAAATGTCTTTTCTTTTTCAACCAATTGATCATCACTAACAGAATTTAATTCATTAAGTGCTTTTTTAACAGCACTCATTTTAGAATTTACTTCATCAGTAGAAAGTCCTAATTTTGTAAAGGAGTTTTCAAGCCTAGCGACTTTAGCATCATAATCACCAATATCTATAGCCTCTTTAATAGATTTAATAGAAGATAAGTTATCAGCTTCAATCTTGGTCTGTTTCAAAGAGTTCTGTGTCTCTTGTAACACACTGTTCACTTTTTCAAACTGATTTACTATCTCATTACCACTTGCACCATTACTCATCATATTTTGCAAAGTAGCATATTCAGTCCTAACCGCTTCCATTTTAGAATTTACTTCATCAGTAGAAAGTCCTAATTTTGTAAAGGAGTTTTCAAGATTTGCAATAGAGGTAGTAGTGTTTCCAAACTGCCCCATAGAACTCTCAATAGATTTGAGTTTTTCTGCATACTGTACCGCAGTTTCAAGTACCTTTACATCACCAGTCTGTACAAGTCCTGCTTGCGTTTTGCCGTTTCCTTGTATCTTTTCACGTTGCATATTGAACTGCTTTAAAGCACCTTCGGCGTCACGCACTGTAAGAGTGAGTTTTTGTATCTTACCGCTTGCTTCTTCAACACCAGTAACCTTTACATCAGACCAACCATTAGCATTAGCGAGTCGGTTTATCTCTACCATCTGCTTTTCAATTGTATTATGAACCTTACTCATATAAGCTATATTATTGGCTTTTAAGTCACTTGTATTAAATACTTGTGTAGAAGCAACATTAGACTGTTCCTTTTTAAGAGTCTTAATCTTTGATGTTACTGTATCAATTGATTCTGCCCACTGTTTATAAGCCTTTGACCAATTTTCAGTACGTCCTTCATTAGCTTCAATATCCTTGACTTTCTGCAATGCTTTTGCACACTGATTAAGTTCTTTTGATAAATCCTTTGGTGTATTATCAAGTCCTTTCAGCTCTGCATGTAATCCCTTAATAGTCTCTTCACCATTTGCAATTTTAGATACTGCTCGATCAATAGGACTAAGCTGTTTACTAAAATTCTGTGTAATCTTGGCAGCTTCCGTATTAAGTGAATTAAATGCACTCTTGACTTCATTGACTGTACTTGCACCTGTTTTCAGTCCTGCAAGTTTAGTCTCAAAATCTTTTAATGGTGTATCAAGACCACTAAGTATTTCAGCATTTGTTGACTTGAATTTAGCAATCTCTGTTGTATAATCAGAGAATGCTTCTTCAATAGCGTCTATCTGCTTAATAGCTCCTGAATCATTGAGATGAGAGCTTGTGTTCTCAAAATATGTATCAGTAACATTCCCATTGTTATCTGTTACTTGTCTAAAAGCATAGTTAAGAGACTCTACTTCACCAGTCGCACGTTTTACATTCAGTGTAAAAGTTCGCATCATACCATCATTGTCAAAATGTTGAGTTGTGGCAATTACAGCTTTTTCATTTTGCAATAACTGACTAAGTTGATTTTTTGCGTCTCCAATATCACTTGCTTCTTTTGGCATATTACCAATAACTGATGTATTAGAAGTAACTGCTTGAATTACACTGCCTGTCTGTTGATATGCCTGCTGTTGTTTCTGCTGATTAGCAACGACAGCGTTAGTGGCATTATTAGATGCTTGTGCCATCTGATTTTGTAGATTAGCTTGTTCTGTCTTAAGTATTTCAATCCTTTGAGAGAGCTTTTCCAACATCTCAAGCCATGCGTTTAAGTATGTGGTAGTCGCACCTGTTCTTTGAGCAGGCATCAAATTACTATCACCATACATAGCTTCTTTGGCTATTTTAAGTTCATTTACAACCGCGTTTATCTGACCACCAAACGAATCAATACCTTGAAAACTAGGCTTGATATTAAATAACTCACTCCAAATCTCATCGAGTTTTGTTGAGCCATTCTCTACTGTTGTAAATGTAACACCTAAGTTTCTGAACTGATTATTAAGCTCACGTATTGACATTCCAGTGTTTTGTATTGCTTCGGCTTTGTCACCTACAAAGATTTTCTTTCCTTGAAAATAATCAAGTAAGTCCATCTGCTCTTTGAAGCCACTTAAATCTCTTGTAGTTCCAAACTTATTAAGTACATCAGAAAGATTGCTTATCTTCTGTGTAATGCCTTCCCATGCACTGTCAGAGTTAGTTTTTAATGCTTCACGAGCTAGTTTGTTAATTTCTGCTGTTAGAGACTGTACGTCCTTTGTTACTGACGGATCAATCTTTGCTCTATTGAGATTAAAGTTCTTGAATATATCAGCGTTGTTTAATTTTTGTACTGAAAATGAAGAAAATATATTCTGAATATCTTGTTTGACATGATTAAGATTTGCCTGTAGACTCTGATTGATAGAATTGCCGAGCTGATTACCTATCTGCTGACCTGTTTTCTGTGCAGATTGTGTAGCTCCGTTTGTATTGATATTTCCCAGATTAATATTTACTTTGCTAAATGCAGTATTAAACTGAGAAATCATATTATTAATTGCGGTCTGGTCTACTTTGACATTGTTTATTGTAAATTGTGTTGCATTCAACTGTTGTGTTAGTTTTGAGACGACATCTTTTCCAAGCTGTGCTTGAACTTCAACAGTATTTAATTGCTTTTTTAATGCATCAATGTCTGAATTTAATTGCTGCTTAGACTGATTCGCATCTAATTTACCAACTAAACCTATCTGGAAATCATTTGTTCCCATTTTATATTCTCCTTTCTGGGTTTATTTTCATCTAAAAAAATAACACCCCAAAAGGAGTGTTTAAGAATAGGAGAGTAAGCTTTGATACTTACAATCCTCATTTTATAATCGGTATTCCGACTTTTATACAATTTTGTTTAAAAAGCTCAATAATACCTTCTTCTCTACCTAACTCGGATAAAGCTTCATCCCAATAATCATGTTCACCAGGAACTAACCCACCGTGACTATGGTCATTCATCCATTTTAATACTTGTAATCCAGTAGCTTTATTATATGAATTATTACGATGCCCCCTAACATATCCTCCACGATATTTGAAAGATAAATACGAATCAGGGTATCCAACAGTAAATGAATAATCGTTACCATTTTTTTCTATATGAGAAGCAGTTAATTCTTCAAGAAGCTGCCCTGTTCTTTGATAGTATACTGGTTCAGTAGGATCTAGTTCATTATTAAAAACTGGCTCATTATAATATTCTATAATTTTTTCTGATACCACTTTGAAGATTTTGTCTTCTGTTAATTTCATCGCTTGTATGATACGAGAAGAAAGTATTTTTTCTAAATCGTCAATATTCTTTATCATTTATCTATTTTCTTTTAATGAATTATTGGCAGTAGTTGTTGTCTTTAATATAGTGATAAATTCATCAACTGATTTCTGTAACTCCTTTGCATCATCTGTATGTGAAAGAGTAAGTAATAGTTTGCCAAACCCATTAATATAATCACTCTTGTTAATTACTAAATCAGATAATTTGGCAACACCAATCTGCTTTAATAATTTAAGTCTCTTTTTGTACTGTAAATAATTTGTAATCTTTTTAATCATTATAAATGCTCCTTATATAGTAGTATGTTTACAAAATCCACCTGTTTTATCTATTCCTACTCCACAAACAAGTGAACTAATTTCTCTTACCATTTCTTTGCCACACTTAGGACATTTGTGACCTGTTGCAACATATTCCTTAATTGGCATACTTATAGTTTCTTTATTATTGCAATAATTACATACAAAAGGGTAGTTCATGTTCAATTCTCCTTTATCTCATTTAATACCCACTTACATGAAAATACATGGCCGTGAGTGTAAACAGTTAATATATCATTTTGACTATTATATTCAGTCCGTTCTATCTGAGGGCTTTCGTTCATAATTGATATAAACTCATGAGAATTAACAGCCCAGTTATGTTTTATTAGATACTTATGTATCTCATTGTCTGTCATGATTTTGCTTTCTTAGCTTCTTTACGAAGTTTCTTTAAAGTATCAAATTCTATCCATCCACCGTATTTTAAATTACGGCATATAAATGTAAGATTAGCCTCTGGATATTTACACCACATCATTTTCCTTTTAAGTAACGACATAGAATCGGGATTCCCTTTTACATCGAAAACCTGCAAAGTACCATCAGCCCATGTTACATTAAAATCACTTCGATATTTAATTGGTAGAATTGTCTTTCCATTATATTTAAATTTTTCTTGAAGAACATATTCTACTTGACGTTCATATGATAATATTTCTCCACTTTTCATCCTAGGCTCAATGAATTCTTGCAAAAATCTAAGCTCCGTTAGGCTGTCGTAGGTCACGCCTTTATATGTTCGATTTTTCTTACCTTGTTCTGAAATATCTACATGATATTTCGATTTAGCTTTTGCTATTCCCATTCACTTCCTTACATAACAAAAGAGCAGCCTCCGAAGAAACTGCTCTTTCCTTTAATATTAAATTTTAAATGTGATAGGTCGTAATTCCCAATGTGCATTAGGATATTGACATATATTACTTATCACGAAATTATGTACTTCATTCATATTTCCAAAGTTCTTATCAATATGAATTACTTTACCTCCTAATAATTCAAATTCTTCACAGATTACGTTGTAAAATGTTTTCTCCATACCAATCAATTCTCCTTATCTTTTAATACAAAACAAATCGTACAAATCAACATGTAATGCATGAGATAAAGATACTGCATGAGAGAGTAGTATGTCAGAAGTATATCCGTTTTCAAGATTAGATATAGCAGTTGCTGACAATCCTGTACGTCTCGCAAGTTCTGATATTGACATATTCTGTTGATACCTATATCTGCCTATTTCATTCTTCATGTATTTAGTCTGTGTATAATCTGTTTTTCTATACATATATAATAAGGAAGAAATTTATAAGTTGAATTACTGAATTTTATGGTATAATAAAAGTATTAGGGTTCATCCTTAATTGGTAACGACATTACTTCTGGCTTTAATTTATCATGATAGATATCATCGCCCCAGCGGCTTCGTAAATTTTCCCTAACTCCGTAAAAGTTTTTAATCCAGAATTGTCAACATAACCTTTTTCAGAAAATTTAGCATGTAATCCATATAACTGATTTCTTAATGTCGCAACTGTCCGCTCTTTATCAGCTCTTTCTTTTTCAGTTAATTGACATTTTATATCATCTATACCCTTTGACATTTTAGATATTTCTTTGTATTGCCAATTATCATGTTTTTCTAAAGTGGTTATTCTGTCTTCAATTGTTTTTTTATCTTCTTCAAATCCAAATTTTATCCTAAAAGTCTTTTTTATCTTTCCGAATAAAAAAATAATTTTATCAACTCCTAAGATTATAATAAACACGTCCAAGATAACAGTTGGAAAATCTAAATTCATTAATGCTTTTATTTCGTCCATTTCATATTACACCATCTGAGCCTTTCCTATATTAACTTAAGAAATTCAGATGCTGTAATTTTAAGACCATCATCTCCAAACTTCTGTCTTGAAGCTCTTACAAGACCATTACCATATTTGCCAGGACATTCTACACCATTTGGATTAATACCATTAAGATACATAAGTATCTCAGCCGCAGTTACCATATACTGTCTTTCTCCCTTTTTAACATAATGAGAGCCAAGAGCTGCCTTAGACTTGCGACCAAATATTCCATCTTCCCCGATGCCCTTTTTATAATCAAGGTTGATAGCATGTTGTAAAACTCTAGCTTTCATTCTGTTGGTTTCTTTTCCGACAAGTCCATCAACAGCAATTGTATGTCCTGTAAAATTAATAGCGTGTTGCTGTCCTAATCTTACGAGTGAATTTCCACTTGGCTTTGACTGAGTAGAAGTAGATGGCTTTGGAGTAGAAGTAGAAGCTTTCGAACCATTTGTAATATTAGTACATACATGACTTCCATCCTTAAGAATCAAATCTCCTCTAAGTAAATATGCATCACTTGTTAAATATTTTGAATCTGTAAGTATCGTTGCGCCAACTGCTTTACAAGCTGCACGAAGAGTAGAAGTAGTATTGGATTTATTGAAATTCTTTAATGTTGAAATTCCAAGTTTATAACCAGCCGCTATAATATTTGCTGAAACACCTGCTGAACAATCAGCTTCACAAGCTATTGTAATTTTACTTGCGTCCCAGTTACTAGCTTTAAGATGATTGTAATATGAGAGACGCGCATTCTGGTCATATCCAATTAAATTGTTCTTAGCTGCCTTTTCTGCATTAAGAGCTAACTGCTCACGCACATTCGCAGGAAATCTGATTACACATTTCCAATTATGATTATACCAAGAACGAATATACCATTCAGTACCACTCTGGTCGCCAGCTTTTCCACCAGAATAACGACCTCGTTCATCCTTTCCACAATTTGAAATCATAGTGATTCCTCCTTCCTAATTTTCTACAATAAAAAAGAGACTCTTTAAGTCTCTAAATCATTTATCATATTTTATTTTTCATGTTTAAGATCATACAATGAGGTTGTAATGAGTGAATCTAAATAATCCTCGAAATCACTATTAGCCTCTTTGAGACATTTATATACTGACTGATTAAGTGCCTGAATTGCTTTCTGTTTTGCAATTTCTTTTACTTCATTCATTTTATCCTTAGTCCATGCGTCAGTGCCCTTTATGTCTTTGACCTCTGTTTCATATACTGACTTGACAGCATTTTTAACTTCTCTATAAAGAATCAAGGCATACTTATCAAGTTTCTTTGTTTTCAGATATTTATAAATCTGTGTCCCGATCGGAACTAAAATTACTGTCCAAATAGCAGAGAGCAGTGTCATCCAATCTAAGCTTCCTAAAAACTCATTCATCAGTTAATCCTCCTTCATTGGTCTATTTTTCATCCATTCCTCATAACATTTTTTAGTTTCACCTTTATGAAAGAAACAACATATATGACCTGGATTGTGTTCACTTTCTTGTGTCCATTTAGGCTGAACATGCCATTTTGATGTATAATATATTATTTGTGATAGTTGAGTAATAGGAATGATATTATCTTTTCCATAGCACTCATATACTTCTTCTAATGAAGAAAAAATTTTGTTAATCTTAATCACCACCTTATAGCGTAAAAAATAGGGATAGCAAACTAATATTGTAGTTACGCTATCCCTAAAGGTATAATGATTAAAATTAACTACAATATATTATTACTATTTTGAATTAATAGCAGATTTCACTATTTTTTCATTTTTAGCTTTTACTGTTATTTTAAGTGAATCTTTATATTCCTTTTCAGAAACAGCAAAATATTTATTATCTGCATATTTGATATACACAACTTTTGTTCCATCAGGAATATTTAAAGTCATCTGTATTTCTTTTCCACTAAAGTTAAATACAACAATATTGAGGAACTTATTGTGATATATAACGTTACATTTCTGTATCATTTTTATTTCCTCCAAAAAATAGAAGAGTGCTAATTTAATAACACTCTTCCAAAATTTAATTACTCCTCAATAAGAATCAGGTCAAGGATATTATCATCCTGATCAGCCATCATATCACATGTAATTGTAATACTAGCTGGATCTCCATTATTAGAGTATGATAAGCTAATATTAGACTGTGGAGCAACCTTATATGCAACAAGATGATATGGAAGTACCTCATCATCCTCAGTCTTCATAATAGTATCACCATAAACAATAAAGTTCTTAGGAAAGGTAGTAGACTTGATATTAATTCTCTCAACCTTATCTGTGAGTTCCTTCATATAGTAAACAATTACTTTATCACCTGTCTTAGCAGCTGTGATAGTAACTGTCTTATCTGATACAGTAGTTGTAAGTGGTGTACCGCAATCATCGTCTACCTTAAATGCAACTACTGAACCTGTTACTGGTATTGCAGAAAGAGTAACAGTAGTAGCAGTATCGCCTGATACTGTAAGTTCCTCTCTACCCATAAACTTAGCTGTCTTAGATACCTCACCACCAGTAACTAACTGCCATAACTTAACAGTCTGAATCTGTGTTTCAATTGTAAGAGTACCACCTTTCTCTCCACTGAAAGAAACTCTCTTTGGATGTCCTTTACCACCATACGCATAAGTATTCTCACCTGTAAGCTCAGTAGTGGTAACATTCGCAAAGTCTAAATTTAAGAAAGGTTTCTTTGTAGAATAATCTACAAAAATAAGGTCACAAACCTCTCTGTTTGCCATATTCTTATTTGCCATTTGTTTTTCCTCCTAATTATTTTTGGTTTTTATGTAACAAAAAAGACCTTATAAAAGGTCTTAATTTTCACTATCAATTCTTTTTATCCAATCATTTGCATTAAACTGTTTTTGTTCATCACCCCAAACAGAAACACTTCTTGAGGTCATACCATATATATTATCATTCATCAATCTGGTAAAAGTGTCCCATAATTGATTGACTGTTAGTCCCCATATATTTAATATATTTAAATTTGAGTGTCTGTTTGCCACAACAGATACAAGATTATCAAGTTCAAAGTCTTTCCTTGACTTATCTTTTTCTGCCATTTTCTTTCGACCAGCTTTAATTTTTTCCATAATAGCTTTTGCTTTATTACTTTTAATATTATCAGTGTCTTCTTCGATATGTATATTACTTAATTGAAGAATTATATCAATAACATCACTCCATGTAGTTTGATTAATAGCACCGATTAACGAAATTTCGTCATCTTTTGTAACTGATATAAAAAACATTTTTTTATCTTCATTCCACGATACATCTTCTACAAAGTAAAAATTAAAGATTTCTTCTAATGTTTTAATTAAGTTATTATCTACCTGACATATATCAAATAAAGTAATATTATTATTTAAATGTAACCTCGTTTCATACCATTGTTTAAGCGAAGGGTTTATAACATTACAATACATTTCTGGCGAAATCAATAAAAAGTTCAAGTAGGATTGATACGTTTGATAACCTAAATCCCATATTTTTTTTAATTTTGGCGATTGAATATTGCCTATATTTGTTTTAATTGGAAAAGGTGATATAAGTTCAAAATATTTTAATTTCAAATAGTACACCTACTTTCCATATTTGAAATCAGCTATTGTATAAATTAGTTGTCTACCATAAGTTATTTTATTTGGGTAAACGTAACTCACTGAGTCTAAATGCAACTTACCAATTCCAAAATCATCTGAATCACGTAATGTTTCTTCTACCATATCAGCTAATATATCAACTCTATCATCGCTGCCATGATAACCCTTTTTAGTATAGCCTGATACTTGCATAATATCTTTATGACAAAAACACCATATACAAATAGTTACATCCTTAATTGTTGCCGTTGGTATTCTCGGTATATTTACCTCATAACATATATATGATTTTGTCTCAATCTGTGTTTCATCTACATAAAGATAAGGAAATATCTGTTGATAAACTACATGATTTTTTTGTTGCAGAGTATAATTTTTACCTAGTAATAATTCCATAATGTCAGAATTTTTAAGAAGGGCATTAGTAATTGCAGATTTGCATTTTCCAATATCTTTTAATATTTGTGCCATTAATATCCCTCCATAATATTGATTATTTTATCAGCCAATACAGAATTATCTTTATCAAGAATCTTTAAAATAAAGGTTTCATCTATTAAGGAATCGTCAGTTATTAATAGCTGAATACTATTATTTTTAATGACTTTATTCAAATTAAAATCTGCTTCAATATTCCACGTATAATCTAAATAATCAATAGATTCATCATTCTTATCTTTGAATGTTACGTTCCAAATATTTTCTTGATTAATATGTATAAAATCATCACCAATAATTTGAGCTTGTATATCATTTTCGGAATCATCATTATTATTAGTAAATTTAGATACATAATTACAAATCCATACTTCATTTCCATCATCCAATTGAACTTTTTTATCAGTACTTGGATTGAAAACATTAAATGAAAATGTAAGCAATATTAAACCACCTTTACCAATATCTTGATAATCATATAACGAAACTTTTCGATTAGTTAGTTCATATACATCGGGCGATACTGAGTCCTGAAAATCACATACAAATCGCATTCCTCTTGTTAGTTTTTTGGTATCTTCATCAATAGAAATATATACGCCATATTGGTTATCACCAAATGTTACTGTATTATTACTTGATTCACCATTTGAATATTTAGTAAAATCTTCTATATAAACATGTTTACTAACAATTTTGCCTTCTGCATTTTGCCAATATAATATCTGATTACATTCAGTCATCGTTCCTTGAGTTCTAATACTTTTATTTGTATCAACTTCTTTAATAATCCAGTATGAATTCTGCCAGAACACAATTTGTCCGATCTTGAAACTTTCATCAGGACGTGATTTTATTTTTTTTGTATATTCATCATTAGTTTCTATGATAGTTAAATCCTGTCTTACATCATCTATTAAAACAGTATAAGCATCTAATGGTTTGGTAAAATCTCTATTTAAGTCATTTTTTACAATATTCCTTTGGACTTCTTGATAGGATTTTGTGCCATATGCATTCTGAATTTTTCGGTAATAATCTATATCTATCATAATTATCACCTCTATTCTTCATACTGTGCATAATTTATCATTTTTCGTTTGCCAGTTTTTCTATCTCTACTATTGTATTGAGACATTGCAACTTCATTGTTATACTTCAAAGTATTATACATATCCATGAATGTTTTTCTTTCATTTGATGGAGCATATAATGCTTTAATATCTGTAGAACTGAGAATATTAATCATTGATTTTAATGTAGCAATATCTCTTGATATATATACTTCATACATTAAATCAGCGAGTAAATTAATTTCCTCATTCGTAAGATCTTCGCTTATCATTTCCACCTCATCATCCAATTCAAGGTCAAAATCTAATGTGCAATTTCTTTTTAAAATAGAGACAGCTTCATTGAGATAATTTTTTGCACGTTTCTTTGCAATTTCCAATGCTTCATCGGCAGTTATTTTATAATAACTGAAAAAATTGGCATCTTCTTCAATTCTATTAAAGAACGGTACATATAATTGTTCATAAGATGTCATAATAAGCCTCCATATATTTTATTTAGTTGTCTTGGCAGGTCTACCAGGTTTCTTTTTAACAACTGATTTTTCAGACTCTACAGCATTTTCATTTACTTTCTTCTGTGAAGCTAAAAACTTAGCCATCATCGCCTGCATTTCATTTAACTGATTCTGTAAAACTTCATTTTGTTTCTTTAATCCATCTACTTCATCAGTAGAGACACTAGATACTGCATCTCTTGCCTTTATAACAATCTGTGTATTTCTAATACCATTTCTTAACTCATTACCACGAGCCTCAATTATCTTTTCTACTCTAAGAGAGATGTCGTCATTAGTTGTATTCTTTAACCTAATAAATACACCACGAATCCTATCGAAAATACCACTATCTTTAACACTTACAAGTTTTGTGAGTCCTTCCATTGTTGGATGTAAAATGATATTTTCAATCTGTTTGATAGTAAGTAGACTTTCCCAATTAGGGATTCTTAAATAGTCCTCATACATTTCTTTCTCTATATCTTCTGGAAATCTCAATATGCCTGACTTGAAAGCCATAGAATTAGCATTTGCATATAAAATCTCATCTAAAGTAAGAGGTAATATTGTTGGATTATCACTATCAATTGCAGGTTCAATAGCATAACTATCATGTTTTGTTGATATTACAACGGTACTTGAGTTATAATTTAATACATTAATCGTTTTCATATCTTTAATCATGTTCAATCATCCTTTTCTTAAAAATAGGAGAGGATAGCACCTCTCCTAAAAATATTTGTTTTATTTTGCCATTGTAATCTTAGCAAGTTTATCAATATCGGTAATGCAATAACCATACTCGAAGCCTGTAAGCTTAACACTTACTTTCTCCTCATTGTTATCCAGTGTCTCATATACACGAATATCACCTTTCTGATCAACAGTACCAATCTTACCAGCAATTCCGAAAATCTTCTTGTCTGGAAGAAGTTTCTCACCAGAAACAAGCTTCTTTGCACCAGAAATAGATGCAATATTAATTCCATCGTTAAACTTAACAAGACCATAACGGTTGAAGTCATTCTTCATATTCTCTGAGAGATACTGTGTAGCACCAGACATTCTACCAAGAGCCTGTGCATACTTTGAAAGAGATACTGCAACTGGTGAAGAATCTCTGTCAAGAAGATAGAGACTAAAAGCATCCCATGAAGTAAGAGTAGGAGCTGCACCTGTCTCTTTAATATCCTGCTCACCACCAGTAATTGCATTATCTACTGCTGTGAAAATATCATAGAACTGCTTATTTCTAAGTGCCTCAACAGCATAGTTTGTAAGTAATGCCACTGACTTGAATCCATTTCTTCTCATCTCAATGTACGGAAGCTCAAACTCAGCCTGTGCATGTTTCCATGTTGGCTTCAGTGACTCAAAGTCGATGTAAGACTTATCAACATTACCACCGATAACTGCATCATATGCTTCAATAGTATTCTTTGGTGTCTTATCTACCATATAGTCATCAAACTCGCCAACTGTACCTCTATCGAAAATAGAATCAAGTAATTCATCAGGCGCATTGTATACTTCATCTGTTACTGTACGTCTAATGAATGAGGCGATTTCACAATCCTTGTCATTTCCATTAGTTGCGATCTCTTTTACCCAAGCATCGCAAACATCTGATACCTCTTTCTCCTCAGCAGAAAGATTTCTATTGTATGTAATTTTCTGAGCGATGTCAAACATCTGACCATCTTTGTTCATTAATTCAGCAATTTCTGTCTTTAACATTTTATTTCCTCCGTAATTATTTTTAGGCATAAAAATAACAGCCTTATATAGACTGTTAAAATGCCAATATATTTAGTTAATTAGATTTACTCTACGACCTCAATAACATCTAACTGATGTCTATCAATCTTTTTCTTTCCACGATATACAAAACGTGTAGCTGTCTCAGACTTAGCAAACTTACCATCTGTACCAACTGCAAGATAATCGCCAACAGCAGCACCCTCTGTAATCTGATCTGTTGCATATCTCTCAGCCTTCTCAGGTGATACAAGCTTAACACCCTCACCAGCCTTGATATTCATGAACATATCCTCATAATCTGAAAACTCGCCAAGTCCTGCGTAGATTCCTTCAGCTCTTTTTTCTTTTGTTACAAAGAACACACCCTTATCAGTAGCTTCACCAGGGAATTTTACTTCATTCTTTGTATAATCTTTTACAACACCCATACCAACTACCATTGCAGAAGCAGCAGTGTTCATAGCGTCATAAACTTTACCTGTCTTTGTCTGTAATTCTCTTAACATAGTTAAATTTTCCTCCTTTAATTTCTGCCTAAATAGCTATTCATAATTGACTTTACATCAATTTCTTCATCTTCTAAACCATTAAGATTTGTAGATGCTGTTTCTGTTGTATCAGTCTTTGTCTCTGTTTCTGATACTTCCGTAGATACTTCACTAAGAGAAGCGATATATCTATCTGCAAGAACTGCTTTAAGAGATTTATCATCAAGGTTGTCTACATATCCCTTTAACTCCTCAGAACTTTCAATTTCTTCTTTTGTGATAAGTCCTGATTTTGTAATTGATGATACGAGTTTTTCCTTTTTATCATTTAACTCATTGGCAATTCTTTCCTGTTCTGCCTGCTCAAATTTTTCCTTAAATGGTGTAAGTTCACTGATAGAAGTTTTTAAATTTGTAATTTCCTCGCCAGCTTTGATAATTGCCTCATCCTTTGAAGCAATGGTTGATTCCATTTCAGCAATCTTTGTATTTACCTCAGAAATACCAACTGAAAGTCTTACATTTTCTGGCTCTGAAAGGGTAACAGTATCATTCTCAACTGTGTAAGTAAATTTTACTAAATCAAGTTCAGATTCACGATTATCTGTTTCAATCCATACTTCTTTTTCAATTGGGAAATTAAAAGCTATCCAACACCATGTTCCTAATTTCTGTTTAGCAGCTTCACGAATCTTACGTCTTAAATCATCTTCTGTAAGCTGTGAAATTTCTGTCTCATTTGATTTCTCAGAATTAGTATTAGTCTCAGTAGAAGTTTCTGTATCCTTCTCTGTTGCCGTATTATTAACAGGAGTATCGACAACAGGTGTTTCTACTGTTTCCTCTGCTATCTGAGTCTCTTTCTCATTCTGCAAAATATTTTCCTCCTTTGCCTTATTTTTATCTAAACCATGACTAATTATGTCTTGGGATAGTGCCTCTGCAACTAATAAACTATCGGTATTTATACTAGATAATGAAATTGCTTTTGCATCAACTCCATATGAAGGTGACGCATACTCATACCCAAGTAGGGTATTTGCTAAAAATTCATAATCTGTAACATTTTTTACACCATCTTTAAACTCATATGATGATATAAGTATTTCCCATGAACCATATAATTTTCCTAAAGAAAACAATCTTCTAACAGCAGAAACACAATTTTCATATCTTTTCCATATACGATATTTCGCATAAAGACAAGGAAGATTTTTTATTTCCCCACGTACATCTACATCAGTATTTTTAATATAGACTTCTGTATGTGTACCAATAGATTGAGTACCAAATTGTATATCTCCATTTTCATCTTTATACATTTCATGACCACTGAAAGTTGGCTCGCCAAGTAAATTAGTTCTGTACAAAGCTTGTACTGGCATATTGATTAATGTTTGCGCTTTTTCTTCTGCGCCCTCGGAAGGAAGTAGTACACCATTTGCGTTAGTATCATCATAATAACAAATTCGTGATGTCAGCTCTAAATACGTCTTAGCTTCAGAGATTTCTACAACTTCACTTGCGAGACATATATTCTCTGTATTCACAAAGTAACTCCTTCCCCAAGTAGAATATTTTGTTTTTCAAATAATTCTTCTTGTAATTTTTTTTGTTCTTTTATATTTTCGTCTTCTTTAATATTAAAGACACCGATAACTTTTACATCATCAGTGTCTTTAGAAAAGGAGAGTTGAACCTTATTCATTTTGTTACAACAAGGACATTTAATAATAACATCTTTTATCATTTTGTCTTACCTCGTTCTTTGTCATAACTTTGTTTCGCTTCATTTTTTGAATTGGCAGGTCTACCACCTTTATTATCTACTTTATTATCAATTTCATCAGAATCCGATGAAGAAGTAGTATACGTTGAAGCTCTTGGATAAAATACTTTTGTATCAAAATTTTGCTCATTTTCTCTGATACGTTTTTCCTTCTCATCATTAACGTCCATACCAAGGAGATTAAGAGAAGATTCCATAGAACCACCAAAAATAGTATATAATGTAGTTGCCAAATCTTTCTTCATATCAAAATCAAGAGCTTCGCTATCTATTACCCTAACTTTTGGACAGTATTCATAAGATAATCCATTATCCGCAAGAACTTGTTTATACCATTTGAGTAATATATCTTCTAATTGTTCAGAAATAGTATTTATTGTTCTGAGCAACTGAGTAACAGAAATACTTGCCGTATTTACAGATTGACTACCTGAATCCATTAAAAATCCAATACCAAGTGCTGCTAAAACACGAGTACGATAATTATTTACTGTATTTATATCAGTAAGTTCAATTTTAGGTTCTACATAAACTATTTTTTCAACAGTTGGGGGAGTAGTAACAACTACAGTTGGTTGTTTCCATGCGCTCATAAAATTCTCATGAGCAAAACTCATATCATCAAATCCTTTTTTATTATAGTCTTGTCCCATAACTTCTTTCCTAAGAACCTGATGTATAATCTTTTTCGCTTTTGCTTTACTGTTAACTCGGTCAGCGTTATCAAAAGTACTTAACATATTTAAGTCTTTAAAAGCCCTAAATATAGGTGTCAATCCATATTGTCTATTGAGATTATTAATACGCATAACACCAGTATATCTAATATCTAATTTTGCATATTCTTCTTTATTTATAAAAGCTTCATAAACTTCTTGTGGATAATTTGCTTTTACTTCTTCTTCTATATTTTTGAAAAATAGTGCTTTATTCTTTTTGTTTTTTCGATATACTTTTTGCAGACGTGAACGAAGTTCTCTAATATTGAATAATATTACAGGATCACCATTTACATCATATGGCGAGATTTCACATACTCCAAGAGGGTAGAAATCAACTTTATATTTATTATTTTCATGTCTTAAATAACAAATAAAAGTTCCTTCTGTGAAAGTAGTTGGTATAGAATTTCTAATTAATCGCCTAATATTAATTGTTTCATTGAACTGATTAATAAAATTCTTTACAGTATCTAACTGTTTTACTTTATTCCTGCCAGATATTTCCTTATCATATGATAATTTATAATCGGTATTAATATTTGTAGTAATACATTCAACTGTTTTTCCAACAATACCATCTTCATTTATTTCTTGACGTACCGCATTATTGATTATTAAAATCTTCTTTAAATCACTTTGCGCACCATCTGCTAATTCATGTATATATTCAGGCGTTAATTTCTCAGACGATGAATTACCATCTTTTAAATATGCTGAATACTTTTGATTAGAAGCATCATAACTTGCGATAGAATTTAGTAACCACTCTTTACTTATTTCTGAAGAAGAAGTAACTATTTCTGTATCATCAATTTTTGAATGAATAAATACTTCATAATCTTCTTTATTTTCTGACATATTTCACCGTCCTTTCTTTTAATATTCTAATGGTGAAGCACATATTGGCGCATAAGAATAATCACTTGTAGGTTTTGACAATAAATCATGTTCCAATTGGTCTATAAAATATGAACCATATGAACAGCTAGTATATCTATCCTTTCGATTATTTCCTTGCTCATGTACTTTAATAACACCTGTTTGTGGGAGTCTTTCATATTGTAATTCTGCACATTCACTTATCATAAGCTGTGTTTGGATAAATGGCATTTCAAATTGAATTTGTGTGCTAACTTCATTTGTAGAAGTGTACTCTTGATTAGAAGATAATATTTCTTCTTTTGCAGTACTTAGATTTACTAGAAAATCAATTTTATTTTCCATAAGATTCTTACGGAATGCTATAGCAATGTCACTATTTAATGTTTGTGTGGCGTTAATAACATATATACATTCTTTGGCATTCGGATCTTGACAAACTTTTGCATAATCCTTATTATTCATACATTTTAATGGAGAGTATTCAATGCCACGTTCCTCATCGTATAACACCTTTTGAAGTGCATATACTATTTGTAATCCACCATTTCTTGCATCTATTACAATGTAATCACTATTAAAATCTTCATATAACTGTCTAATTCGGATTGCTTGAAGGGTAGTATCTCCAATCTGATTAGATTCAAGATATGGGTATTGTCTTCTATAACCTTGCCTAATCTCAACCGTATTATTCTCATCATTATATGTTGTTATTTCAGGTATAGCTCTAATGCAGCTATAAACTGAATTATCATTTTTATCGCCAGCAACGAAAGCAATATCATTTGAAACAACTCTTACTTCATTATCTAATTTAGGAATAGCATATTTATTTTTTTTGTTATTCTTAAAATCAAGAGTTGTACGTGGATAGAATAAATGCTTTAACTTTTGCCTATTCAACAACATTGCATATGTAAAATATGATGATACAGAATCTCTTACCCTTAAATTAAGAAATTCAATTTTCCATGTAATAGGATCTTGTTTTTGCTTTTCTTTTAACATCTGTTTCATGGTTTTTAAATGATGTTTAAGAGTAATACTTTCATCAAATGTTAATAATATTGAACCATTATGTTTCTGCATACCTTTATAGGCTTGGTCTACAATATCCCACATCCAATGTCCATCATCTACCCAAGACGAACTGATATATATATCTACTGGATCTTCTTGTAAAATCTTGTTCTCACCATAAAACTTATCAAGCATATAAGGCTGATTTCTGACCGTCTGGAATGGTGAAATAACAGAGTCTTCGATTTTTTTATCAATCTGTCTAAACTCTTCTCGGCAAATTGCAGTACTTCTAAGACCACGAGCGTTTTCATTCGCTACAAATACTGTGATTTTAGAACCATTTTTAAATTTTACAAAGATATTATTATCACTTGTACTCCATTCTTTTATTTCAGCTTTTAATGGTTTGCTCCATTCACACAACTCATCTATGATTTTGTCCGATACGATAAGTTTCGCCTGCTTTTTCGTAGAACTACCTATACGAAATTTTGTACCAGGATAAAGAATACATCTACAACAAGCATATAAAGCTATAATAAATGATTTTGCATCATTACGACTCGCTATAATACATATGAAGTTAGATACACCCATAAGATATATTGTTAATTGCTGATATAAATACAGATTAAGTTTCAGATAATCTTTAACAAATCTGTGCATATTTCTACGCCAAAAAGTACACCATGCAATCATATGCAAAACATTGTTTGGATTACTTAAATAATGAGTAGAAGGGAACTTTTTGTATAAACTTAATTGGTTTTTATCAGCAGGGTATTGGTTATTCATCTTCTTCACCACCACTATTTTCAGGTACGAAAAATTCCTTATCTCTGGTTTCGCTTCCTGTCATTATATTTTCCATTGGTCTACATACATGACGTTCAAAATAGTCACCAATTTCATCCCAATCTTCAAAAAGAGTTTTATCTTTATAAAATTCTTCTGGCGTATACTGTGAGATAGTAGCAAGAGTGACACCAACAGTTTCATTATTGCTGTTATCCTTTTCCTCAATAGTTTTTAATCCAGCTTGTTTAAAGGTTTTACTGTATTGCTCGGTAAGTTTTACATATTTATCAGAGTCACCATCTTTTAAAGCGTTTGTCTGTAACATCGCTAATGAACACAAGCTTTTTATAAATATTTCCTGATTGGCATCACAATTAGGGTTTTGACGCTTCAACATTTTATAATGGTCATCCATTAATTTATAATCTAATTCAGTAAATCCAACACCCCATCTATCAATAGCAGTATTAGTAACAGATATATCATCTGATTTAGTTTGTGTTTTTGATGTAATAACTTTGTTTTGTTGAGTTTCATAATCATGTTTAATTGTATCTATATAGGTTTTTCTACCATCACAATTTAGATTCTTTTTTGCTGCATAATGAGATATTCTACTTCTATCTCTATGTCCACTATATGTTTCCATAGAAGCAGCAAGAGCATTAAAATCATAATTCCATCCAGCTCTTTGACAAAAATCTTTCATAGCTAATTCTTCATTATTTGAATATAATGCTGTCATTTGCTCTGTATATCTATCAGTACATTCTTTGCACCACGGCAAATAACCATTATTAGCTTGAAATAAAACGTCATTACTTTTTTGAAAATAGCCATTTTGTTTTGAATAGCCTTTTCCACAACAAGTACATTTAAAATTATGCTTTTTTTCATCAAAAGGAGTAGGTGAACGTGGAATATTAAATTCAACATTTGTATCAATAATTGGAGTAGCATTCATGTTTTCAATTATTTTTTCTTTTTTTGAGTTACTTGGTTTTGGCACGAAACCACACCTCCTTTAATGTCAATTTCTTTCCAACATAAAAAAGAGCCACTTCTCATGAAGCGACTCTTCATTCAAAAAATTATCTTTCTCTAAGCTAAATGAAACTATTTTCATTACGACTTTATCAGAATAATCTGCGTAGTTGTTGCCTACGGATAATTTGTTAGGGCGGTAGTAAGTGTTGAGCTTACACACCTAAGTTTCGTATGCATCCAAAAAATAGGTTTTGGCATCAGGTTTACCGCATAGTAGGACGTGCGAGGATCGAACTCGCATCGCAGCCGTGAAAGGGCTGTAACTTCACCATTTGTCCAACGTCCCATAAACGACTCTATTGGGAATCGAACCCAAATCTTCCGATAGACAGTCAGGTATAATTACCTTTATACTATAGAGCCATAACTGACTCGGTGGGGCTTGAACCCACAACTTCTCGATTAACAGTCGAGTGCTCTACCATTGAGCTACGAGTCATTAAAAAATCAGCATAAAGCACTAACTAGCTGATATTGGACTGTACACATCCAGTTATTTAGAATAGAAAGTTAGACAATCCATTCATGCTTACTGATTATTCTCCACATATTTTCAGTCTTTGGAGTAAAGACCAATAGCGATTAGGGAATTAGTGTCAGTTTACGTTGACATAGGTTTTACGCTATTGAATGCCACCATTCAATATGTCTGTAAAGACGCAACCTAATCTTTGTATATATTTTATTATTCTCTGAATTAGACGAAGTGCTAGACAAAAGCTTCATCAGCATCTTCTACAAATCAGAAAGTGATTTTTGTTCTACTTGTTTTATTTCTCCATCAGCAAAATATTTTGCAAATTGTTCATCTGCATCAATATCCTTGTACACGGATACCATATCTAGTGAACTCCAACCGACTAGCATTTGAATTACATCATCAGGAAGACCGCTTCGGGAACAAGAAGTTGTAAAGAAGTGACGAAGACTGTGGAAATAAAAATCTTCTCCTAAATGCTTACTAAATGTATCAGCCCAGCTATCAAGAGTACTTGAATCCATAGGTTCATCTATATATTCTCCATTTACCTTTTTGGGAAATAACCATTCTGATTCAATTCCGTGTTCTTTTCTATAATTCATCCATAAATCAAAATATGGCTTAAACGGTTTTGCAAGTGTATATACCGTCAACATTTTACCCCTAGATCCTCTTCCTTTTGTTTGAATCTTTTCAGGAGTCTTATATAAAGAACCGTATATGATATTTTCATCATCGAAATAAGATACTTTAAATCGTGGTAACTCACTCTTACGTCTGCCACTAAATGCAGCTAATGCTAAAATACAAGCCTTGTCATATTTACCTTTTTCAACCCAATAATCAAGCATTCCCTGTACTTGTTCATCAGATAACACAGTTTTAGTAAATACTTTCTCATTTGCAGGATTTTCAATTTTGCGTATAATTGGTTTAAAGTTCTCATACTCATCGTCCAATATAGCTTCTACATAATTTGAAAGTGATGAAAGAGTAGATTTTACTCTACGCATTCTAGCTGGCGACCATTTATATTCGGTAAGACAAAAACTCTGATAACGAGCAATGTCTCTTTTAGATAAATCAATAAAAAATTTGTTGCCACAATGCTGAAGTAGATAAACCCAGAAAATGTAAAGGTCACGTCTATACGCATTGATTGTATTTGGGGATCTATCAACTGAACGAAGATAATCCAAAAAGTCATTTCCTAACTCTATATTCTCTTTATTGCACTGAGCCAATAACTCATCAGTAACAATATTGTTATGTTGTATTTTTCTACCCATTAAATCTCACTTCCTTTCGTATACAAAAAGAAGCGAGATAGTAGTGAACTAAATCGCTTCTCTAATTTATTTACTATGTAATTGATTTTAAATGCTTGCCCATTATACAAAAGCCTTACACTTTTATGAGAGTTTTATCACTCTTGACCACTCTTGAGGTTCACGCAAGTTATTAACGATGTCAACTCACCGCCATATGCTCCTTATATGGATGTCCTTAATAGGAGAAAGATTTCTCTTTCTGGCAATAGTGACTTTAATAGGATTCGAACCTATATCCATTCCGTCAGTGGCTTTCACACTGGTGTCTGCGGTTTTACCTTAGATGCTTTAACCATTAAGCTATAAAGTCATACAAAAAGAGTGTGCAGCATACACCACACACTCTAAATAATCTAAAATCCAAAAGCCTTTAACATCTTCTGAATATCTTCATGACTTAACTCATCGCTAGAGTAGTAAGAATAACTCATATAAGAGTCGCCATCTGACCTACTAGCAGTAAATCCGTGAGCATTTCCATCTTCAGAAGTATGTAAATAAGTCTCATCATGTGCAGGACAGTTTTCGCAATTACCATCGCAGTCGCAATCATCTTCCTGACTAAACAGAATAACTTCCTTATCTTCATTTACACAATAATCAATGACATCCTGTTTAATATCACCATCCATATCAATATAAAAAATGTCTGTATTATCAAGGACAACATAATCCTCAATAGGTACACATGTGATATATCCATCATCATCGACAGATACGAGATATTCGTCAACTTCCATATAATCAACAAGGTCAATCTCTTTAATACTTGTCTCGTCAAGTCTAATAAGAATATCCAAAATATATTCAGCAATCTCTTTATTTACAACCACACCAACTGTTTTATCAGTATGATATAATCTATTGATATAAATAGAGATAATGTCATCAACTTTATCCTCAAGATCAATCATCTGAATGTCTTCATATTTATTTTTCTTCAAATATTTCACGACCTTTCAGATTATACATTCTTAACTGCATTCTTGAAACCTGTCAATGCATGGAACTTTGGACTCTTAGAAGCTGCTATCTCTAATGGCTCACCTGTTCTTGGGTTTCTGCCTGTTCTTGCAGCTCTCTCAGATACCTCGAAAGTACCGAATCCTGCAAGAGATACTTTCTCACCAGATGCAACTGTATTAATAATTGTCTCAAGTACCGTATCTACAATAACAGCAACATCTTTCTGTGTAGCTCCGTCAATCTGTGTACTTACATTTTTTATTAAATCTGTCTTATTCATTGTTCAATTTCTCCTTTATTTTCCTTAATTTTATTTTGTAATATAAAAGAGGGTAGCGTCCATATAAGGTACACTCCCTCTGATAGTGGTTTCATTAATCAAAAAGACTAATATATTATCTAAAAGTGCAAAAATAAGCAAAAATGAATAATATATTAGTCGTATATTAATTGTAGCTGTGAATATCTGCTTTCACAATTGCTCCAAACTGAGCCGAACAGTGGACTACAATTGTCATTTAATTTAGTCAAGTTGTATGTCATATAAGCAAATCAGTCCATTATCATCTATAACCGATACTGTTTGTTCTGGTTTATTTGTCTTGCGAATTGACATCGCATATGCATCCGCACCTGATACACACCCTGACTGTATTACTTTTGTATCATATACTGTTTCCATAGCATTAGTATGTCTATGTCCAAGCAATACAATGTCTGGCTTAATATTGAACATCATTGTAAAATTCTGTACAACATTACTTGGTGAATCTTTATGACCATGAGCAGCAAATACATTGTTGCCACGAATATTAAACATTGCAATTTCTGACTCAATTGTATTATCACAAATAGTGATATTTTTTACATTCTGCATTCTTGCCTTTAAATAAAAAGGTAGCAGTATGTCCATATTTTCGCCATCTAAAGCTTCTTCCTTCTTAGGGGAAATCCTAGAATGGTTACCAGGTGTTGTATATACATAGATATGGTTAAAATGATTTGCTAATCTAATTAGCATAGCAGAAATCAACTCTGAAACATATTTGAACTGTTCCATTAAGTCCATATTGTTCTGCAATCGAAGATTATTATGAATAATTCCACTAAGAATCTCGCCAATTACAAGATAACAATTTTCTGATTCATGCATACCTCGAATATCTAAAATATCAGAGGTGAATTTTTCAATTCGTTTCTTTAAAATATCTTCATCAAAATCATTCTTCCAATTATGTATCTCAATTCCAGTATGAATATCTGTTAAATGCACAAGTAAATCTGTTGAACTGTTAAATAACGTATAATGTATTGGAATATTTATTGGTTCAACATTTTCACAGATAATTCTTTTAACCATATCAGCATACGATTCTTTACGAGCCTCCTGCCTAATGAGTTTATTATATTCAACTCTAGCATCAGATAGTTTTATTTTCTCTCGTCTTAATTCCTGAATTTTTACATCCAATTCACTATTCTCAGACACATTCTGATTTAATCTAGTCTTATATTTCTCATACTCACTTCTCATCTTACCTCCAAATGGAGTAGAAGAGGACTTGCGAATAGTGTCTGAGTTACAATTAATTCCATATTTATCCTTGATTTCTGACCAATCGTAGTCATTTTCACCATCAATTTTTGAATCAATATCTGTGATAATCTTGTCATATATTTCAAGAGTTAGTCCATATTTTGAAAGTTCTTCTTTGAATTTTTCAATATTAAACAATCATTCACCAACTCTCTATTACTCTTCATCGGACGGAACATCCAGCTCTTCATCTGTCTTTAATGCAACAGTAAAATCAATTACCTGATTCTTAAATGAAGTAAGCAGATCAGCTACCTTTACTTCCTGCTCCATATCATTCTCATCTGTGTATGTAATAGTAGTACAATCCTCTGAGAGTGTACCTGCCTTTACTGTTAATTTGTCTGTAGTTGTTCTTGTGAACTTTAATTTACTAGCTGCCATTTTTCAATCTCCTTTTTCTCCATAAAATTAAAAATTCCCACCAGAACATTTTCTGCCAGGATTGTAATACATTTGTTTACTTTTATTCTGTTTCACTTTGATATACTCACGAATCTTCCTAATATAATTTTCATCATAGCTTAATCTAGCATGTAACTCCAAATAATAGCATCCACAACGAGTAGGAATTTTATTTGATAATACATTGTCTATGAGCCTGTACGATGGATTAAGATTCGAGAGATGGGTATGCTTTTCTGTATCTTCTTTTCTACAGATACGAAAGCCATTTTCGGTCTTGTCTATATAAAAACCTCTATACTCAATTCTATTTTTCATAGGCAGAACCTACTTAACGTATTTATCTTCAATGTAACGCTTTCCACCACAAGTCTTGTAATATCCAATATGTTCGCCTCTGCGATCTACATATCCTCGTCTTGTGTTTCTAATTACACCTTCGGATAATAATTTTTCAATTTCATTTTTTTGAAATGTACTTAATAATTTTCACATCCTTTAATTTATTTCCTACAAAGTAGGATAGTAGTGAGCGTGGAGGGATTTGAACCCATCGACACCGTGATTAAAAGTCACGTGCTCTGCCAAACTGAGCTACACACTCAAAATAAAAAATCCCATACCGAAGTATGAGACTTTATTTCTTTAGGCTGAGATATTTGACCTAATATATTACCATCTATTGTGGTTGGACACAATTTATCACACAGTCGATTAGACTGTAGGTAACAACAACACCAATTTTGCGAAAATTGGCAAACTCTTACCACAAAGCATTATAGATTTCCTTTCGATACATCGTCCCTTGCGAGGTTCAGAGAGTGCAAATCTCTTACGGTTGCGTCTACTTGTATTTTCTCATATAGTACCTTGCGAGTGCTATATGTCATCATATTGCAGATGAATAAGTTGTTTATCTCTTTGCGGTCATACACACTTTTGCTTGTTTTTCTATTAATTTTTTATCTTTAATATAAATATGCATTATATTTTCTTTATCAAAAGTATGTTGTAATTAATATTTCGCATAATATGAATGATGAGGTGTACATTTGACCATCTGTACCTTTTGAGTACAGCCCAATCATCACCATTCTGTTCGTCTTGCTATCGATTTGCTTTATTATTCTGTTCCTTGCTTTCGCATTAAGAAGCATTACAACAATCAATATCAGCACTTTTTCTTGCGGAAATCGCACCAATAAGACAGTAATCATACCCATGTTTCCATGTTAATACAGAGCGTTTTTCATCGCCCCTACCAAGCCATATCATTAGCAGTAGCCCTCTGATTTTAGGTTTGGTATAGATTATCTGTGTTTTCCGTCAAACTACTATGCGCAGTCGCAGTGTCTTATGCGAACTAAAGACATTCCTGCTTTATCCTTATTACTAAGTTTATTTTGAGTTTCAACAACTCACGATCCGAAACCGACCGTCCTACAAAAAGTAGGAGAGTTGCGGAAACAGGACTCGAACCTGCATACTCTTGGTTATGAGCCAAGTGAGCTTCCATTGCTCGTCATTCCGCTATAATATTTAAGAATTATCAGTGACCATACTACAAGAACTGTAGTACAGTCACCGATTATAGAAGGTAAGGTACAATGAATATGTACTTGATGTTTACATTTTATTATTCTCTGTTTTATCAGCCAAGAAAAGCTGATTTCATTGTTTTGTATTCGGGGCAGATAATGATACGTCTGCCCCTAGTATACTTTTTAAACTTGCAAGCCCTTATTTATTACACGCATTGGCAATGGCGTGGGAGTTTACTAACGCAACTCTGCGGTTTCTTCCCTCCATATTACGGACGTTAAGTTGAACGCTAAAAGCCTTGATTTTACTATGTTTTTGACAAAATTGCACAATTAGTTGCCGAAAAAATTATGCACATTTATCACTATTGAAACTTAGCATAAACTTTTCTTTGTTGGTTTTATACAATAGGTTGAGAATTTTTCTTGTATATTTTTCAGGCGAATACTTCCTCCTTTTAGATGCCCCTTCTTCATTGCTTAAACCAAGGGCTATCTCAATCAGTCTATTTATTGTAATTATATTACCTATTTTAATTTTCTTTATTAATTCAGTTACTTCTTTTGATTTTTCACAAATCTGTTTATTATACTCTTCTTCATCATCTATATATTTTAATTTTGTATTTTTTACAAAAGAGTCATATTCCTGAACTAATTGCATAATTTTTGTCATTTGTTTATCATTAGCCTTCCCCTTCATTTTAATAAAAAAAGATTCGGTTGATAATGTATCCGAAGTAGAGGCGTTTTGAATTTTATTTATCCAATCTTCAAGCCAATTCATAGGACATAACAATTCTCTATTAATACGACTTTTAAGTTTGTTTTTTGATTCATCAACTTCCTCTTGCGGAAGTTCTTTACCATCTTTGGTATATTTAATTTCTCTTGTGTATTTCATAAACTCAGGGAAATCGTGTTTCTTATACTTTGGTTTACCAGATTCAGTATAACCGACAATCTTTTTAATACTCATACAAGAGAGTTTGCTAATTCTATCAATTTCCTTATTACCATCAATTTCGTATTCTCTTTTACATCCATCAATAATAACCTGTGCAAGAACAGACAAAATGATAAAATTATCATAGAGTTCTTTAAGTTTTTTCTCATCAGGACTATCTTTTTGTAATTCCGTCCAATAATAGGTCATTGCCAACTGAGCCAAATTACTTGAATATCCGATTCCCATACGTGACTTTGAAAACTTATTATCCATAGCAGCATAATCTTTTTTTGTGTTATTGTAGGTAATACCAGACTCTTGTAATGCATTTACGATAGTATAAAAATCTCTATAACATCTTTCTGCACATTTGACAATTGTTGATTGATTTGTGACAAGCATAAAATCCGAGTCTTCATCCATTCCATTTGCTCTATCTTGAATATCCGTATGAATGCAATTAACTGCTATGATATTTTTACTAAATGCAAAATACTTATCCATTTTTTCTGAATAGACATTATGCAAATAACATATATTATTTGGGGAATTATGTGGATTTCTAAACGCTGCAAGATATTCATTATTATCAAAACGTTTAGTATAACACTGAATACAATTAGATTCTTGAGAAAGTGTTGGATCTTTTTCAAAATCTTCACCAACAGAATAGAGTAGAAGTGCATAAGGATTACCACATACAGTCAAATTATCACCATTGACCATAATTTTTCCTTTTCTCATTCTGTATACATAATCAAAGATGATTTTCTTTTTTTCTTCTCTAAAAAATGTACTATTTCCAAACTCATGATTTTGAGCATATAAATCAGCAAGCATTTCATAATGATTTACTTCATTTGCATTCTTTCTAAGAAACTTTTCAAATTCATCATTATCACGTTTAAGTAATTCAACATAATCAATGCTAATCTGAGCAATATCTTTCACATCATCCTTCGTACATGGAAGAGTGTTAATCATCTGATAACTCAACTGTTGATATTGTCCTAATTTACTTGGGTGGTCGGTTTTTACAATGCCCCACATATCACCATCAGAATGAATTCTTTCGCACCAATAGTTATATGCTTCAGTAATATTATTACCCATTAAGTCTTGAAATTTCTTCCATTTAATCGCATTATCAGTGGTTATCATCTTAATATCTTTTAAATAATGCCATTTACCAAACATATCTTGAACCTGGTATGTATTGTAATCATATCCATTTTTCTCACACCAATCTTTAAAGAATTTTTGTAGATAACTCTTAAAAGCACATGCTTTAAAAAGGTGATTTCTGAGTAATGCCATTCCGTTAATATACGATGGGAGACGAAGATAATTATAGTCAGCTTCGATTAGTGCCATACCATCCCAAATTGTATTTTTAACTTGACGTTTTTCTTCGGATACAACACATTTTTTACGTTTTTCAATTACCTTTTCATTTCTATTAGTTTCTTTATTTTTCTTTTTAACTTCTACTTCGTATTCTTCTGCTTTAACAACTTTTGTCATTGTTTCAAAAAAGGAATCCTGATCTTTGAGAATTAGAATATCCTCAACAGGTATATGAAGTGTACCAATAATGGTAGATGTGGTAAGTGGAGCATAAGCTGACATTTCAACGATTTTTGCATTGTCATGACTCATTTTTTTTCCAAGTCCAATTGTTAACCAATTATATGCAATGTCATATAATTTGCTATTTATGAAAATAACTTGTCCAAGTTTAGCTTTGGCACTTGTACGAAAAAGCATCTCATAATGAATTGTTTCTTCTTTAATTGTTCCGTCTCTGCGTTTGCGTTTATATGTAACATCAACACCATTCTCGTAAAAATACTCTCGAATTTCATCTCGTGATTTTTCATCATATAAGTCTTTTCTATCTTCAACTTTTTGTAATGCCTGTTTAATACGTTCCTTAGAATCACCATCAGTATTATTAAATAACTTTTCTAATCGAGTATGCTCATTATCATAAGAGCGACTTCCGAATTCATAATCAAGACAAATTATATCTCGTGTACTTTCATTTTTTTTACCAGATTTTCCTTTGTAAATATTTAATCCGTTCTTTTGTAAGAAAAAACTAAATAAACTGTTGTTAAACATAGCATCAGTATATGTGAAATAATCTCGTGTTCCAAGATTAACGTCATACAACATACCAGCACTGATGTTTTTTATCTTAATTCCATATTCACTCATTTATTATTCCATCACCGCCTTTTTCTATTCACTTCTTAATTATGAATTCCTCGCCCATCCACTTAATATATACAACGTTAGGCAAGTCATGTATCTTAGGTATAAGTCTATCAAGCTTATAAATAATCCATTTTATCTTAATCCAATTCATACGACATCTCCTTTGTAATAACTCCCATTAAATCAAGTAGCCTATTAACAGTTAAGCAGTCTTTGTGATAAGTCCATCCATTAATCTCAACGTAATCATCACCTTCAAGAATATACTCATCACAATAACCACACTTAACTCTTGCCTTTTTACTTGGCTGCCAAAGAGGACATCTGTAATCATGTTCACCTATTCCTCTGCAATATGGACAGCTCATGATCTGTTCTCCTCATTCTCAAATTCGGCATTGCCACGCTCAAAACATTTCTGTGTATACTCATAAATCTCAATCGACTTGTCAAAGTATGAACTATTGGCAGCTTGTTCAACGATTGCACACACATCCTTCTTTATTGTCTCTCTTGTGCTTGTAATGTATTGAGTATTAATTTCCTGTGAGCAAATCTGCATTCTGTCGTCAACTTCAGTATTACGAAGCCACATACTCAGTGCATATTTGTTCATATTCTTAACATATCTATATACGCAATCAACCACGTAACCTTTATATTGATTCTTTGGTAACTCAACTGTAATCATCGTTCCCTGGTAATAGTTTTTTGACATAATATAATCCTTCTTTCTATTTATTGTTGTTTATTGTAATTTGAAAAATGTATTCTTAGACAAGTATTTCTCCATGAATAAGAGTAGAATTTTCTGTGTACTGTCAGAATAGTAAATTTCTGACTAGAAAGGGTATCTCAGACACTTTTATTCTCACGAGCCTTGCGAAGTCTTTCAGCAGAAGCTTTCTTTTGTTCATCTGTCATAACTCTTGTTGTTTTCTTTGCCCTAAAGCTGATAAGCGTTTTATCCTTTAATAAATATTTTTTACCTCTACCTGTATCTTCGATAAGAGAGTACATATCAGGGCTTTCCTTACATAACTTGTCCAATTTCGTAATATATGTAGAATCGGAAGCATATATTGTTGCAAACTTTTCATCACGCATTGCATTAATACAAATTTCCTGCTCCTCAATTGATATGCTCATATTTATATCTGCCATTATTTTTGTCTCTCCTTATAATCATCTAATACAACTCTGTTTCTTACACATGACCTATCAAATCGCCATGCAGATTCAATACGTTCTGCAATATTTCGACTGCCTTCATAATTAGTGCAAAAATCTGATATACAAATATTTCCCCCATATGTATTTGCATATTTATGGTTCTTTGACTCGATAGTTACAGTTCTGTTCATTTAATAATTCTCCTTTTGTTTTAAAATTGTTGTTCATTGCAATCAGCTCCTTTGAGTGCTGCGTTAATTTGTTACATATGTTTATTCTCTTATTTAGTTGTAATTTGTGGTGAATTTTGTTTAATCCATTGTTTTAGAAGATTACGCATACGAATACTTGGTATATAAACCCAAATTTCTTTACCATCACGAATGGCAGATCTCCATATAAACTGAAGCATTTCCGAAAGGGCATAACCATTTTCGTCTACGCTAATATGATTCATTGTAAAAAAGTTTTTAATAAATGGATTGAGGTAACGATTTATAAGATATGCTACAGAAGTTCTGTCTCGATATTCATTGGTAGCTCTACAATTACAAGGTAGATATCCTTTTGTATAACCTTTGCCTTTTAATATTGTTTGATATTCTTTGAATGTAGTCCAAATATAATCAGTAGATTTTGTATTCCTTACATTATGAAAAAAGTTATATATATTCTTTTTTAATATTTTCATTGAGGCATTATTTTTGTTTCGAGAATACCATGAAAAGGATAAATCAGAATCTCTATCACCAATCATATTTAATTTTTCATTTTCACAAATATGGATTAATTTACTATAATCATAAGATGTATATTTAATATTTGAGTTATATGGTATTAGATGATAATTTTCCATTGAATCGCCTTGAACAGACCAATAAATATATTGAACTCCATAATAATCGTAATAATATTTTTGCATTTGCATATCAAAATAGTATGTAAGAATATAAATATTTCTAAATGAATTAAATGTCTCTATTGGGAAAAGCCATACCATTAAATTATCTCCATAACATACTAGGCTACCTAATTCACATAAACGTTTTTCATTATCAAATTTACCTTTATAATCTGAATATTCTTCTTTCCATATAAGTTGTTTTGTTTCAGGATTAATTTCTACATAAGTATTCTTCAATATTTCAAAGTCTTGCTTAGTAATTGTATATTCCTCTATTACATTTGCAACCTCGTCCATTATCAGTGTGTAATTTTGCGCCCTGCATAAATCTATTAGTTCATTATCAAATTTTTGAAATAGAGCATGAGTTGATACAATGTTATCACCTTTCCCAATAAGTCGTTTAAGATCGTTAAGTTTACTGCCTTTTTCATCTTTATCATCTTTTAAAAAGGTTGGAGCTTTAAAATTTTTACAACTACAATACTTCCTATATCTATCAATCTCATCAAGAAAAGGTGTAATTACTAAAAATTTTTCATCTTCATCTGATTGATTGATATAATTCATTATGGATTGGGTTTTGCCAGCACCCATAATTGCATCTACAATATTTACTTTACAATTAAATTCCAATATATAATCTCCTTTCTAAATGTTTGTTATATACTTATATTCTCCGCTTGAAGATAAAAATCCCTTCAACTGCCGTTTGGCTTGAAAAATTTTAACACCACTTTCCTAAAAAAAGTTCTAAGGTTTTTCACTTATAAATCAACGCTTTTATCGTTTCCTATCAAAAATATGTCAATTTTATAAAAGTTCTAAAAATTGGAAAAAAGCCTTATAAATCAAGGGTTTTGAGCTATTACCCTTATAAAATAGGTATTAAAAGTTCTAAAATTGAAATTCTTATATTTGTGGACTGCGTAAGCAGGACACAAGGGCATGAGCTTCGCAAGAAGCGATTGACCAACAACGCCGTAGGCAATAGAAGAGTTTCTTATATAGATATATTCTCTCTTCATTCATCATTTTTGTTTTAAATTCACATATCCATCTTTCCAAATATCCTCTACGAAGAATACTGGTAATTTGTCATGATATTTTTCATACAATTCCTCGCCTGATATACTTATTGCACGAAAATGTTTATCTTCTTTGATTCCTCCTTGATATATTATTCTCTATTTTGATATTGGCTTGTTATCAGTTGTCTACCCTAAAGATATTCTTTTCTTGCTAACGCTGCGAAAAGACCGTCCCTATCAAGGGACTATATCTTGTGTTTACGCACATGCGCACATATTACATATATTGTTATTTTTTCTTATTGGAATAATAGATTTGAGAAATATATTGTTTAGCCAATAAAGTATAAGGGTAGTAGATTAGAATTTTCTATACACTGTCAGGACAGTAGATTTTCAGCTTGTAGAGGGTATTATGAGAATGAATGTTATACATTTTGTATAAAATGCGTTGCATTATTGATGACATATTTAGTTATATTGTATAGTTTGAGATTTGAAGTTAATAAATATAACCTTGTATTTTGTCTTTTAAGGTGTGTAAAAGAAAGTGCGTGGAGAGATTGTTGACTAAGAATTAGAATGGCTTATTTGGGTTAATATGAGCGTTAGAGAGCGTGGGTGTATATTTTGGCATAAAAATAAGACAGACTGAGTAATCAATCTGCCTTAAATATAAGTATTCTGGATATATAAGGGTGGTTATATTTGAAATGTAAACATATCCACCTCTTATAGAATGGTGTCGATGACAATTATTATAAGGTTAAAATTTAAGGGATATTAAAGGTGTTTCGTGATTTATAGAAAGAGATAAAAGGGTTAAAATTTTGAAAAATTGAGGGCTGTTCGAGAAACTTCTTATTTTATAAGGGTTTTAGTGGGATGGTTATGAGAAATATGTGAAAATTATTAATTTTGGATTTGGGGTTTTTGCTTAATATAAGGGAGTTTTATCGAAATGAGTATCGAAGTCAAAAGGGAGAATTTTATGGGATGGATGGATTTTTTAAGTTGGGTGTAGGTTGGATAGATAGCGTACACGGCTGCGCTTCGGGCTGTCCTGAAAATGAAAACCACCCCCACTATATCCAACAGCGACAATCTACACACTAAAAAATACGTAGTTTTGTTATTTTTACGTATTTTCTAAATGAGCCTACACAACACATAGTGCTAAATACTATATGTTATCATATCAATATATTATATCATGCCTGCATGATCCAATGTATGATCCAAGTTTTTTGAGCAGTAAAATAATATATCAGGTCTTTATATTTTTGTTTATCAGTTCGAGGATTAAAAAATATTTTTATCTCTTATAAAAATGGAATTATATCACGATAACATAACAAAACCCTTAATCATATCATAATCATATTACAACGATATACCAATAAAAGTATATCAACAGTAAACAAAAGTATACATATACTAAACACTCAAACCAAAAATTACTCTTTACAATCTGGTATGATCCCATCCTTAACCATACATGCTATCAAGTATTCATTCACGCTTTTAAACTCGTGATCCTTTAGCCATGCATTAATCATATCTTTATATTCTGCATTAATAAATATATTCGGTCTGTACATCTTATTTTTATATTCTAAACCACTATTATATTTTTTATCATTCATATATTAACACCTCATATTATACAAATTGCACAAAATTATATTTAAAATTCATCTATTCATAAATTTTATCATGTTTTTTGTTTTTTGTCTATTGTGCAATATGTCTAATAAGTACGTACCAAACACCGACAAAGTACGTACTATTTATACAATATAACCAATAAAGTACGTACTGCACGTACACACTCGATTCTATTGTGCAAATGTTACAATGGTACGTACTTTACAAAGTACGTACTTTATAGTATTATAATATCAACAAAAGAGATAACAAGTTACCACATAAGGAGGTAAACACCATGAGCAAAACAGCAAAAAGAAAAACATACGAAATCTGGTACAACAACGAGTTAATCGACAGCACCGAAGACCAGACCGAAGCACTGTATCTACTCAATGAGTACAAGTTAGCTTTTCATTCTAACGAGGTTATTCTTCAAATTAACTTTATTAAATAGCTGATTAACAATCAACGCAAGGGCTTGCCGATTTAGTCGTAACCTCAACGTAAACAAGCCCATCGAGCTATAAAGTTATAGTTTTTACATATACAAATAGTACGGCAAAACTTGAACCTTGACAATTTAATTTGACATCGCAGGATGGCGCACCGCCTGCATTATCAATATGGCGCTCTGGCAATGCTTTCCAGTGTATCCGTAAATCATAAAGATACATCATACAACAGCGTATGACATAGTAAGCACACGTGTTAGAGAGAACACACACCACCAAACGGACATGACAATACAACGAAAAAGAAGCTTGAAACAAGCTTTTATTTCATATAAGAAGCGAATAAATTTTTGCACTTGCTAAGTATACCGCAAAGGGCAGGAAGAACACGAAAGCCTTAAAAAACCGAATAGTAAGTATTTCTGAAGTATGCGCTCACTGTCTTAGACACGCTTTATAAATTTATTCGCTTAAATATGCAATAAAAGAGAATAAAAGAGTATAAGGAGGTCAAACACCATGACAACAGTTATATATTATCAAAATAAAGAAAACCCGTACAAGTTTATCGAGCTACACAATGACGGACATTATCACAACAGCGTAAAGCAATTTATTAGCAAGAACGGCAAACACATAGTTATAAACCCATGTTACAGGATGAAGAAAAAGGCACTTATGGATCTTTTAAAGGACTATGAAGAAATAATCTATAGTCCAGATACTTTATATATCCCATCCGAATTATCCGAGACCTATATCCCATGTTTACCGCCTGATATAGAAATAACAATTATTCAGGCAATAATAAAAGCTGTGAACGCTTTACACCTGACACAAGCCGAAAAAACGCAAGCTGTAGAGGATGCAAGAGCCGAAAAGCTCAACAACCTAACAGACTTGTTACCAATTGAGTTTATATAAGGAGACGCAGAAAATGAAAGATATTATTGAAATTCTAAAAGGTTTTACAACTCTTTTCGTGTCGCTTGCTATTGCATACGGCACAATTTTTTTAATCTGGTATTAAGGAGACGCAGAAAATGAAAAAAATAAAAAAGTACATAAAAAAACATAATGATTTATTTGCTATAACTGGCATGATGATTTTAGTATTAATGTCCTGCATTGTTATTGTAGGAGTGATTACAGTAGCAAACTATCACTATTTTATCACACATGACGATATAGAAATCAATTATACAGTGCCCGAAAAACTGAAAAACGGTATAGACACACAAGGACTTGCAAAGCATCCAAGCCCTGCACAAAGCCTTGATAAGCCTATGAACACCGATACACTACCAACCGATTTTACACCAAAAAAGGAGATCACCCAATGAAAGAATACTTTTTAAAACCATCAGCAGAAACACAAAAGAGTTTTAATAATAAAGCTTTAGTGAAAGAAGAAAACGCTAATACAGCTATTCTTATAAGCTACAACACAACAGTTTGCAAGATACAAAATAACAAGCTTGTTAGGCTATGGAATGACTACAGCGCAACGACCTTGCGCCACATCAACGCATTCTGCACCGCCTACAATTTGCCGACAATGACCAAAAAACAGTGGGAAAATCTACCAGTAAAGGAGGCTTGAAACAATGACATTAAAAGAGTACATAACAGAATACAAGCCCGAAACAATACAGTTAATACATAAAAAGCATCTTATAAGCATAGATAAGAGGTTGCAAGGCTCAACAGAACTGATAGAAATATTTAGCAACATAACATATGAATTTATGACCTATTCACCAGATACAAAGCACTTGATTTTATATAGATAGGAAGTGATGAAGGCATGAAAAGTGCAATATATAAAGTTGCTTATAACTTAGGCGGATCAACCAATTATACATACATAGAAGCACCGACAGACTACAAAAGCGCAAAGAAGCATATTAAAAATATTCTGCATTCTGTTCAAGGCATGAATACAAAACTAATTGATTTTAAATGCACGAAATAAACGGAGGACAACACGATGAAATTATATATAAAAAATACTGATAATAATAACTATTCTGAAATAGCTTGCAACTATGCATCTTTAAACATTTACAATGCAGACACCGAAAAAGTGTTATATACAACTTGCAGATTGACAGGATCAACAAGTCTTGATTTTGATTTGTACATTGATAGCAACATCCGCAGTGCAAGGAAGTTGAACTTAAAAAAGAATGATATCTTTGAGGTGAAAACAACAACAAAAGATACTTTTATGAATAATGGAAAAGATTTATATATACCAGATGCAATCATAAAAATAGTATCGCAGGAAGAAAAATTGGCTCTTGAAGCGAACGGATGCAAAGATTACAAACAAGTATATGCTATTGAGTTTATTGGTTGTAAAGCCTACAAAACAACCCGACATTCTGAAATAGTAGATTTTCCAGAAGGCACAAAAATAGCCGATTATGATCCTAATGGTGTTGTATCAGATGGATATATTAAAGGCAAAAATACATATAACCGTTTTGATTATACAAACAGCAAATTTGAAAAGATCAGGGCAAAAGGTTCTGGAGTGATGAAAAAATGGTTGACTTATGACCAGATAACAACAGCAGAAATTGAAAGCGATTACTATACACGCTCCGAAAAAGATGATAGCAGAGTAGAGCGTGAGAAAATAGCAGACCTTATAACCAATGTTTGCAATGTTCATATATCACATTACGATGTAGCCAGAATGCTAAAAGTGCTTAATATATCAATCAAATAATACATTGTACCGACTGTATAGTTATTAGCTTTATACAGTCGGTTTTTCTTTGCGGAGGCACAAAAAGGAGGTATAAAATGAGTAATTTACTTAGAATCTGCGGTCACAATTCGCAAGGGAAAACCTTGTTATTTACGGATACAGACCTAATAAACAATGCACTACACCAGGAACAGAACGGAATAAAACCACATTATGCATGGTATGACTATAAAACCCAGAAACCAATTACACCGAAGGGATGGTTAGTTATTTCCAATATGGAAAAATGCATTATAGTATACAGAAGACCAGATGGAAAAATGATTATTAATGAGGGAGTGCAAGGGGATTTTTGTTATTGTTAGGAGGCATAAAATGAAAAGAAAATATAATTTTAAATGGAGTGGTTACAAGTACGCACCAGAAACAATAGGTTTTTTCCTTAATGGTAAACATCTAAATTTACCAGAAGAGACACGCTTAAATCTTGCGTATCTGGCTATTTGCGGCAGGAATAAAGAAGTTATTGAAGAACTAAAACGTATAGTAAGAGCAGAAGAAAAGAAACCAATTATTAAGGGCAAATGTATTTGCTTTTTTGCTGAGAATAGCGACAAGTATTATTATACACAGCAGCTTTTATATAATCCTGATGATATATACGATGCACTAAGAGCGTATAAAGAATGGAAAAGGTATATAAAATCAAAAAATTGTATATTAGATGAACCTATTGCAATAGCGGAGGGAACTTTTAATCCTTGCGGAGTGAATAAACCAATAGAGACACGTACAGAGTGTAACAAAATTGATTTAAAACATTATAGAAGCGTATCTATTATTAGAAGATCAATATATTAGAAATAGGAGGATCACAAAATGAAATTTAGCATTGACTCAAAGGATTTTAAAACAGCAATAACAAAGGTATTACAGCTTAAAGACGGTATATTATCGTCGCTGCAAAGAGTATATATAACAGTTAATGCAGAGGCAGGAAAAGCAGAGCTATTAGCAACTAACATAGATGAATATATCAAAGTGTATATATCAGATTGTTATAATTTAGAGTCTGGAAAGGCAGTGATAGATAGAACCGACTTAAAACTATTAGAGAAGCTAAAAGGTGAATTAACTATATCAGACATTGATACCGAAAAATTGTTAGTTCAGACCGATAAAAAGAAGCTAAAAATTAATAATTATATGTGGACGGATGAATTTTTAGATATTCCAGAATTGAAAGATTTACAGAAGGTTTTAGTTACAGATGAGGCTTGGCTATTGGAAACAGTAACCAATTTATCAAAGTTTACTATAACAAAAGATCCGCAGAAATTTAAACAAGTATTTAATTTTAACATTGAGGACAAGCAGGTTGAAGCAGTGGACGGATACAAAATCGGTATTAGATATTTCAATAATAGAGTACGCACGATTGATGGAGCAGAAAATCTCATGTTAAAAAATGTATGCTTGCCGGTATTTAAGAAGGTTTTAGATTTTAAATCAGAGGCAGAAGTCGATTTTTACCAGAACAAAGATTATATAAAAGTTAGTGGATCTGATTTTATTTATTTAGTAAATGCTATAGAAGGAGCTTATTTCAAAATTAAACCAATGATATATACAGATTATAATTACAGCGTAGATATTAATTGTAAGGACATTCTGGAAAGTGTTAAATATGCAGAGCCAATGTTAAAAAAGGAGCAGAGACCACTAATATTACATACAGACAATGAAAAACTATATACATATTTTATTTGCTCAAAGTGTGAATCATTGGAATTGATACAATCGGAAAATAACACAATGAGCAATGATTTTTACATTGGTATAAACCCGTTATATCTTGTAGAATGCTTTACAATTTTACATTCTATTGGAGCAGATGCAGCTAATTGTAAATTCATTACTTCAAAATCACCAATGGAAATCGAAGCAGATGATTATCTATTTTTAGTTTTGCCGATAAATATAACTACTAATAATGGAATGATGGAAAACATTAATGAATTATTGATAGCAGGATAAAAGGCGGAATGGAGGCATTAAATGAATGGTGTATATAGTGGGAAAGCCCTTGATACAATGGAACGTGTAATGGGTGATATAAAAGCTTATATCCCTAATAAAGTATATCTAAATAAGGTATATAAAATATACTGGTATATTAATAACAGAGGATATATGCATATATTAAGACCTGGAAGAGTACGGATGAATGGACAACTAATAGGCTATGCAATTAATGATTATATGCTAAGTAAAGATAATATGTTAGAGGATAAAGGCTACAACAAAATCTATGATACATTAGACCAATTAGTAGAGGCATATAAACAGATGGAAAACAAAACGGAAATGAAGTGATAATATGAAAAATAGAACAATTTACAATGCTAGGAAATTTAATATCTATGATAATTGTAAAAAGCTTGAAGATAACTTGTTAAATATTAATGGTATAGTAGATGTAGATTTTGATTTGAGCGGATTTTACGATGGGGATTATCAAATAATTATATTGGTAAAATATAGAGTACCAATGATGGAAAATAAAACATATTACCAGACCAGAAAAGAGATCATTAATAATATTATAGATGTGGCAAAAGCTAATGATTTAGAACGTTCAGAAGATGCTATAGAAGATTATGGAGAATATTTTTATTTTGTTTTTGATACATATAAGCCTTGGTTAAAGGAGGGAAATATATGATAAAAAGTAATAGGACATTGGAACAGAAGCAGAAAATCAGAGACTATCTAACGTATAAAGGCTATCCCACATTGGAGAGTTTTGGTGAGGCTGTCGGAATGGAAAAACAGCATATATGGGTAAGAGTAGAAGGAAAATGCAATCCAGATATTACAACGATGTTTAGATGGGCTGATGCACTGCATTGCAACCTTATAACAGTAATATCATTATTCTATCCTAATGAATACAAGGAATATAAGCAGAAGCGAGAAAAATAAACTGAGGAATAATAATATGGTAGAGAGATATATAAGAGAATATGCTAACGCTTGCAGAGCAGGAATAAACAAATATGGGAAAAATACAAGAGTATGAATATACACCAACTCAAATGGCAGAGAAGTTACTTGAATTTAATAGAGATTTTTCAGACAGTGCAGAAGAGTGTCAAAACGAAAAAGAACATATGACAGAACTATTTGAGAAATTACAGAACTCAAATGAGTTTAACATCCTTGCTCATTATTTAGACACAATGTTCATGGATGAGGTTTTTAACAAGTAAATGCGTGTTTCAAGGGAAAGGAGATGGTTGCATGTTTCCAATTATAACAAGCAAAAAGCAAAAGGAGTTTGAAAAGTATTGCATCAGAAATAATATTACAAGTGATGAAAGTAAATGTAATGTGCCTTGTATATGTGGATATTATGGCAGAGCTTGCAGACAGACAAATGGTGAGGCAAACAGAATGATTTGTCTGGATTGTTCATTGCGGATATTTGTATCTACAGTTGAAACAATAATAGAAATTTGCGATGAAAAAGAAAAAATTGGAATCAGTCATCTATATGATTCAGATATTTTAGATATACAGAGCAAACTTAAAAAGGAATGTGTTATAGATGTCGAATGTTCTTATATTGAAAATGTCCTGAATTACTTGATTGAAAGTGATAGTTAGAAATTTGTGCATTTCTTGTGAAGGGAGGAATATTATGTGGAATGAAAAACATAATGTATATGGATGGAATTTGGATAGGCAACAATCAGAAATAAAAGAAGCAAATCCATGTAAAAAGTGTAAACATTTTACAGAAGAATTTCCTTATTGTAAATTACCTGCAATTCAAAGTACTACATGTAGCTGTGATGGGAAATTAAAATATTATAGTGAAGCAGATTAAATTCGCATTTACTATGGAAAGGATGGTAGATATTATGAGATATTATGATATTCATGTAAATTATGACGGAACAAAAGACGGAGCAGGTTATTCTATATTTGTTAAGGCAAATGTAAGTAGCGAAGATGAAGCGTTACAATATGCCATTGATAACCATCTGTTTGAGGAAGATGGAGATGAAAAATATGTTGATTATGTAGAAGAAATTGAAGAAGAAGATTATCACGATGCAACAGGCAAATAAACTAAGATTTACTTGGAAGGTGATAGGTATATGAGCGAAGAAATGGAAAGTAAAATAATCAAGTATGCAATGCAGAAAATCGGAACGCAAAGAGTTTCTACATTAGATGGTATGACGATTGAATATGAAAATAAATGGTACAACATTTATGTAAATGGAAACGAAGTAACAGTTGCAGAAATTTAGCAACTAAACAAAATAACGCAACCGCAAAGGCAGTTAGGAGAATAATCTACTAGCTGCCTATTTTATTACAAGGAGGAACACAAAATGTTAAAGGTAAATGACAAAGTGAAAGTGCATATGTACGACACATACAACAGAGAGATTAAAACACAGAATTATGGAACTATATTTACAGTGAAAGAAGTAAACGGAAAACTTGGTATTGATTGGAATACAGAGAAATCACCAACTACATGTAATGGTGAAGTATTTACACCGTTTGAAACATTTTCATATTCAGTAATTTTTGAGAATGTGAAGAACGGAAAGAAATATCATTGGAGTAACGCAAAAAACGGAATTGCAGAGGAAGTTTAATATGAGCAGATGGTTATATGATCCTGAAACAGATTCACGGAATGGAAAAGAGTTTACTTATAACTCACCAATACATGAAAATGACACATTGTTTAATGGCTTCTCATATAAAGAAGTTATGGATGTTGTGATCGCAAACTACGGACATGACATTACAGAAAAACAGTTTGACAAGGCATTCAAAGAGTTTATGGATATACGAATTGAGGATATGAAAGAGAACTTAATAATGTGTAAAGCAAATATGTTAAAAGAAATTAGAATGGAAAGGCAGGTTGATTAGTATGGCAGAATACATAACAATTAACAATTTTACAGTTTGGAATGATGATTACGACAAATACAAAGGAAAGTATAGATTAACAGGCACGTTTGCAGAAGGAATGTGTATGAAGCTTGCACGTTTCTTAAACGAAAATGATCTTAGTTATGACAGTGCAGAAGATGTATATAATAATACTTCTTGTCTAAGAGATGGGAATCGTCTTAATATTCACGAAAATTACGACTTAACAGAAGATGGACATTATCAAATTACATTCTTATGGGGAATGGAAAATGGAAATGTATATGCGGAAGTATATGATACAGAAGAAGATAGATATGTAGGATATATTGAGATTTAGGATCGAAAGGCAGGTTGATTGTTATGCAGAAAATAATTGATAGTGCTGTTTTACCAGATGGGACGAAAATACAGCTTGAAGATTGGCATAGTGAAAATACAGAAAAATATCCAGATTTATACGGATATATGATTGGTGCTTATCCGATAGCAAAAAACACAGGGAAATGGGGTTGGGTTAGAACAGGTGAAACTTTTAGATTGAGCATTGGTAGGAACGAGTATACAAAATATACAGATGATATGGTACTTGCAGATTATGAAGCGTTGAAAAATGGAACAAAAACATTGACTGATCTACGAGAACATTTTGACAATGGAGCAAAACATGAATTTTATTTAGGGTTGATTGATAAAGAACCTGAGTGGTAAGGGAGAGTGATTATATGACAGTATTATCTGAAATGCTTACTGGAATTGGTAGTAAATTTATTTTAGCAAAGTATAGCGATACTTTCTATGGTTATGGAACAGAAATGGATCATAAAAGTGCATGGGGACTTCTAGTAAATCAATGTGGAACTAAAGAAGAAGTTTTGAAAAATTGCTTGCGAATGATAGAAATTAATAAAGAATATATACAGAAATATCAGAAAGAACTCGCAAAAGAGAAAAGGAAACCCGAAGGTTGGGAAAGACTTCTTTATTGTGAGCAGAAAGAACTTGAAATGCATACAGAGTTTGCAAGAATTTTAAAAGAAATGGAGTGATGACATATGACACATAACCAATGGGAACAAGGAGAAAGATTAACTATATATAATGCAACAAAAGAACAATTGAAATTTATGGTTAGAGAAAGAGAATCAATGATACAAGATTTAACGAAGCAATTAGATGAAAAGCAAAAAGCACTGGAAGAAGCAATTAAAATGTTAAAAGACTTGGTTTGAAACGAGAGGATCTTTAGAAGATTGGAGGAAAATAACATTATGAGAATAAATGCAAAAGAAAGAAAAAATAATGCAAGACAGTGGTATTCACTTTTAATCAATAGCTATAATTCGAAATCCGCAGTTGTTGTACAAAGATGCAAAAGTTCAAATCCTAATATAAATAGGATTCAGTTATTAGCTTGTAATACAATGGGAACGCCTGTTGTGATAGCAGAATCAGTAAACGGATTAACTGGTTGTTTTTACGAATTATTGCAAAATATTAAGAAGCTAGACACGATAAGAACTTATCACGAAAATGATTTTAATGATTGGTTATCGGAAAATTACAACATGCACCTTACATACAATGATGGAATGGTTTTGATGTTTGAAAGAGAAGATAAAGAATAAAAACAAGAAAAACAAGAGTTTCTTTGCCTTTAGAATGGAGGAATTTGTATGTGTGATTTAATTGAATGTAGAGAATGTAAACACAAATGTAAAAACAGTATTACTGATATAGAAGTAGAAAAGCTATGGGAAGAATTAGAAGATGTTCTTTTTATAGAAGATTCAAACTCAGGAGATAGCTGTGAATTAGTTCTTGCAAGCGATTGGCAAGGCTGGAATAAGGGAACTACAAGAGATGAAATTTGGAGATGGTTTAATCAGCACTATTCAAAAGGATTGGATGGATTGTTATATTAGAAAAAAGAAAAAGCATTAGAATTAATAAAGAGAAGTTAATGAAATGATGATTTGCTGAGTTTAGAAAGGAGAGCAGATAACAATGTTTAGAAGAAAAGCAAAATGGATTTATTGGAGAGAAAAAGGAACAAAGCAATGCAAATGCTCGAAATGCAAAACATCTTATGGTTGCATGGATACACCATACTGTCCTAATTGTGGTAGGAAGATGGTTGGAACTATAAAAGACAAGGAAGTTTAAAACGGAAAGTATCAGGAGGAAAATAATATGAAAGTATTTTATTTAGTGCAAGAGAATTTCGGATGCGCTGTCTATGCAGATAATGAAAACGATGCATTTGAAAAAATGAAATGTCAAAGAAAAGAAATATTGGAAACTTTAGGATTGCCATTAGATATTACACGATGGGGAATTGAGAAATTTACACCAGACTTATATGATGGTGTATTATGTTTTTATTAAAACGATGATTTACTGCGGAATGTGAGGAAAACAAGTATGAAACATTTAGTAATATTTTATACGGAAAACGGAATATATAGTGCAGTATATAATTTTAAAAATATTCCACCAACTACAGAAGACATAAAAGAAATGCAAAAAGATATACAGAAAACAGAAAGCTTAATTCAAATGCCAGCGGTTGTAAATTGGCTACCGATTAGTGATTAGGAAGAAACGGAAATTTCCTTAGAGAAAGAGAACTTCTATGAGATATTTGATACTATTAATAATGAGATAATAGTGATATAATAGTAATATAGTAATAGTTGATGATTAACAGATAAACGGAGGTAAAGAGATGGTAAATGCAGTTTGTTTTATAGTATTTTTGCTTATAGTATATGGAATGTCACACTTAGATGAATGGGGAGTCAGTCATAATACGACACCAGATGGTTATCATACAGATTGGGGCGAGTTTAGTAAAGACATAACACTACATGGAAAATCATATGCAATGAAACAATATAACAGAGGAAAGTATACTGTAAAGGATGAATAAGACAGTATACAACACACTAACCACTAGCATTTAATTAATGTTAGTGGTTTTTTATTGGGAAAAAGAGAATAACACATTAGGTAATAATTTATAATTTTACATATATAGGAAGGAAGATACGATATGCGATTGACAAAGGAACAGAAAGAAAAAGAAAATCCATTACTCGATGACAGACAGCTTAGAGATAAGTGCGTTGGAAGATATGAAGTATTGGACAAGGTAAAGGAATTACTTCTTTTACCAGGAACAGAACTTGCAACAGTAAAACAAGTTGCTGAATTTTATGAAGTTGGAGAAGAAGCAATAGTGGCAGTATACAGCAGACATTCTGACGAATTAGAAACTGATGGTATGAAAGTTGTAAAATACAAGGATCTTTCAAACTTGCAATATGAAAGTTTGAAAACATCAAAAGGAAAAGTAACATTTATATTTAAAGATGGAAACATTCTTGATTTTCCAACAAGAGGGCAAAAAGTATTCCCTCGTAGAGCGATTCTTAGAGTTGGAATGTTACTTAGGGATTCAGAGGTTGCAAGAGAGGTTAGAAATCAGCTTCTTAATATAGAAGAAAAGACTTCAACGGAAACTAAAATAGAAGATATTGAAGAAGAACAGAAGTTAATGCTCAGTGTTGGAATGGCTGTAGCAAGTGGAGATGCAAATGCAGTTGCAATAGCATCAGCAAATCTTGTGGCGTTTAAGAATAGACATATTGAGAAGCTACAGAATGACAACAAAGCATTGGCAGGTGGGATTCTTGCATGGTCTGATAGAAGTAAACTAAATGCAGGTGTTAGACAATTATCTGCTGTGACAGGTATTCCGTTTGGAAATGTTTGGAATGAACTTTACAAAAACCTTCAGTACAAATATGGAATCTGTCTAAAACAGAGAGGTGGAAAACCATTCATTCAGTGGGTAGAGGAAAGTGAATGGGATAATGTTATTAAAACATTTTGTGCTATGTGTGAAGCATATAACCAGTCACCAACAGAAATGTTTCAGCAGACTACACCAGAAATTAAAGCATAATTACATAACTTCCACGCTATATATGTGATGGAAACTGTCTTATACTTTCCAGTTCAAAGAAAGTAGTGTATAATAAAGAAAGAGAGTGATGCACATGAAATACGGAGACATTGTTGTATACAAAAATCAGATTGGAACAGTAGTAAAAAGCGAAAATGATTTTAAGTTCCATCCGTGTAATTATGGAAGTTGCTATTTTAGCGAGTTAAATACAATTACAGACGAGGATGTAAGAGAAGCAACACATGAAGAAAAGTTAGAACTTATAGAAAAAGAATTTACATGGGGCAATGTGATTAAAATACATTGCATTGGAGAATATCAGATTGTAGAGTATATTGATAAAAGAGATAAGAAAACATATTATCATGGATACATTAACTACAGTGATACAAACCATTCATATTTATCTCTTGATTCTGCATTGATTGGATGTATTGGATATAAACATGAGGGTGGAAATGGTAAAGCAGCAATGTATTTTGAGAAAATGATTGGATTAGAATAAATTTATTAGAAGATTGGAGAATAAAAATATGATTTGTTTGGATTGCGGAAATATGGATATTCGATATGATGAAAAAGAGAAATCATATCATTGTAATAATTGTGGTTCGAGAAATATTGGTACAAGAAAAGAAGGGTGTAAATATATGCTAGGAAATGGATTGTGTGGTAAAAATCCTGCATGTACGTCCTCTGGAGAATGTGAAGCACCATGTAGTTATTATGAAAAATAGCAGGAAACCAAGTTTTCTTGTGAAATTAAAAGGAATAGTAAAATGGATAAATATTCGATTGTAGGACATTCAAAGTTAATGGATGAAAGTAATAATATATGGGGATTTGTAGTAGAAAGTGACAATTCAACAGATGTATTATTGTCTGATGGTTATTTTAGTTCCAGTATTGTAATTGCATTAGACGAGATTGCGAGCTTTAAAAATAAACCAGAAATAAAAGAAGGTCAAAAAGTAAAAATTACAATAGAAGTGGAATAGAAAGGAAAAATATAATTATGAGTAACGAATTTAAATCATTTGATGGTGGAAAGCCATTTTTACAACCTGAAAAGCCATTTATGTTAGTATATGAAAGTGAAAAAGATGGATTGTCTATTGCATGGTTGGAAACAGAAGAAGATATGATGGAAACTATTGAAGAAGTAAAATCTTATGGTAGTACAATTGTTGATGCAATAGAAATTGGTAGCTACAGAGAATTTAATGACAATGAATTTTAATTTTACTATGAAAGGAAAATAGAACATATGGAGAATGAATATAAGGTAGAAAAAACAGATCTTGGGACTAGAACTTCCCATCCGTCATATGGAACTATTATGTTTAATAGAGCTTATGGTGGAAAGACACCATTATTCGGAAGCAGTATTGAACATAGTAATGTAATAATAATGGAGTTAAGACATGCAGAAATAGAGCGTGGCTTAAATAGAGATTGGGTTTATGGCAAAGCTCCTATTGCAGAAATAGAGATGAGTTATTCACAATTCGCTGAAGCGATTACATCTTTTGGACAGGGTACAGGAATTCCAGTAACAATTCGCTATACCGAAAAAGATGGTAAAATACCTCCGTGTGATTTTGTTAGCAAAAGAGAACAGTTTACTGATGAATTCAAAGGTAAAACAAAAAATGCAATGAATGAGTCACAGCAGTTAATTCAGGATGTAACTGATTTGTTTTCACAGAAGAAAGCACTAACAAAGGCAGACAAGGAAGCTGTAATATCTAAACTTAGAAAATTAAGTATGGATCTTGGATGTAACTTGGATTTTATTGCAGACCAGTTCAATGAACAGATGGACAAAACGGTTATGGAAGCAAAAGGAGAAATTGAGTCCTTTTGCCAGAATAAAATAAATGCTATTGCAAGTGCTGCGTTGGTAGAGCATAGAGATGAGTTTCTAAAATTGGAAAATCCAGTTGATATTGAATCAGAATAAGGCAAAGAAATTTAATCAATATATTAAGTATTAATAAATATATATAAAAGGGGGAGATGACTAATTATGAACCATATAAATATTTTTGAAACAAAAACAGACTTAGAATTAATGGCTCTTTATTCTGAATTTCTTGATGCAGAAAAGAACGGTGGATTTGATGAAAATACAGAGCTTGGGAAGATTAAAACAGAATATGAAAAAGATTTTGGAGCTAATACTGTAATTATGACGCAAATAGAACTCACACATACTATAGCTGATAGATGGTTCATAGAACATAGAGGAAAAGAAATTTAACTTTCCTTGTCATCTTATAGAAGGGAGAATAGAATTATGGAAGAATATTTTGTAACAGTATTTCCAAAGGAAGAGGGAGAAATACCACAGGATTTTTCAGGCTATGCAGAAGCTAAAAAATTTGCAGATGAAGAATATGGTGAAGGAAATTATACAATTGAATCACCATGCTATTAAATTAATTTTCCTTTAGAAATGGTAGGTGGTAGAAGTGCATATATTTTATAATGAGACTTTTGATTTTCGTATAATAATTAAAACAGAAGATTTTCATATTGCGTGTGAAAAATTGAGAGAATATATTAATGATAATAAATTTGGTTTGCATAAATTAACAATAAATGATTTTACTTATGAACACGTAGATGTGATTCTATAATGAAGTTAATCTTCATGATGGAGGATAAAGGAAATGAAAATTATTATTGAAGCAGAAATATCAGATACAGAAGTAAAAAAGTTAGAAGAAATGGGATATGATGTTAATTACCCATTCTCTACAAATGTTACTCTGGATTATGGTGATAAAATCATTTATGGTAATGGTAAAATTACCATTCCAGATATGAGAGAAAAGATAAGAGAATATATTAATGAGCTTGGCACAGAAATTGACATACTTGAATCTGACTTAGAAAAGCAAATGACTGACAATGTAGAAGCTTGTGAGGTTACGGCAACTGAATCAAGGTTGAATGCTATAATCGAAGTAAAGAATGATTTACTCGGAAGATTAGAAGAGGTAATATAAATGGAAAGACTTGATATTTATAAAACTAATGATGGAAAATCTTTAGTTCTTTTAAACAATGAAACTGATTCGAATGGATATATAAATTATTTACCAATTACAAATAATATAAATGGTATGAGTGTTAATACAAAATCTGGCAATCCTGTTATTATAGATATAGATAATGTATCTATAATTAAGCTGAACAAGTTAGAGTCATACATTGATCATGTAATAGAAAGTGATTTTGATTTTAAAATTAAGTGGTATATTGATGGTAGGCAAAGAGAAGAGGTAAAAGATTGAGCTGAGTAAAATGAAAGACAAACCAAATAAAATAAAATAAAAGCGAAACTCATTGTAGAAGTAGAAGCAGAATTTTATGATGATGAATCATCAGAAGAAACATTGAGATATTGTGTTGAACAGGATTTGGAAGATGCAGGATTAAATGTTATTGATGTGTCTGTCATGAATGAGGTGATATAAATGGAATTTAAAAAAGGCGATAGAGTGTTTCATAAGGGCTTAGAGCTTATAGGAACTTTTATGGAATATGCATGGAATAGCGATGAAGAAGCTATTGTGAAATTTGATAATGCTGACAATCCTGATGATTGTAGACATATATCTGTAAATCAGTTGCAGAAATGCCCAAGTAATAAAGAAATTGGAAAGAGAATTGCGAGGTATAACAGTGGACGAATTTAGAATTAAAATTGAACAGCTTATTGAAGATTTAGAAAATGAAACATCAAATCGTAATATGAATGACTTAGAAGAAGGCAGATATAAAGCTTTATGCGAAGTATTGGATTTAATTGACGAGCAGAAGAGGTGAGGTATGCAATGAGTCGAATTAATAAAACGCAAAATAACTTACAGTCAGTATGGAATAATTTGGATCTTGCTTATGAACATATGGAAAGAGCCATTGAGGATTTATCGCAAATGACTGGATTGCCTGATGAATTAGAGAGGCTGGTTGATCAGTATGATTTGTCGGAAATCAGTATAATGAAGCAGGAAGTTGAAGAATTAATGGAGAATACAAATGGAATCAATTATAAATGAATTGGCAAGAAAAGATACCTTTACAAATGACGAGCGGTATAATTCAGGTTTAAGACTAATAAGAGAAATAGGGTATCGCCATGTTAGTGGAGAACCTGCTGTTAAGTATTATTGTATGTGTAATGGGTACTAAGAATTTGTTGGAAGATTGAAAGAGGTAAAATAAATGGAGCAATGGGATATTATGTGCTGTAAATGTGGAAAATTCATTCTAACAGAACAAAAGCAAGATGGGACAGGCAATATAAAATGCGTAAAAGGTAGTTATGACGATGGATTTTATGATGGAATTGAGGATCAATTCTACTGTAAAGGATGTGCAGAAAAATATAATAAGAAATGACGATTTCTTATGGGAAATTTGGAGGTAATAATATGAAGGTGCTTGGAAGCTTTGTAGATTGTGTTTATGAGCCACATTTATATAAAGAGGATATTAGAGATATTAGAACAAAACTTATAAGTAGATTACCAGATAAAAGAATCTGTGAAATGGCAAGTGTACTTATAATCGACACAAAATATGATGCATATGTTGTAAAAATACGAAGACCTGAACTGAATAGTAGTGGATGTGTTGATATAAAAAAGACTCATAAGAAAATTTACGAAACTGATTTTATCGAAATTTCAAAAAGAGATTATGAAGGATTAGATTGGAGAGAAGCTGCCAAGAAAACGGATGAATTAATGAAACCAGGATCGTTTGTTATTTTTGAAACAGATATTGACGTAGATACATTAATCAAATGAAAAATTGCTTTCTTATTAAAAGCAAATCAAATACAGAAATAAGTATTAGAAGCAGAAACATCTGCTTCTTTTTTAGTACAGAAAATGAGGTAATGAATATGAGTAAACGACACGACAATACGAGCAGAGCAAGTGAGTTTATCTGCTTAAGATGTCTTAGCAAAAATCAAGTTGGTGATAAAATACGTAGACCGAATATGAGAGAGAAGGATCATGTAAAAAATTTGTGTTGCCTATGCACAAAGTTGCAAATGAGAACTAAAAATCTTGAAGTTAGGTGGTGCGATGATTTTGATGAGCGAATGGAATATGCAAAGAAAATTAAGTCAAAATATTATGATGAGAATAATGAGCTGCTACCAGAATGGCAAACAGAGAATATGTATGTAGGAAAGGTGGTCGATTAATATGTTAGCTGAAAGACAAATTAGTTATGAAGGAAGAATTATTAATTTCCCTATTAACCAGGATAAAAAAGAAACAAGCATTGGAAAATCAACAAAAATGTGGTGTCTTAAATCAGAAGATGAAATTATGAAAGTATATAATGTATTTAAGCATAAGGCTGATAATTCTGCTACAGAAAACAAGTATACAATAAATCTGAGAAATCTCACAATGTTTGTATGTGCAATTAATATTGGACTGCGTGGTGGAGATTTTTGCAACTTAAAATGGTCTGATATTTATGATGAATCATGGAATATAAAAGAAAAAGGAGAATATGTACCTGAAAAGACAAAAAAATGTCATAAACATATAGATTTGTATTGGAATGCAGATTTCATCTTTGCTATTAATCAGTGGTATGAGTGGAAAATATACTCTTCTCATATTAATCTAAATGATTATATATTTACATCACAGAAAGGTGTAAAAATGACTGAAAAGGCATGGTATTCAATAATGGAAAAGACTCGTAGAGAAGCTGGAATAACGCAGAAAATAGGCACTCACGGGCTTAGAAAGACTATGGCAAATAGATATATTAAATGCTCTGATGACAAAGCACAGGCGTTAATGGAAGTGTCAAGTATGTTTGGACATAGCGATTTAAGAATAACAGAGCGTTATGCTTGCCTTGAAGATGAACACATAAGAGAGAACAAGGAGAAGACATCGTTTATATTTAGTTGAGATGAATCACGTCTTCTATATTGCAATTAAGATTCTGGCAGATTTTTTCAAGTGTTTCAAATTTGATACTATCTGTTTTACCATTGCAAAGTTTATTTATTGTAGAGGAAGCTATTCCTGTCTCTTGTGCTAATTTATATTGTGATTTATTCATCTTTTTAAGGGTTTCATTAAGTGTTATTTGCATAAAAACCTCCTTGATATATACATTTTACCAAATTTTTATAGTCTCTGCAATAATTAGTGTTGACAATAATTAGCGTATACGCTATAATATAAACTATCAAGAGGTAAAGAACTTTTAGAAGGGAGGAAAGTGATATATGGAAATCAACACTTTTGATATATTAATGATTGATTTTGGAGAAGTTGAATTTGCAGGTGAGCAAGGCGGTATAAGACCAGCAGTTGTTATTCAGAATGCATACGGAAATATCTACTCTGATACAACTATTGTGATGCCGTTTACAAGCAAGATAAAACACCTTCAGCAGCCAACACATTCCTTCTTCTATAAAGATATAAATAAAGGATTAACCAAAGACTCAATGATCCTTGGTGAATGTGTTAGACAAGTTTCAAAAAAGAGAATAATTAAGAAGTTAGGTACTATTACTAAATTACAAGAGAAGAAAAAGATCAAAGCAGTGTATGATGCTAATTTCGGACAATTAGAGGAGGCTTAAAATGGAATATATTAAAATGACATTAGAAGAGGCAAAAAAGTTTGCAAAAAAAGATGCTATTGTATTAGTAGCGAAGCAGGATTTAGCAAAACCTGATGTGAATGTTGGATTTTGTAAAAAGAAGTTTTGCGACTGCACAAATATCTTGGAAGAAGCTGCGAGCATCGCAAAGGTATGTGATGAATTTTCCAACGGACTTAGAGTTTTCTCAGAAATCCAAGAAGAAACACCAAGGGGATATTTACATACAATTCTTTCAAGAAAATAGTTACGAGGGCAGAATTTGGGACTCGTAACATGATATCATATAAAAAATAGAATAAATGTTCGACAAAAGTATTGACAAAACCGAACGAACGTTCTATTGTATTAAATGTGAGATACAAAAAGAGGAAGTCGAGCATCATAGTGCTGGAACACTCGCTCGACTTCCTCTAATAATATTGTTTATTGAATTGTTGTTCATGAGTGTACTGGAATACACTCATAATTATAATACATATAAATTGACGGAATGTCAATTAAATTCAAGCAATTCAGCACATTTTCACGATATTTAATTTTAATTTAATAAATTATAGGGCTATCGCCAAGCGGTAAGGCACAGGATTTTGATTCCTGCATTCGTTGGTTCGAATCCAACTAGCCCTGTTATGCACTGAATCACACCCGATGTAAGTGCAGAAACGCAAGGTACTTGTTTCTTTGTACATAAATTTACCTTGTAAGAGCAGAATGTGTAGCTGCTATAGTTCTACCATAGTTTAATCCACTAACGGATGAGGCATCAGCTTTACAGGAAAGCCAATCGTGTAAGGTTCAACTCCTTGATGCCTCTTATTATAAATAAGAAGAAAGGGTGATAGAAATCTCGAATAGTTGAGATAGGAAACGGAGAATAATTAAATATCAAACATAAGGAGTGGTAACAATGAAAAACGAAGAATGGAATGAAGATCAAATGAAAATTCTTCATGAATACTGCGACAATGAAATGGCAGAAATAAAAAAGATGTGCAATTTAATTATTATGAATGCAGGTGGAATTAGTGGAAAAGAATATGATGACATATATAGTTTGGCACAATTTCTTTTGTTTAAATGCGTAAAAAAATATGATGCGAACAATAAAAAAGGTGCTTCTTTCAAAACTTTTTATAGAGGAATACTTAATCGAAGATTATATGCTACATATTTACGAGATAAAAATCGTCAATGTCGAAGTAATACAAGAATAGACAAAGATGGTAATAGAGTATTTCTGCCAGATGTATCACTTGATGCACCTACAAAAGATTGTGTTGATACATTAGAAAGAATTTCTATATCTCCTACATTAGAGGATGATTTCTTTAAGCCAGATTTAAAAGAAATAATAAAAGAATATCTAAATAATTTGTCGGATGAGCAGTTAGAGGTAGCAAATTTATTTATGGAGGGCTACCATGCAAATGATATAAAAGATATTTTACATATAACACAAACTGAATTTAATAATCGTATGAACGGAATGAAATCGTATAGAAATATTTCGATTTTATTATAAAACACATTGAATAATAGGAGGAATAAACATGGCAAGACCTAGAAAACAAACATATACAATGAGTCAATACTTGGATAATGTTAGCGAAGGATATATAAAAAATGATGCTGACACTCAGAGAAATCCTGCATGGAAAGCAATTATAGATGGACTATCAGTTACAATTCTAACTGATGACTATATTCCTCCTATTATCCTTTCAGAAGAAGATAGTGGACAAACTAAAATTGTCGATGGTGGAAGTCGTACAGCAGCTTTTCAAATGATTAAATTAGGCAATTATAAAATCAAATCGTCTGTAGAAGATTCTATCATTAAATATAAAAAGATGATAAAAGACAATGAAGGAAATATATCATGGGATGATGCAGAGTTTGATATACGTAACAAAACATACAGTCAGTTTCCAAAAGAACTTCAGAAGAAATTCGATGAATATCAGGTTGAGACAGTCATTCATGAACATTGCAACAAAAAAGAAACTGCAAAGTATATGAAACGTTATAATGAGCGAAAAAACTTTACGACAAGCCAAAAGCAATTTTTGTATTTACCAAATTTTGCAGATCGGATTAGGTCAATTATGAAAAGAAATTTCTTTATTAATTGCTGCAATGTTAAAGAAACAGACAGAGAGAATGGAATCCTCGAAAGAATAATTAGTGAGTCTGTTATGACTATGTTTCATTTTAATAAATGGAACAAAAATGGAAAGAAATTAGCAATATATTTAAATGACAATGCAACAGAAGAGCAATTTAATATATTGGATAAAAATATTAGTCGATTAGGGAAAATAGTTGATGCAAATACTAAACAGTTATTTACCGTTAAAGATTCTTTTATCTGGATTACATTATTTAATAAGTTTTCAGAAAAAGGATTAGATGATGAAATGTTTAATGATTTTTTAACGGCATTCATTAATTCTTTAAGAAAGACTTCTGTTGATGGCAAATTGTTTGATACTGTTGATGAGAATGCAAGTACAAAAGATAAATCAGTTATTGCTGATAAATTACATATTTTGGAAACTCTTATGAATGATTTTTTACATATTGATGATACGGAAACAGAGAATAATACAAGTGAGAGCACAATTGATAATGTCGAGAAATCAACACTCTCATTCGTACAGGAAAATGCAAATCCAGAAGCGACAGATGAGGACATTGATACTTACTCTGACCTTGTTGATTATTGCTTTGACCACAATGGAATTGAAGTCAATGCTCCAATATATCAGCAATGCCAAACAGCTCTAATCGCATTAATGGCATATGCTTGTGAGAATGAAAATGAGGATAAATTTGAGGAATGGGTTAATAAATACAAAAATCAGAAGAAATTTAGCCCTTCACAGAAAGTAAATTATGATTTCATGAAGAAATCTTTCGATAAGATGGCAAATGCATAATACATAAAGGAGAACAAAAATAAAATATGAAACTAACGAATATTATAATCCCAGATTACCTAGAAAAGTCTGTACCAAATGAGACAAAGATGAATAGAGTAAAGAGATATTTTATAGAACATGGGGAGCTGGACAAGCCAATTATAATTAACCATAAAAAAGAATTAGTAGATGGATACATAAGATATTTAGTGCTTAAAGAGTTTGATGTGGAAGATGTCAAACAATATAGATATGAATATGAAAGAGAAAATAAAATAATTACATACATATATGGTAGGCATCCAAATCAGCAGAGTAATAAAGAATACGTTTGGAGAGTTCCGACTTCTGAAAAATGGAGAATGTTTGTAGAGAATATATCTGTAGGAGATATAGTCATGTGCTACACAAAATGCGGTGTTAAGCCGGTAATTATATCAAGGATTATAAGATCTGACTTCAGACCAATGGATATTCCAGAGAATATGAAGATTAAAAGAATTGCTAAAAATCAGAGGTTATAGATTATGATGAATACTGAATTTGAAATATTACATGATACATTTTTCCAAAATGGAAATATGAATCACTTAGAGGAATGTAACAGCGTAAATTATCATGCAATAACGCATGAAGATACAGAAATACTTGGTGCGTTTTGCGATGTAACAGGTTTTCATGGTAATGATTTACAGAAATTGTTAATACTTGGATATATGAGTTGGCAAGGAGAGAATAAATACATATGAAAGATAAGTTGTTCATTATAGGAATGTTTATAGTAATTGCGATACTCGCTATATTAGTAAATATTGAAATATTCAGCATGGTCGTAAATGCTAATATACCTGATTGGTTAAAATATTTATTGTTGAGATAAAGGAGGATTAAAAAATGCCAGAGAGTGATTTAAAGATTATTAAAAACTGCTCAGATGATGAGAAGAGAGAGTATCTACATGCTATGAGCAAAGAGAGACTTGTAGAGATTATAATTAGACTAACAAGGAAGTAAAGTGAACTATGTCAGTTAAATTTGCAAAAGATCTTATAAAAGAAATAAATAACAGTGATAAGATTCCTGTTAAAAATAGTTGTGTAACTGGCGATGAATTTGAGAAATGGTTAAGAAGAGAAAAGAAGACAATCGTGATTGAACTTGAAAATTCGCTTCTTTGGATTGTGAGGTAAAGTAATGGAAAATATTGATGAAATGAAGAAAGAAATGTATTTTGCAAATATAGTGATTGGTGCGATTGATAATGTCAAAACTCCAATGCTTATGTATGAAGAAGAAAAGCAAGTAGTAAGAAAAGCACTTAAAATGTACATTGATAAAATTGAAGATAAAATGTGTAGGAATTAAATCACAGTAAAGTTCGATTTCTTTGGAAAAATGAAAGGAGAAGATTATGAGTCAGTGGACACATGTAGCAGCAATTTTTAGATTAGATAGTTTTGGAGAGATTTCAGATGAAGATATTTATAAAGTCTTCGGTAAAGAAGTAACTTGGAATGATTTATACGACTATGACGAATCAGATAATACAAAGACATTGCCTATGGGTAGCGAAGGAACACTAGAAATGAGTATTTGGCATAATTCAGATAAAGGTTGTATGGCATCCACAACAGTATCAATCTTTGGAGATTTAAGAGATTATGGTGGAAGCGATATAGATAAGCTAAAAGAGTGGTTTAATGATTGTTGTGGACAATTTATGGTTAGACAGGCAGTAATGCATGTGATTGACGAATATGCCGATGAACCATTAGTTGTACAGTATGTTGAATAGAAAGAAAACTTCGTTTCCTTTGGATTATAAACGGAGAATATAATAATAGAAACAATTAACAAAAATAAATATAAGAAAGAAGAGGTACAAAATATGGATGGATTTATGATGTTTAAAAAGGCTTTACAGAAGCACTTCGATGAAATGCAGAAAGAGACTACACATTTATTTGAGGTAAATGTAGACAAAGATGAATTATGGAATACATATCTTGATAGCTTCCCTGCTGGTACAAATGAGATTTTCAGAGAGCGTAGAGAACATGATTGTAGTTGTTGTAGACAGTTTATTAAGAATATTGGTTCTGCTGTCACTATCAAGGACAACCAGATTCATACGATTTGGGAACTGAATCTTGGTGATACAACATATCAGCCAGTATGTGATGCACTTGATGCTTTTGTAAAAGCTCATACAGTTACAGATATTTATACAACTAAGTTCCCTAAGATTGGTACAGATTTTAACTTTGAGGAAATCAATGGAAAGTCTCATCAGTGGGATCATTTCTTCTTAGAGCTTCCAAATAAGTTTGTAAATAGAAGTAGTCGTTCTAATGAGGAAGTTAAAGGACAGTTCAGAGATACAAGAAATGTATTTAAGCGTTCTCTCGATGAAATTACTATGGATGCACTTGATACAATTCTTGAACTTATCAACTCAAATACACTTTACAAGGGCGAAGAGTGGAAAGGTGTACTCACAGAGTTTAAGAAGTATAAGAAAGAATATGATAGGCTGACTTCTGATACTGAAAAGGATTTATATGCTTGGGAGAAGTCGGTAACAGCAGGTATGGCTATCGGAAGAATTAGAAATCATTCTATCGGAACACTTCTTATTAATGTAAGTGAGGATATGGAACTTGACACAGCAGTTAAGAAGTATGAGCAGATTACAGCACCGAGCAACTATAAAAGACCAAAGGCTATTTTTACAAAGAAAATGCTTGAGGATGCAAAGAAGACCATTACAGAGCTTGGATATATGGATTCATTACAGAGAAGATTTGCTAATCTGAATGATATTACTGTAAATAATGTACTGTTCTCAAATAAGAGTGCTGCAAGAAGAATGGTTGGCGCAGATGATATTTTTGGTCAGATGGAAAAAGATGTTGCTGTAAGTCCTAAAAAGTTTTCTAAGGTTGAGGAGATTTCAGCACAGGATTTCATTGATAAGGTACTTCCAACTGCAAAGGAGATTGAAGCTTTTGTAGAGAATAAACATGAGAAGAACTTTGTTTCTATGATTGCACCTGTTAATCCAGATGCTAAGACAATGTTCAAGTGGAACAATGGATTATCTTGGGCTTATTCAGGAAACATTACTGACTCTGATATGAAGCAGAATGTAAAAGCTGCTGGCGGTAATGTTGACGGTGTACTCAGATTTTCTATTCAGTGGAACGAAGATGGTCATGATAATTACGACCTTGATGCACATTGTATTGAGCCAGATGAGAATGAAATTTTCTTTAGTAATTGTAGAAAGCCAAGTGTTTCAAGAATGGGTGGTCAGTTAGACGTTGATATTATTCATCCAGATAGAAAGGTTGCAGTAGAGAATATTACTTGGGAAGACCTGTCAAAAATGAAACCAGGTGTTTATAAGTTCTTTGTACATCAGTATTCGGGTGCAGTAAGGCATGGATTCAGAGCGGAAGTTGAGTTCAATGGAGAGATTTATTCATTTGATTATAGCAATCCTATGAGAACTGGTGAGAATGTTCAGGTGGCAGAGGTAACACTTGACAAGAATGGTAACTTCTCAATTAAGGAAAAGCTGTCTGGAAGTTCATCTATTTCAAGTCGTGAGATTTGGGGTGTAAATACAAATCAGTTTGTTCCTGTATCAGTAATTAGTTACAGTCCAAACTATTTTGACGAGCAGGATGGAATTGGTCATAGACATTTATTCTTCTTCCTGAAGGATTGTGTAAATAGTGAAGAGCCTAATGGATTCTATCTTGAGTTTCTTGACAATGATTTAATGAAACATAAGAGAGTATTTGAGGCTTTAGGTGCTAAGTGTCATGTAGAAGATACTGATGATCAGCTTTCAGGAATTGGATTCTCTATGACAAAGAGAGCAGATTTAGTTGTTAAGGTTAAGGGCGCAACAGAGCGTGTAATGAAGATTAAGTTTTAATTAGAAAAGGAGATTATTATGACAAACAACGAATTATTTATCAATGCAACAAGAGCAAACTATCAGTTCCCATTCAGAGGAATGATTAACGTAATTGATTTGTGGGATTTATCTCTCACAAATCTGGACTCAGTATTTAAGACACTCAATGCGGAAGTAAAGAAGTCTGAGGAAGAGAGTCTTCTGAATACTAAGTCAAAGGAAGATGAGGAGATTTCTAACAAGATTGAAATTGTCAAGTATATTGTTGGTGTGAAGCTGGATGAGAAGAAAAAGAGAGAAGACGCTAAGAAAAATGCTGAGATGAGACAGAGATTGCTTGAAATCAAGGCTAAGAGACAGGACGCAGCACTTGAAAATATGTCTGATGAGGATCTGGATAAGGCACTTGCAGAATTAAGTGAGTAATTGTTACAAATATACCATATATAGTATTAAAAATAAGTAATATATATACTATATATGGTATATATTTTACATTAGAAAGAACGTACATTTCTTGTGAAATTTTGGAGGTGAAATTATGTTATTTTGGTTATTTTTAATTTTATTAATTGTAGGAATTGGATTATCAGGATTGGAATGAGAATATAACATATTATAAAAATCTTCAGAAAGATTTTTGGGTTGGTATTTTTGTTCCTAATGTATACGACCAGTTTGAAACAATTGATTACACAAAATATGGGAGAAAATAATACAATGTCAAATTTATATGTATATCTAATGTGTTCTCGTAACAAGGATAATAAGGATATTCCAAATTTTAAGCAACGAGATAAGACAATTCTTGAATATAAAGAGAATGAAGACAAAATAATTGAAGAATTTAAAAGTTTTGCAGCTAAAGGAGTTCCTAGTGAACAAATAAGATTATACAGGTCAGTCAATTCAAGGAATGAAGAGAAAATCAGAGAAGAGTTGATTATTCGTCTGTTGAGAGATAAGCCGAGTATCACACAGCTCGATCGTACATTGGCTTCAGTTGCACAGCAGGTACAAAATCGTGATGAGAGTAAATGGCTGTTTGATTTTGATGTAGACGATGAGAAGCTTGCAATGGATTTTTATTGGGATGTTCATAGTTGTTCGTATATTCCAACAAGATACATTGAAATATGCAAGACTCCTCATGGTTATGCAATCATTGTTCCGCATGGTTTCGATACAAGAGAACTTATGGAAAAGTGGAAAGATTATGATATTACATTAAAGAAAGATGAGTTGTTGTTTTTGGATATGATTACGAATAAGTGAGGTGAAAGAGTGAAAATAAAAGATAAAATACGAGATAAATTAAGAACTTGGTTGTTTGAGACTGAATTAAAGGACTTGCAAAAATCTACTATACAGATGCAAATGGCACGAAATCAATATTCAGATGCATATAGATTAGTCAATGACTGTCATCAATTAATGAATTCAATGATGGATGTCGGAACTGATATTCATTTATATAGTGATCATTCTTGGGCGGTTGTATGTATTAAAGGTCATCCAGAGTACGTATCATTTATGCCATTGTCATCTGATGATGCTCGTAGTGTAATCAGATTTTTACAACGATTCAAATATTCAAATAAGGTGGTTGATTCACCTTTTGGATTTAAAAATATGATTAATGATCATATTATGGATAATCCATTTGTAAAGTAGAGAATAATATAATATAGAAAATTTTCTTAGCTTGGACATTCGTTCAAGTATTTCCAAAAACAAAAATAAAGTAATGAAATATTTTTTTCTTATGGTTTTTGCAGACGTGCAAATTCCATAGGATTTTACAACAAAATAATTAAGAAGAAAGGATTTAACAGTAAATTCTAGGATAAATGATTGCGCAATCTCTGTAGATTAAAGGATTTTGACAGAGAATAAAGAAAAAAATAATTATTGTGAGAAGAACTGGAAGTTAGTGAACTTCTGTGAGTTCGATAAATATGCAACAACCTCTTATTGTGCTATTCACAATGAGGATGGAAGTAAAAATCTTGGTGATATTACTAAGGTTGATGAAACAAAACTTGAACCATTTAACATGATTTGCGGAGGATCGCCCTGTCAGGATTTTTCGGTCGCTGGTAAGCAGAAAGGTTCTGTATGGACTTGTAAAGATTGTGGATATGAATATAACCCACTGACAGTTCATTGGTCAGAAAGAGATAAGTGTCCATACTGCGGAAGTAATAACATTGAGAAGACTCGTTCATCTCTTTTGGTAGAGTATCTGAGAGTTATTAGAGCAAATAAACCGAATTTCGGTATGTACGAGAATGTAAAGAATATTGTGGGAAAGCAGTTTAAAGATACATTCAAGATGTTCACAGATGAGTTGGACGAGTATGGATACAATGTGTACTGGAAAGTTCTCAATGCAAAAGATTATGGTATTCCTCAGAATCGAGAGCGTGTCTATCTGATTTTTATTAAGAAAGAATTGGATAACGGCAAATTTACATATCCTGAACCATTTGATAATGGAATGAGATTAAAAGATATTCTTGAAGAGAATGTTGATGAGAAGTTTTATATCTCAGAAGATAAGGTTCAGAGATTTTTAACAAATCTCAATAACGAAGACGCTTTATTATACGATGCTTGTCAGGTTAAAAGAGAAGGAAAATCAAGAGAATATAATGATTTCTGTCCTACTTTAACAGCAAGAGATTATAAAGATCCACGTCTTGTAAATGATAATAGAGTCAAGCAACTTGGGAATATTGTTAGTACAGGAAATTGGGACAATCCACAAAGAGGAAGGATTTATTCATCGGAGGGTTGTAGTCCAGCTTTAAATTGTTGTGGTGGAGGTGGACTTGAACCCAAAATTGTTCAATTAGGAAATGTAAACCCATCTGGCAAAGGTATGAATGGTAATGTGTTTGACGAGAATGGGTTAGCACCGACTCTTACAACAAATAAGGGTGAGGGCAATAAGATTGCAATTCGCCAAGCAACTAAGAAAGGATATATTGAATGTGAATTTGGTGGCGTAGCTGATTTATCATATCCAGAGTCTAAAACAAGAAGAGGTAGAGTTCAGGAAAATGGTCAGATTTGTCCAACAATTACTGCAACTGAGACAGGGGTTTGTAGAATTGAATCACCTATTAGAATCAGAAAATTAACTCCGAAGGAGTGTTTTAGACTTATGGGATTTTCAGATGAGAATTTTGAAGCTGCTGAGAAGATGGTAAGTAACAGTCAATTGTACAAGCAAGCAGGAAACTCCATCGTAGTAGATGTCTTATATTACATATTGGTTGAATTATATAAGGCTATGCCATATCTTTTTGAGGATTTGAGATTAAGTAGTTTCTTTTCTGGGATCGGCGCATTCGAGATAGCATTGAATAGATTATATGAAGGAATCAACTCTGGAAATTTTATAAATCCGCAAGCAGATTAAGTTCTGCTTGTGGTGATAAATATACTGCTATAAATGATTTTGAATTAACGAGAAGTAAATGGGTTAATGACAAGTATAAAAAATTTTATGAAGAAAAAGGTTATCTTCCAAAATATTTCGATGTTTATAACGGAACAGAAGTGAAAGATTTTGCTCCTACAATATCCACAAGAAGTAATGGAGCTATGGGAAGTGGAACTTTGCTTGTTATATGTAATTAAACAGAGAATAACAGAATATGAAGTTGGCAGGAAAGCGGAATTTCTTCTGAGTTTTCAGAGAATAAATACATATAAAAATAAAGAAAAGAGGTAACAAAATGAGCAAAACATTAATCGTAGTAGATATGCAGAATGATTTTATTGATGGAACACTTGGCACAAAGGAAGCACAGGCGATTGTTCCAAATGTCAAGAAGAAAATTGAAGAATATTATAATCGTGGAGATAGAATTATTTTCACAAGAGATACACATTATGAAAACTATTTAAGTACACCAGAAGGTATCAAGTTACCAGTTGAACATTGTATTTACAATACTCATGGATGGCAGATTGCAGACGGATTAGAAGTTCCAAATTGTACATATATCAATAAGGAATCTTTTGGTTGGACACATTGGACTGACTTTGGATTTAACAATGATATAGAACTTATTGGTCTTTGTAGCGAAATTTGTGTAGTATCAAATGCTTTAATTATTAAAGCTGATTATCCATTTATTAATGTCACAGTAGATGCAAGCTGCTGTGCAGGAGTCACACCTGATAAACATAAAGCGGCTATGGAAGTTATGAAAAGTTGTCAGATTGAAGTGATTGGAGAGTAGAATATGGATAAGTACATGAGTGTGATAACCAATTTTGGATGCCACTATTTATGTCCATATTGCATTGTAAAGAATAATAATCTTCAGATTCCAAAGAGTACGATTGATGGATTGAACTCTTTGGAAGAGGAGATTAAGAAAAATCAGTGTAATTGGGTATCAATATCTGGTGGTGGAGATCCATTATGGAATTTAGAAAATAATATAGAGTGGTATAGGAAATTCTTCGATATAACTTTACATAAAGTTCAGATAGAGCTGCATACAAGTATGCCAAATGTAAAAGATGCACCATATGCATATTTTGACAGAGTTGTATACCATTTACATGATTTTGAACAACTTAAATTCATCAAGCGATTAAGATATGAAATTGTAAGAGTCGTATTCGTAGTCACGGAAAATTTCACAGAGGATTTAATCAACAGAATAGCAGTGTATTGTCATAACTCAGATATTATTGATGAATTGAGTTTCAGACAGATGGTAGATGATCACTATCAAGAAACAGATTATTGTAGAGAATATCTTAGAGAAGGACATCAGAAGTTATGGTGGTACATTGAACAATGTGATTATAACTTGTACTACTGTGAAAACAAAGTATACACGGAGTATAAAAAGATTGGGGGAGAATAATGAAGTGTAAGAATTATATCATTAATACTTTCAGACATTTTAAAAAAGTCTGTACTCATAAACATTGGGTATTCTACTATTGCTGTAAAGTGGGAATTCCATTTCAAGGGTTAGTACATGATTTATCTAAATTTTCTCCAACGGAATTTTGGGAGAGTGTTAAGTATTATCAAGGTACTTCAAGTCCAATAGATGCTTGTAAGAAAGAAAATGGTTGGTCAGCAGCTTGGATGCATCATAAGGGAAGAAACAAGCACCATTACGAATATTGGCAGGACAATTTTGATAATGGTGGGAATCCTATTGAAATGCCAATAAAGTATAAAAAAGAAATGCTTTGTGATTATCTTGGAGCAGGCAGAGCATATCATGGTAAATCATTTAATTTTGAGAAGGAATTAAAATGGTGGAAATCTAAGAAAAGTAAACCAATTGCAATGCATCCAAATGACATGGCTTTTATTGATAAGTACATTAATCTGTTTTATGAGTGCGAAAACAGAGAATATGATATTAGAACAATATTTAATCAAATCAAGAAAGAAGGAAAATAATATGGAGCAGATTATTACAAGTTTGTTGGAGACAGATGCCTACAAATTGTCAATGGGACAGGCTATTTATCATCAGTTTAGCGATTATAAAACCACTTGGAGTTTTAAATGTCGTAATAAGGATGTTCATTTTACACCAGAAATGGTAGAAGAGATCCGTAGACAGATTAAATTATATTGTGGTTTGAGATTCACAGAAGATGAACTTACTTATATTGATAATATCAAATGGATGAAAGGTTCGTATGTTGATTTTCTGAGATTGTGGCAGCCAAGATATGAGGATTTTGAGATTACAACAGATTCAGATTGCGGTCTTTCTATCGAAACATTTGGTACATGGCTTAATACATCTATGTATGAGATTCCTACACTTGCGATTGTGAACGAAGTATATTTCAGAATGGCATATAACTATGAGGAATTGCTTAATAGTTTCAAAAAGAGATTAGATGAAAAGTATGAAAATCTCAGAAGTGGTCATTGGTATGCTGGTACATTTTCTGAATTTGGTCTTAGAAGAAGACTTTCTGCTGAAGCACAGGAGTTAGCTGTTGAGAAGTTTTCACATTTGAATGATACATTACACAGTCCATCTAAATTTGTTGGTACATCTAATGTATATCTCGCAAAGAAATATAACCTTACACCTGTTGGAACTATGGCTCATGAATGGATTATGTGTTCTGGTCAGGGCAATCATAAGCACAATCCCGCATATTCCAACTGGTATGCTCTTGATGCATGGGTTAGAGAATATGGTGTGTTAAATGGTATTGCGCTCACAGATACAATTACAACTGATTGTTTCTTGAAAGATTTTCAGTTGACATATGCAACATTATTCAGTGGTGTAAGACATGATAGTGGCGATCCAATTGAATGGGGCGAAAAGATGATTAATCATTATGAGTCACTTGGTATCAATCCTAAGACAAAGACACTTCTGTTTAGTGACAGTCTTGATTTTGAAAGAGCGGATAAGTTATTCAGACATTTCCATGATAGAGTGAATGTTGCATTTGGAATTGGTACTTATTTGAGTAATGACACAGATGTTCCTGCTTTAAATATTGTAATGAAAACCACTAAATGTAACGGTATGGATGTTGCAAAAGTGTCTGATGTAGAAGGTAAAGGCATGTGTAAAAACCCTGATTATGTTGATTATCTAAAGAGATGTATTAATTGGAGAATGGATCATGAATAAAATTTTACTTATACCAGGAAGTTTTAATCCAATTACCAACGCCCATGTTGATATGGCATTGACTGCGAAAAAAGCGGTTAATGCTGATGCTATATTGTTTATTCCTGCACATGATACATATGTTGCGAAGAAAAAGACTTTGATACCTGGATATTGTCGAGTGTCGCTGATTAATTCAATGCCAAATTGTGAGGAAAATAATATGTGGGCATCCGAAGTTGAAACAACCAGCTTCTTTCCACAGAGGACATACAATACTATTACTCAGATAAGAGATATGAATGAAAAAGATTATATCTTTAATGAATATTATATATGTTTAGGAATGGATAATATTGAAACACTTACAACTTGGTATAATTGGAAACCGTTTGTTGAGGAATATAATTTTGTAGCATGTGTGAGAGAAGGTCAGAATCTTGAGACTGCTTTAAGAGAAGCAAATCTTATGGAATATAAAGATCACTTCACAGAAATTCAGATACCAGAAAATCATACTTCTTCAAGTTTGGTTAGAGATTTATGTGAAAAGGGTGAATTTGAAAAGGTTAAAGAATTAGTTCCTAGAAATGTATATGAGTATTTAATTCGGTTCTATGATGTGATGAATCGAATGTAGGAAGGAGAATGTATAAATGTTTGATGCTAAGAAAGTAAAAAATGAAATCGTAGAGTGGATCAGAAATTGGTTTGAACAGAATGGTAAAGATTGTATGGCAGTAGTGGGAATTTCTGGTGGTAAAGATTCAAGTGTTGTAGCTGCATTATGTGTAGAAGCTCTTGGCAAAGATAGAGTTTTTGGTGTGATGATGCCACAGGGAAGACAAAGAGATATTGAATATAGTCGTAAACTTTGCAGTTTTTTAGACATTCCACGTACTATTATTCCAGTCGGAACAATTGTGAATGTTGCTGAATATGAAATTAAAACATCATTAGATGAAGAGTTATCAATTCAGACAACAACAAATCTTCCTGCTCGTATTCGTATGACTACGCTTTATGCAGTATCACAGACAGTAAATGGTCGAGTTGCAAATACGTGTAATCTTTCCGAAGATTGGGTGGGTTACGCCACAAAATATGGTGACGCTGCTGGTGATTTCAGTCCGTTATCTCAGCTTACAGTAACAGAGGTTAAAGCTATTGGTCGTGAGTTGGGACTTCCGTCAGAATTAGTTGATAAGACACCTACTGATGGTCTTTGTGGAAAGACTGATGAAGATAACCTTGGATTTACTTATGCTGAATTAGATTCATATATCAGAGATGGAATTGAGCCAAGTGAGGAAGTAAAAGCTAAGATTGATTCAATGCATGAGAAAAATCTGTTTAAATTACAGCCAATGCCAAGTTTTGTGTATCAGGCGTAAATGAGATACTATATATAGTGTTTATAGAAAATATAGACACTATATATAGTAATATTTTTGCAAAGAAACATAGATTTCTTTTGGATGTGAAATGAGGTGAATTATGGCTTATATAGAGAATGTTGTGATAGGAAAGCCAATAGCAGAACCACAACAGGTGTTTGCATTAGATGAAAATGATTGGAACAGAATTGAGCAGGAAAAGACTTATTATACAAACGAGAGGTTTCTTCCTAGAATTCTTGTGGAATTAGGCATTTATCCGTCAATTAGTGAGATTAGACGAAATAAGCCTAATCTTATGGTAAGTTTAGATAATGTTGATTTTATTGATAACTTGAAAGTTAGTAGAAAAAGAAGACTGTGGATTTTAGTAGGAGAATAACATAACAGGAGGTGCAAAATGTACAGTCCATGTGTGGAATGTAAATTAAGATACAATAAAGAATATTCGGCAGAATGTGATAATAAGTGCGATTATGCCAATGTATATCGAAGGTTAAAATCTGCTAATAACAAACTTGAAGATTATTATAACCAACAGAAAAATAATGATTATTTTAGCGATGATGGAAAGAGATTGATTTGTAGAGTAATTGAAAATTGTCAAAAGATTGTAAATGATACCTTTTTGAGTTAGGAGGATAATAAAATGGCAAAATTTAATAAAGTGGCGATTGTAAATTTGGTAGATGATTACAATAAGAAGGATTATGGATTTGCTTTATATGATGAAGATATGAATGAAATTGTTAAGTATGACACCAATCATCCGTTATATGTGATTGTAAATGCAAGAGGAAAAGATAATAGAGTCCTTGGAATTTTAAAAGAAATTAAGACAGTCGAAGAGTATGGCAAAGGTGTGACAGCTCAGGTTGTTGGTGTAGTTAATATGAACGCATACAATGCAAGAATTGATGAGGAAAATCGTCAGAAAGAAATTGCAAAGCAGAAAGCCTCTATTGAGAAAGAGCTAAAGTCTGAGATTGAAAAGATGAATAATATTGCTTTATATGAAAAGATGGCAAAGGAGCATCCTGAGAATCCAAGACTCACTGAACTTGTTAATGCACTAAAAGAATTAGGAGAATAATATGGCAGGGTTTGTATCAAAACAACCAAATGGATTATATTGTAGATTTTCGAGTGTCATAGGTTGCCCTACAGCATGGAATATGACGAGAGAAGATTATATCAATATGAAAATGCAGGAAGCAAAAGAAGATGCTGAAGATGTGTTAGATAATTATTTGTAGCCATTTGATATGGTGATGGATATGTATTATCCAAACAATATGACAAAAGAGGAATTTGATAAATTCCTTGAAGAGACTGGATATGATGAGAAATCTGAATAAATCAGAGAATAATATAAATATAGGTGATCACTTATTATATAAAAACAATGTAAACATGCTAATAAAGAAAGGAATTAAAAAATATGAAAAAATTAGTAAGTACTTTAATTGTAACCATGATGATTGTAGGTTCTACTATCCCAGCATATGCCTGCACACCACCACTTAATCCGCCATCCATAGAGATTCCAGATATCAATTTCGAGCCCGATGGTGCTTTAAAAGATGCAATCGATAACTATGTAAAAAATTGGCTTGAGAAATGCGTCCTCGCTGCACCGACAGTGAAATATGCATCTTATTTCAAGAGTGCATCAAGGTATTTTAACTATAGTCACGTAGCCGTCAAATGGTCAGAGGTCGAAAATGCAACGTCTTACAAAGTAAGAATTACAAAAGCCGATGGAACATGGAAAGAATATGATACAACCTATACAGCGTTTTACCGCACTAATTACACTGATGATTTCATCACAGATGGTATGGACGGAGCTACAGTAAGCGTCAAAGCTTATGGCGATAATGATACATTTGGGTATTGGTCAGATGATACTAATATAAAAGCTTTGACCTATTAACAATTAAATAATAAATACCACAACATATGGTAATTTGTGTGCTATATGTTGTGGTATGAATCAAAAAATTACGCTATATATAATTATAAATATATTAGGAAATTGAATTTTCTTGGTGGTTTAGGAGGTAGAAATGGCGAATCTAAATTTAGAAGATTTTAGTGAAGAATACAGAAAAACAGCACCAATGGAGTGTTCTTTGTATTTAGCTTCCTGCTTAGATAAAGATACACAAACGCAGTTAAAGAAAGATTGGAACGAAGCTGGTGGTGTTAAAGTAATTCCATATTGGAAATGGTGTATGGAACATATTGATGTAGCCTATCACAAATAAGAGAATAATACAGAGAGGTGAACGAAATGGAATTAATATTACAAGGTTGGATAGGACGCAATAGCGAAGGCAATTTAGGATTAGCTGAAGAAATTAATGATTACTATGAATCAATAGCAGAATCTATTATGGATTATTTCAATTGTACAAAACTAAACAGAGGACTTGGCGAGAAAATCACCACGATTCCAAATGCGAATCTACGTTGTTGGTTCTCTGATGAAAAATGTACTTTAGAAGAAGCACAGATGAACTTTGACAGTTATATACTTACAGGAAATTTATTAACACAAGGACATTATGTAGGGTATTCAGAATGGACTATTACTGGATTTAATATTGATAACTTGATTATTGGTGGTCATGATTTAGAAACAGAACTGAAGGAGCATATTGGTCAGTATATACATTTCATATTAACTGATTAGGAGAATACATAAATGAGCAACTGTGGCAATAATGACTGTCAATGGCACAAATATTGTGAAAGCGGTTTGATGTGGTATGACGAAGATATTACAGAATGTCGTAGTTGGGTTAAGCCAAAACCAACTAAGATAAAAAGTATTAAAGTAGCCGAATCTGATTATGATAAGGCAATTAAAGTATTAAAGAGGAACAAAATAGAGTTCAAATAAAATGAAAGGAGAATGTAGTGACTGAGAAAGAAAAATTATTAGAATATATTAAGAAACCAGTATTAACCACAGCAAAAAATAGTATGGGTTGTGATGAAAATTGGTATAATTCATATTTTGCAATCAAAGAGACTTTTTCGATTGAAGAAATTAATTCTATGCCTGATAAGGAAGTAGAGAATCTTGTAAGACTTGGAGATTCAATGTCGGAGGCATTTTACTAAAAACACATGAATTTTTGGTTTCCTTTGGTCATGAAAGTAGGTGAGAAATATAAGTAAAAAAGTACAATTAAATATAAAAGCAACTATTGATGAGAGATGGGTAAATGATTTTTGTTCTATGTTGAAATGGATGGAAACTTGTGGAAACTTAGGACACTCTTCAGTGGTTGGATTTTATTCAGATGGAGATGGAGATTTTAGACCAAAATTTGAATTTGATAGAGAATATGAACAAACAAAAGGATATTGGGATAAAGAAAAGTTACCTAATATAGAGGTTATGTTTGATGCAGGGTGATCCAATTAATGAAGCATTTCTTTTGGAAAGGAAAACAATAAATGGAGACATTTTCAATAGTAGATAAGATAAATGTGGATAAGTTAAATACGAAAATTGCAGAATTCGTATATAGAGAAGGGCATGAGCCGTATATATTTGCAAACAAAGAGACGCTTGATACGTTAATTAAGCCAATTGAGCAAGAATTAAAATTTGTATCGGCAGCAACTGGTATTACGACTTCGTTTAAACGTTGTTTTATTGGTAAATATCGGGGTAATAAAATGTTTGAAGATAACACATTAAAATTTGGTGAGATTGAGCTGAGATAAGAGAATAAATATACATAAAAAATAGAAAGAGAGGTACTGAAAATGGAACAAAAGAAATTTATGGATATATCACGTATCAAAGAAGATACGGAATTAACAGTAGCGAATACAGGTGGTTTCCATGTAGGAGATCATATTGTAATTCAGGAAAAGGTAGATGGAAGCAATTCAGCTATTGCTTATGATAAAGAAACAAATAAGTTAGTTGCATTTTCGAGAAGGCAGACTCTTGATTATAACAATACATTAAATGGATTTTGGAATTGGGTGCAGACATTGGCAGTTGAACCATTTTCAAAATATCCAAATTATGTATTTTTCATGGAGTGGCTTACAAAGCATACTATTAAATATATTCCAGAAGCCTATGGTAAATCATATTTTTACGATGTATATGACAAAGAGAATGAATGTTATTTACCTCAATCAGAGGTTAAGAGACTTGCTGACGAATTGAATTTGAGATATGTACAGACATTTTATGATGGAGAATTTATCTCATGGGAACATTGTATGTCGTTTATGCACAAGTCAGATATTGCGGTTGATATTCCTGAAGGAATTGTTGTTAAGAATCAGACAGAGCTTAACAATCCAAACTCAAGAACTCCATTTGTATTAAAGATTGTAAATTCGCAGTTTAGTGAAATCAAGAAAGATAATCACAAACAGAAAATAGAAGATCCTCAGAAATTAGCAGCTAAAGCAAAGGCTTCTGAGATTGTGGAGCAGATTGTTACAAAAAATCGTGTTCAAAAAGAATTATACAAGATGATCGATGAAGGTGTTTTACCTCAAAAGATTGAGCCACAAGATATGAGAATTGTTGCACAGAATTTACCAAAGAGAATTTTTGTGGATTGTGTAAAAGAAGAGAATGAATTAGTTGTTGAAGCTGGTGAATTCTTTGGTAAGATGTGTGGTTCTACAACTATGAATTGGGCTAAGAAGATTATTTTTGGAGAATAAAATATGAAAATAGATTTAATCAAATTGAAATTTAATGACACTTATTCGTACAAGTATAAACCATTTACATATTGTTGCGATGAAATTCAGAATGATAAAGCTATTGTATTTACAGGTGAAGATATAAATGATATTGGTGGAGAACATGAAGATGATGGTAATTTTATTCCTCAATTCTGTACTTCATATACAGAAGTTATTAAATCTTATGAAGACGAATGGGAGCAAACAGACAATTATCCAATTCAGTTTTGTCCTCATTGTGGAGAGAAGATTGAGATTTCTATTGTAGAGGAGATTGATGTATCTGATAAATACAATGAACTGACTAAGCAGCGTGAAGAATTATGGAAGAAGTGTCAGAGAACAGACAGTAAGAAGAAAGAAGCTGAACTAAGAGAACAGGTTAGAAAGCTTGATAATCAGATTAACAGTTTCTATTGGTTGGATGAATGGAAAGGAGAATATTAAAGTGGTAAACAGATTATTATTTGAAAAAGATGTAATCAAAGCAGTTGATAAACATACAAAAGATGATGATCGGCTGGACGATGATATTAGTTGCATTCTTGAAGAATTAAAATCACCAATCTTTGTCGGTTCAAAAGAAGCAATAAATAACTTGAAGGTAGAGAATAAACCAATGCAGAGGCAGAGACGAGTATTATTATTTGAGAATGAGAATCTTGACTTAGAGCAGCGTGGTAACAGATATTATTTATCCCTCTATGATAAGGAAGGAAAATTTCAGAGAGAAGTCACTATTGATGTTAAGGATGACTATAATGTTGAATTTAGGAATTGTAAGTAGAGGAGCTTTATGAGATCAGAGATTAAAAGACGACAATTTTCTGAAAATCATCAATCTTGGTTCTCCCATGATTATGCTTGTTGGGCAAATAATCACAACGGTTGGAGAAAGATGAAAAAGAAGAATCGTAGATTATTTAAAAAGAAATATAGAAGAGAAGTTGAGAAAGATATTAATAAAGAATTAAATGATATGCAGTAACAGTAAATTCAGGTCTCTTGTGAATATTTAAAGGAAAAATAATAGTGAATAATTTAACACCAGTAGAAGTTGTAGAGATATTGGCTTGTATCGCAATGATGTTCTTTTGGGGACTACAGATTGAAGCACCTGAGAAAGTACAGAATCTTGCGAGAGTGTTTTGGCTAATTAGCGTAATTGTAGTGTGGATATGTATATTTTTGAGATAATAATTCCGCAATAAAAGAGAGAATATTAAAGCAAGGAGATAAAAATGTCTAGTTGGACTTATATCAATGGTACAATAACAGTTCGTCCTATGGGCAGAACACAGCCTGAGAAGAGATATATTCTTGAAACAGTGCTAAATCATCTGCCAAGAGTAACAGGTTCTGAGGGCGACATGGATGTATATATCATTCAGAAAAATGGTTATAACAGTTCGTGTTCATGTGATGAATTTGGCGAAGAGACAAATAATTTAATAGATAGATATGGGCATAAGAGTCGTAGCAGAGGATACTTACAAACACAGGACGAATATATTCTTGTTGTAAATGCTGCTTTAAGAGATAGAGAATTCGAACAAACTTATAGAGAATTTATGAAATGGTTTGTACGACTTTGCAAGAGAGTAGGTTGTAAAGATGTTCTTGTAGAAATCAAAGGATATGACAAGTCAACTATTATCAAGAATAAAAACATTCAGAGAAAAAAGTATTCATTTAAAAGTGTTTTCGATGGATTGTTTGAAGATCCAAGCTGGTGCAACGACAGTAAAGATGGATACAAAGAGCCAAATTGGTGCGAATTTATGATGTACGACAGGGCAAAGAATTCCGATTATCCTATGACACTTGCTTATAAATATTTCAACGATGAAGAAAATGATAAGGAAGTTGAGAGAAGAATGAATTACAGATAACTTTATAGGAAAGTATCATATCTTTGGAGGTGAAAAATATGAGAATTATAAATTGTGGACGTGCGACTGGTAAAACGGCAATGCTTATTTCAACAGCATATGTAACAGGAAAACCGATTATTACATCTACAATGAATAATAAAAACAATCTTATGAGTATGGCAGAGAAAATGGGTATATTGACCAATATAGAAGTTTATACAATAAATGAATGGTTAGAATATCACAGGTCATATATGCCAAATAATGAAATACTTGTAGACAACGTAGAGTTAATACTTGGTGATGTTTTATCAAAGTTTCTTAATGCCAATGTTATAGCAGGAACTATGACAGTTCCAATGGACGATGTAAAAGACAATATAAAAGAGACTGATAGGAAGCATGGTCATTGGGTTGCATTAGATGAATGCGCAAATGAAGGTGTATATTGCTCAGTTTGTAATAAAAAAATATATAAACTGTATTATGCGAACCAGAAGTTGAAATCAAAATATTGTCCTAATTGTGGTGCAATTATGGATGAAAAAGAGGAATCATAAGAAACCAATCTTTCTTTTGAAAATTTTTAATCATATCTAAGCCATTCGGCTATGGGAATCCCAACAAATAAGAGAATATTACAGTGTAACTAATAAAAAATTACATATAAAGGAGATCAAGAATGAAGAATACAAATTGGAAAGTGCCAGTAATTATTGGCGTAGGAGTATTAGCAGTTATTTTGATGATTGTATTTGGTGTACAGAGTATACAGAATAAGGCTGTCGCACTTGAGGAGCAGGTAAATACAGCATCATCAGATATTAAGGTACAGGAAAAGCGAAGAGTTGACCTTGTGTATAACCTTGCTGATTGCGTAAAACAGTATGACAAACATGAAGCTGATACATTGACAGCAGTTGCAGATGGTCGTGGATCAACAGGAGATATTGAGAATGTAACAACAGCTATTACAGCAGTTGCAGAAGCATATCCTGAATTGAAGTCCAATGAAAACTATAAGACTCTTATGAATGAGTTATCTATGACAGAAAATATGATTGCAGAGCATCGCAGCAATTACAATAAGCAGGTTAAGGAATACAAGAGATATGTAAGGAAGCTCCATATAAGATATTTCCTTGGATTGCTTGGATATGAAGTGCAGGAATATGAGTATCTGGATTACAATGCGCCAGTTGATGCTCCACAGTCATTGTTCAAAGAGGATTAGTATATGAGATATGATAGAAAAGGTTTTGATTTTGGCGATTTTGAAATAACAAAACGTGAAATCTTGGCTAGTATTTCTATCATTGCAGTTATGATTCTGTTTGGTATTCTGATTTCTTCTAAGATTTCAGAACACCAAATGGATGAAAATGAAATTTATAACAAAGCTGTTAAGATAGAAAGTCAAGAAATGTTCCAATATGGAATGGATACAAATGTTGGTAATGCGTTTGTATATGGTGATTTAAAAGCGGTAGATACAGTTACATATCCTGAAATTAGTGGAGAATATATGTATGTAGAAAAAGTCAAAGAGCGATATACAAAACATACAAGACGAGTAGCCCATACAAGAACTGTCAATGGTAAATCAAAAACTTATTATACAACAGAAACATATTGGACTTGGGATAGAGTCGGAAGTGAAGATATTAAGTGTAAAGAAATATCATTTTGTGGAGTAAATTTCGCAAGTAATAAGATTGATTTACCTGGTACTGATTATATTGACACAATTAAAGAATCAAGCCATGTAAGGTATAAATATTATGGTGTTGGTACTGAGTATAAAGGAACAATTTTTACAGATTTGAGAGATAAAACCATTTCAGATAATACATCATTTTATAATAATTCAACTATTGATGAGACGATAGAAAGGTTAGAATCTGATTTTCCAATTATTATTTTCTGGATCTTTTGGGTTATTTTAATTGGTGGAATGGTATTTGGGTTCTACTATTTGGATAATAGGTGGTTGGATTAACAAGAAATTTTTCTTTCCTTTAGACAGATTGGAGGTATTATATGTCTTTTACAGTAGATTTTAGTTCAATAAGAACAGTTAGAGTTCACAAAGAACAATTTGACGCAATAGACAATAGAGCAAATCTCATAATGATTACTTGCATTGAGGACGGAAGAGTTATTCCATTCAATAGAGCTGATAGCGAAAACGATAAAATTGATAGATTGAACAGGAATAGTGGAGAATAACACTATGAAGGGTAAATATAGAGGTTGTAACATAGAAGTAAGACGATGTGATGAAGGTTTCTTAACATTTGCAGTATTCGATGATGGATATGAAGTGACAAGTGGATTTACTAATGGTAGTGATACTGTAAGAGATTATTTTAGTTATATGAAAAGTGTAGTAGATGACTATAAAGAACATCCAGAAGATTATGAATAGGAGAATAATTATGTGTGAATTTTGTACATTTCCAAGTGACGAAGATTTAAAAGAGAAGAATATTTATTTATATGAAGTAACACATACAGATAAAAGCAAGCACTATGAACTTGATATTGAAAGACCTTTAGGAATTATCCCTGAGCGTTGGAGAAATAAACCTTTGGAAGTTTACTACTGTCCGTTATGTGGAAAGAAATTAGGAGAATGATTATATGTCAATAGGTAATGGGAGAAAAACATATTCAGACAGTACATTAAAATCTATGACAAAAGATGAGCTGATTGATATTATTCGTTGCTTAGAAAGTAATATCAGAAATGCTTATGAGGAAAATGATATTCAATATGAGAATTGTAAGAGATTACTGAGTGAAGAGAGAAATAAAACACTTGATGAAATTGTGAATCAAATAGATGAATTTCAAGACTTTTTATCAGGTGGTGAATATGATTACTTCCCAGAAGATGATATTAAGGAATGGTTGAAAAATAAAAAGATAATAACTTAACAGGAAAGATTCGTTTCTTGCGAAATTTTTAAAGATAGGAGTGATATAAACGAGAGTATACAAAGATAAACAGTATCTCATTTTTGATTATGAAGATGGTCGTACTGTAAAATATGATTTCGCAACAAAGACTGCTATTGGAATTAAGGGTAAACCAGTAAAAAATCTATGTAATCAGTTGAGTGGTTTTACTCTAAATGAATTATTTGATTGTTGTGATGATGAAAAGTATGCAAAGTTTTTACGATTTGTTAGAAATTCAGAAGCATACTCATATTCAATAAGCAATATAGGAACAATTCTTGATAGAGTTCCAAGGTATAGTAAATTTGAACAAATCTTCTCAGCAGGATTTGATGACATTATCGAAGATGGTTATCGGTTCAAGTATTCTATAAATGAGATCCCAAAATCTCTAATCAAATTATGTCGTAAATATCCCATTAAATTATCCAACAATACTGTTAAATATTATAAAGAAAATCAAGATGCACATTACATAGCTTATAACTTGGATTATCTAAGTTTAGATTTTGATGATATTTATATTGCTTGGAATACAGATATATGGGATAGAGTAGATGGTGTTTGTATTTATTATTCATTTTTTAATAAATTAGTGAATGAATATGGCTACAATGCCAAGGATTTATGGTTGTATCTGGATAGAATCAAGACATTTGAGGCAGTTGAAGATATGGGTTTCTTAATTCGTGAATTGTACGATTATGCTTATATGATGAGTCAACTTAGCCCAAAGTATGATAAGTACCCAAGACATTTTCTTACAACTCATAAAATCGCTTGTAGAAATTACAATCGAATGAAGAAAGAGTTCTCAGAAGAATTATTCAAAAAGAGAATAAATAAACAGTATGAATGTTCTTTTGGTGATTACATATTCATTTATCCAGATTCTACACAGGATATAAAGGATGAGGCTGCTTCACAAAACAACTGTGTAGCTTCATATATAGATAAGGTTATTGACGGTAAGTGCCACATTCTTTTCTTGAGAAAGAAGAATAAACCAGATGAGAGTTTGGTAACGATTGAAGTAAGAAATAATCATATTGTACAGGCTAGACGAAGATTCAATGATGATGTAACAGCAGAAGATCAGAAAGCTATTGATGCATTTAACAAAAAGTTTGCGAATAAGGAGGATAAAGCAGCATGATTAAAGGTGATCGAATTAAATTAGTTAAGAAGATGGGCGTCTTTGATAACATTGGTGAGATTTGTGAAGTAACTGATATTCAGGAAGGTGGAGTAATTTGCTTTAAATTCGGTGGCTGCAATCTTGGTTGTATGTCATATGACGAGTACGAGAAGTATTTTGAGAAGGTTGAGACACCTACAAAGAGGACTTGGAGTAAATGGAATTTGACACATGAACTTACTTTTATTGATATTAAGGGCGATGAAAAGACTATTAAATATCAGTATAGAAATAACGGTAAGAGAATTCAGGTTAGAAGTGGTGCTTTGAAAGCAGGTTCATCTTGTTATGATGAGGACGAATTTAGTCTTAGTAGTGGCTTGGAATTGGCAGAGATGAGATTGATTGTAAAATATCTTGATAACCAGGTTAAGTCGATTGCAAAGACGATGTAAGAGGAGAATAATTAAATGACTTGCAAATATCCAATAACTAGCAGAGATTATAAATTTTGTATAGGTTGTAGCGATATAGATTGTTGTAAAGATGCAGTTACTCCAATCATTTATATTCCGAAAGTTCAGCCACCAAAGAATGTTATTCCGTCTGCATCAGAAGCAAATAAAATGACAAACAATGCAATTGATAGTTGCACCACACAGCAATTAGCAGAGTTATCAAAATTGATTAGAGATGCGATTGCAGATGGCAAATTTTCAATCAGTGAAGATGGTTGTTTAAAACCTGAAACACGAAAAAAATTAGAGGAACTTGGTTATAAGATTGAAACTGGCAGTCAATATAATGAATCATATTACAGTATCAGTTGGAGATAAACGAAGTAAAGGAGATTTTAAAATGATGAATTTTGGACAGGCAATTGAAGCATTAAAGAATGGTAAGAAAGTAGCAAGAGTTGGATGGAATGGTAATGGTATGTTTTTGTATTATGTTCCAGTCGGTGCATATGCTCCTTGTACAGAAATTGCAGCAAGTCTTGTCAATGAGAACGGACTGGTGGAATACGGAGCATATATCGCTATAAAAACTGCACAAGGAAATGTAGTTCCTTGGCTTCCAAGTCAGACAGACATGCTTGCAGAAGATTGGGACGTGGTAGAGTAAAATAAGATACTATATATAGTGTGTATTAAATAAATATACACTATATATAGTGATAAAAGTACCATGAAATTTCGATTTCTTGTGGAGAATTATGAGGTGAAATAAATTATGGCGGTTATAGAGATTTGTGATGTATGTGGTAAACAAGTCAGTGAGAGAGACGGTATATCTTTAAAGTGTTCAGATATGAATGGACTGTTGAGAAGTAAACGCAGCTATAAAATAAGAGTTTGTAATAAATGTATTGATAATATCAAAGATTATTGTAGAGAACATAATGAAAAATATTGAAGTAGAGGTAAAATTTTGGAGAAAGTAATTAAATATAGATGTTCTGAATGTGGAGAATTATTTGATACACCTGAAGAGGCTTTAGCTTGTGAAACAAGACACAAAAAAATTGAGAGAGCTAATGTGATGCTTGATGAAGGATATACATTAAAGCAAATCAATGACGAGTGTGAGATTTGGGGATCTGTGCCAGAACATTTAGAGAATGTAAATAAGGATAATTGTTTCAAAATCAGCTATTGGCAATGTTGTGATAAACCTGCATATCGAATTACTCATATCTTTTTTGACGGAAAGGTAAATGTATGGGGTTGTGGTTCATGGGATGGATATTATGGTAATCGACTTAATTTAAGCAGCTCAGATTTAAAAAATCCAAGACAAAAAGAAGAATTATTTATAGATAGTAGATATACAAGTAGATGGTAATTATAAAGGAGAAATAATATGGATAGAAGTAATCTCGCAGAAAGAATGAAAGGCTATGAAAAAAGGAATAGATATTATCTTCAGCGAAGAATGCCAGTGATTTTGAGGCTAGACATGAGAGCTGGACATAGCTTCACAAAAGGATTTAAAAGACCGTTTGATGAAGTTTTTATAAAATCAATGCAAGAGACAGCCAAATATTTATGCGAAAATATTCAGAATTGCAAAATATCTTATCAACAGAGCGATGAAATCACATTACTTCTTATTGATTATGATAGGCTAAATACAGATTGTTTCTTTGATTATAGAGTTGATAAATTATGTAGTATTACAGCAAGTATGGCTACGATGGCATTTAATAAATTTTTTGAAAACTATGTTGACGAATATAGATTTAGTAAATGGGATGGTGTTTCAAAATATGAGGATGATACATGGGGATATATTCAGACATTACTAAATGCAGTTGACAAGGGTGCAATGTTTGATGCTCGTTGCTTTAATATTCCAAAAGAAGAGGTAACAAATAACTTTTATTGGAGACAACTTGACGCTTCTCGTAATTCAATTCAGATGGTAGGTCAAGCCAATTTCTCACACAAAGAGTTACAGAATAAATCATGTAATGATATTCAGGATATGCTTATGACTCAGAAAGATATTAACTGGAATGATTTACCGATTTATCAGAAGCGAGGAAGCTGTTGCGTAAAAAATAAGGTTGTTGTTGAATCTGATGGAGTTATGGCAATTGCACAGTTAAGAGATGCTTCTAAATTAGAAAATGAGTGGATTATTGATGCAGATATCCCTATTTTCAAGGGCAAAAGTAGAGAATATATTGATAAATTAGTTTTTGTTGGTGAAGAGTAAATAATATACTGTATATAGTGACTGCAATACGTTATAAACACTATATATAGTATGAAAATCAAGACCGAAGGAACTGACATTTCTTGAGGAGGTAAAACTTGAAAATATGTGTAACAGGTCATAGACCAAATAAATTATATGGATATAATCTATCTGATTCACGTTGGCAGAGATTAAAAGAGCAGTTCAAATCAATTTTAAAAGAGAATAATTGTGAGGAAGCAATTACAGGAATGGCTCTTGGAGTTGATACAGTGTTTGCATTGGCAGTATTAGAATTAAAAAACGAAGGATATGATATTAAGCTGCATTGTGCAATCCCTTGTAAAAATCATTCCTGCAAGTGGATTAAAGAAAGTGTTGACCAATACAATTACATTCTTTCTAAAGCAGATATTGTCAAGTTGGTATCTGATGAAGAATATAAGCCTTGGTTAATGCAGAAAAGAAATGAATATATGGTTGATTTAGCTGATAGAGTTATTGCGGTTTGGGATGGTTCAAAAGGTGGAACAGCAAATTGCATAAAATATGCTGAGAAGGTTGGTAAAGAAATTATTAGAATTGAACCATAGAACAGAGAATATATAGATGGAGATGAGACAGGGTTGAAAGAAACATGCGATATTTTAGAACTACGAGAAAAGCTTAATAAATATGAAAAACTTGGAACATTTGAACAGATATGTAGAAAAGTCAATGAAGAAGATATTTTTAAGTTTTATTATTGTGAAAGCCTTGATAAATATTATGTTGGAAAACGATGTGGAAATTTTTACTATGCTTATGTAGAAATATATCCTGATGGTGATATTTGTTTAAACTATGAATGGTCAAGATATTTGCCATGGGGCGAACACATAGTAGATGAAACAACGGAGTGGAAAGAATTTACATATCCAAGCGAACCTAAAGAAATTTCGTTTGAGAAATGGTTAAAGGGCTTTATTCGGAGTATTAAAACTAATTAATTTTTAAAATTCATTCGAGTCATAATTTCCCATAAAAATGAAAAATCTAATAGAGAATAAGTAAGTGAAAGGAAGAATTATATGAAGTTATTTAAAAGTGTAGACGAAAAGTTAAAAGAGATTGGTTTTGTTAAAATCGAAGAGGATAAATATGGTGTAAGGTATGAGAGGAAAAATAGCAAATATAATTTTACTCAATCTGTAGATATTCTACATAAAAGTTCTGGTAAACACATTTTACAGTCTTATGATCCAGATTTGATGGATGAAAAGAAAGTTGGAAATACATGTGTTGGTCTTACTGGATATGAGATGAAGTTATTTCTTAAAAAGATGAAACAGATTGATTTGTACAGTAAATAAATAATTCATTGTTTCATTCGGATATTGAGGAGGTGAGAAGATGTCACAGTTTAGATTTAATGAAGATTTTGCAAATAATTGGAAGTCAGGACAGATTGTTACTTGTGAAGAAAAAGAGAATGATTATTTAGTTGATAATGTGGCTCTTATTGAAAAGGAAGAACTTCTGAAACATGGTGAATTTATCACAATGAATGTTGAGATTTTAGGACATATGGAATCAAATGGCGCAGATGATTTATTTGTGTATGATAGAGATTTTAAACCAGGAGACACAGTGCAACATTTCAAAGGTGGTTTCTATAAGATTGTTGCCATTGGAACTAATACAGAAACAGAAGAAAAGATGGTTGTATATCAGAGTTTAAAGGATAAAAGAGTATGGATTAGACCATATGAAATGTTTATCAGTAAAGTGGATAGAGAGAAATATCCAAACGCTGATCAGTCATATAGACTTATCAAAGTAAAGATTACTGCTTAGTAATCAGTCTTGAACAATTCAGTTCAAAAATTCCAAAAACAAAATGTCACGAATAATATATAAAATCCGTGACAAAAAAGAGAATAAATAAATGCGGATGGCATTTGTATGGGTGGGAGAACAGCATACCCTTGGGTTTTTATACTCAAAAATCACTGATTATACATAGATGTTTACATAAATTAACTTCTGTGTTCCGTCCATTTTGGGCGTTTAGATAGATTGTTTTATTAACAATATTTACATAAATTTTTAATTTTAAGGAGGAAAATTAATGGGTTTTCAGAAAGCAAAAAGAGAACAAGTATGGTTAAAGGTATTATTAAGTGGCGCATCTGGTAGTGGTAAGAGTTACAGTGCATTAAAGATTGCAACTGGAATTGCCAAGAAGTGTAATAGTGGAATTGCTTATATTGGAACAGAGGGATCTCGTAACAAGTATTATGCAAATGAATTTGATTACGATTTATTAGAACTTGAAGAACCATTTGAGTGTGAAAAGTATATGGCAGCCATTGATGAAGCTGTAAATGCAGGATATAAGGTATTGATTATTGATTCCATGTCTCACGAATGGAAGTGGTTAAATGATGTACACGACAAGATGCCAGGAAATAGTTTCACAAATTGGGGAAAGTTGAAGCCACGTCATCACAAGTTTATGGATAAAATTCTTAATAGTCCAATCCATATTATTGCAACTGCAAGAGGTAAAGATGATTGGGTTCTTGAGGACAAGAATGGTAAGCAAGTACCAAAGAAAGTTGGCATGGGACAACAGCAGGATAAGGATATTTCATACGAATATACAGTATCGTTGATGATTTCTCAGGATACACATGTAGCCTCTGCTGATAAGGATAACACTCATTTATTTGATGGTAAGTTTGAAGTTCTTACGGAAAAAGATGGGGAAAGGTTATATGACTGGGCAAATCAAGGCGAAGCACCAGCACCTAAAGCTCCACAGCCTACATATTCAGAGGCTTCAGTAAGCGATGAGGATATTTTAAAAGAGGTTAAGAAAGAGATTATTTCTCTTTGTACTCAGCTTGGAGGAACAAAGAATGAAGCTCTTATGACAACATTAAAAGAGTTTGTGCCTAGCGGAAATCCAAATGCAATTAAGGATGTGCAGAAAGCAAAGGATTGTTTAGCAAAGATTAAAGAGATTCAGCCAGTACAGGCGTAATAAATGACAGAGATTTCAAAAGAAGAGTTAGAACATCTGTATGTTGTAGAAAATAAATCAATGAATGAAATATCAAAAATTACAGATATATCTGTAGGTAAAATACACAGACTAATTCATGATTATAAAATTCCTGTGAAACCACAACATCAAGGTTTTAAAGGAAAGCATCATACAGATGAGGCTAAAAAGAAGATTAGTAATATACATTCTTGTAAATATGTCACAGATGAAACTAGAAGAAAAATGTCTGAATCTAAAATAAAAGGTGGAATAGGGCATAAAAAGAAAAGAACAGATGGATATATAGCAGTGTATTTTCCAGATCATCCACAAAGTAATTCGAGTGGTTATATTATGGAACATGATTTGGTAATGGAATGTATTATTGGCAGAAGATTAAATGATGATGAATGCGTTCATCATATCAATTTTATCAGAGATGATAACAGAAAAGAAAATTTAAAATTAATGACAAAAACTGAACACATGTCTTTACATGCAAAGTTAAGACATTTGAATAAGGAGGAAAAATATAATGAATAAATGCGTGCTTATGGGCAGATTAACAAGAGATCCAGAGGTAAGATATTCACAGGGAGACAATGCATCGGCAGTGGCAAGATTTTCTCTTGCTGTTGACCGTAGATTTAAGAAAGATGGAGAGCAGACGGCAGATTTTATCAATTGCGTAGCTTTTGGTAAAACTGGTGAGTTTATCGAGAAGTATGGTCATAAGGGTACAAAGTTTGTTGTAGAAGGACGTATTCAGACCGGTTCTTATACAAATAAGGACGGTCAGAAAGTATACACAACAGATGTTGTTGTTGAGCAGGTTGAGTTTGCAGAGAGTAAGGCTTCTGCTGATGGTAATACAACAAACAACACTGCCAATTCAAATGCACCAACTGATACAAGTTTTATGGATATTCCAGATAGTATTGATGAGGAGCTTCCATTTAATTAAAAGAGGTAGATATGGCAGATAAAAAAGAAAGAGAATATGTCTGCGCATATAAGTATTGTTTACACCACGGACAAAAGGTTAAAGCCTCTGAGTCCGTGGTAATAAACAAGAAACATTACCATTGGGATTGTGCAGGTATGAAACAAGAAATTAAAGACTGTGTAGATGCTTATATGGATTGTATAGAAGATAAAACACAGTTCCCTATTGCATGTAGAGCAATAAACACAATGGTTTTTAAAAACAAAGTACCTATAGAGTTCATCAGAAAAAATATTGAATCATCGAAATTATATTATTCAACAAAACCTGTTCAGATTCTATATGGACTTAGAAAGCTATTTTACGAAAAAGAATTTAAAGCATAGGCGGTGAGTAATTGCTAATCGAAAAAACTGACATCGAAAAAGCTAAAGATAAACTTGGCGATAATAATGCCTTTTTAATGGCAGAACTACTTGAATTAGAAAATTTTGATGACAAAAATCTGAAAGCCTGTTGTCCTTATCATAATGAGGACACTGCAAGCTTTATATATAACAAGAAAAATAAGACTTTTCATTGTTTTGGATGTAATAAAACGGTAGATATTATTGATGTCTTAATGGAAAAAGGAAACACATTCTTAGAAGCTGCCAAGTATCTATTCGAGAAGGCTGGTATCGAATACAGTTTTGGCGAAAAAGATGTAAGAACTCGTCACAATTATAGATATCCACATGAAGAACCAATGAATGAAAAAGAGCATGTAGTTGACTATTGGGGAAAACGTGGCATTTCAAAAAATGTAATTGACTATTTGGATATTCGAGAGGATTCATATGGTAACGGTGTATTTAACTTTTATGATACAAATGATGTTTTGACTATGGTTAAGTACAGACCTGCAAGAACTGTTGAAAAACATTCTGGTCAACCTAAAACATGGTGTCAAAAAGACGCTGATACATCAGCACTTTTGTTTAATATGAATAGAGTTAATACATCAAAGTCATTACTTATAACAGAAGGAGAGACAGATTGTGCGAGTGCTATTGAGGCAGGATATATCAATACAGTAAGTGTTCCTCTTGGAGCTGGCAATCTTCATTGGATTGAAGAAAATTGGGACTGGTTAAACAATTTTGATTCTATTATCATTTGGTCTGATAATGATGAAGCTGGCATTAAAATGAGAAAAGAATGTATTTATCGTCTTGGTACATGGCGAACAAAATATATATCAACGCCTGAATTCTTTGAAAAAGAGAATGGTAAAAGAGTTCCACTAAAGGACATCAATGATTGTTTACAAGTTGGAGGAAAAGAATTTGTTATGAATCTTATTTCAGAAGCAAAGGATGTTCCTGTAAAAAGTGTTGTTGATTATTCAGAGATTGAGGAACTTGATATTTCTCAGATGGATGGTGTAAAAACTGGCATTAAACCATTAGACGATGAGTTGTTAAAAATCTTCTATGGAACATTGACGGTATTATCAGGAAGACCTGGTAGTGGTAAAACAAGTATTATTGATCAGACAATAGCAAGGACTATTGATGATGGTAGTCCTGTATTTTTGTTTAGCAAGGAAATGCCAGAAAGAATGAGTGCAAACTGGTTTAATACAATTATCGCTGGCAGAAGAAATATGGTTGAAAGGACAAGTCGAGACAACCGTAAATATTACATAGTTCCACAAGCAATACAAAAGAAGATGCAAGCACATTATAATAAGAAGCTTTTCATCTATAGAGATGATGAGCCAAATGATGTAGATTCAGTTTTAAAATCTGCTGAAGAATGTGTTAGAAAGTTTGGATGCAAGCTGATTGTACTTGATAATCTTATGATGATTGACTTGAATTGTTCTGAAAGTGACAAAAATACGGCACAAACAAATCTGATAAATGCACTTATTAAGTTTGCTGCCAAATTCAATGTAGCTGTTGTTCTGATAGCACATCCGAGAAAAACACAAGATACAAATTCTGATATTGAAATGTATGACATATCTGGTACTTCTAATATTATCAATCTTGCTATGAGATCCATAGGTCTTAGAAGAGTTTCCAAAAAAGAGAAAAATGATCCGAAATCTAAATGGCATAACTACGATGTGGTTTTAACTGTAATAAAAGACAGATTGCTTGGCAAGGCAGACTTCCAGATGGGATTATGGTATGACTTGACATCACGTAGATTTTATACAGATTACGATGAATATGACGCAAAATTTGCATGGGATGACAATGTATATACCGACAGGCTTCTATATGTTGATAGAAGCATAGATAACACATTTCCAGACAAATAAGGAGAATAAATTATTATGGAGCTTCCTAAGAATGTTAAAGATATTTCTGGATTACGAGTAGGAAGACTTGTGGTAAAAGAATTTTCACATTTGCAGAATCACAAAGCGATATGGCTTTGTGACTGTGATTGTGGAAACAAAGCCATTCCTAAATATGGATTTACTTTAACAAGTAAAAATCCAACTCAATCCTGTGGATGTCTACAAAGAGAGTTTTCTAAGGAAAACATCAAAAAGGTGTCAAAAGGCAATATTGGCAAAAGAAAAGGTAATAACTATACAAAATATGAAGATTACTATGAAGGCTTTGATTGTAATGGGAATGTATTTTTAATCGACATTTCCGATTATGAAAAAGTATCTAAGAATACATGGTGTATAAACGATAATGGATATTTTTCAACGATCATAAATGATAAAAAAGTTTATTTACACAGATTCGTGTTGAACTGTTCCTATAATGATGAAGTCATTGTTGATCATATTAATGGTGTGCGTTCTGATTGTAGAAAGAAAAATTTGCGAAAAGCAGATAGATTTGTCAATGCATGGAATGCTGAAACAATCAATAAATATGGTGCGAAAAATATTAGAAAAAGAGGACGTAAATACGAAGTTCGAGGTGTATATAAAGGAATTACATATAATATTGGTTCGTTTGAAAATTTAGATAAAGCTATTAAAGCTAGGATAGACTTTGAAAATGAACACTATCCTGAATATAGGAGGGATGATATTGGAAGATGAATTAGATTTTATATTGGATACAATGACATGGAGTTTTTCAAGATTAAACGCATTTTATAATTGTGCCTATGAGTTTTATTTACATTATGTTGAATGTAATAAATCTGAGAATGGTTTTTTTGGAGAATATGGTTCACTTATTCATAAAATCCTTGAAAAATATGAAAAAGGCGAACTTTCCTTGTTTGAATTGAATGAGTATTATGAGGAACACTTCGATGAGGATGTTCCTCACGATGCTCCACCAAACAAATTCGTAAATATTAGGCAATCCTATTATGACAAAGGTATTGATTACCTTGATAACATTGACCTTGATTTAGAAAAATATGAAGTTCTTGGAGTTGAGAAAAAAGTAGAATTTAAAATTAACGACAAGGATTTTGTTGGATATATAGATTTACTTGTAAAGGATAAAGAAACTGGTGAGATTATTATTATTGACCATAAATCCGCAAGTATTAAAATTCTGAAAAATGGTAAGATTAGCAAATCTGACCAACAGCATTTCTTAGATTTCAAACGACAGCTTTATTTATATTCAATCCCTGTAATAAAAGAATATGGCTCTGTTTCAAAACTTAAATGGAACATGTTTAAGGATCAAAAGTGGATAGAAGTGCCTTGGATTCAAGAAGAGTACGATGAGGCTATTCAGTGGGCAAAAGATACTCTTGAACTTATTGAAAAAGAAAAAGAGTGGCGACCAAACCCAGATTATTACTATTGTCATTATCTTTGCGGTCAGAGAAATCATGCATGTGAATATAAACCACAACCAACGAGTAAGAAGAATGAAATCGACAATAGACATTATAACCCTGAAACTGACTCATATGAGTAGGAGGTGATATTATCAGCAATTATATAGTATATCATTTACATACAGAAGATTCTTTATTAGATAGTTGTACAAATTATAAGTTATATGTAGACAAGGCAGTAGAACTTGGACAGAAAGCTATTTGTTTTACAGAGCATGGCAATATTTATAACAATATTGAGAAGAAAATGTATGCAAATGGCAAAGGTTTAAAATATCTACACGGTGTTGAGGTTTATTTGACAGCAGCACTTGAGCCAAAACAAAGAGATAATTACCATACAATTCTTATAGCAAAGAATTTTGAAGGTGTAAAAGAAATAAACACATTGGTTGACTTGTCTACACAATCAGACCATATGTACTATAAGCCAAGAATTACGTTCGATGAATTTTTTAATATTTCTGATAATGTCATTAAAATTTCTGCATGTCTTGCATCTCCGTTGAGTAAATATCCTAATTTTATTGGAAAATTGGTTAATGAAAAAATAGCTGAATTAGAAAAAAATAAAGAAACAGAAGCTAACAGACTTTATACAGAGCTAAATTCAGAAGCTGCAAGAGATCAGTGGATTGAAGATAGCACAATCATTCATAACACATCTTATGAAATATATGTAGAACAATGTATTGAAAAATCCAATAATGCATTTGATTTACAGATAGAAGAAGCAAAATCAGAATTGGAAAATGCAAAGATTGTATATGACAAACTGATGAAAACATATGACTATTATGAAATTCAGCCACATGTTAAGTCTATGGATCAAATTCGATATAACAAAATGCTTTATGAGGCATCAAAAAAATATAACAAGCCTTTAATAGCAGGAACAGATACACATAGTATTGATAGTTACAAGGCTGAGTGTAGGAGTATTCTTCAGAAAGCAAAACATATTGAGTTTTCAAACGAAGATGAATTTGACCTTACATATAAATCGTATGACGAGTTAGTTGATATGTTCAAACAACAAGGTTCTTTACCTATGAATGTTGTGTTGGAAGCTATCGAGAACACTAACCGCATGGCTGATTCTGTTACAGATTACGAATTAGATACAGCTTTTAAATATCCGATTCTCTATGACAATGAAGAAGAGGTATTTGTAGAGCGTATCTATAGAATGTATCATGAAAAGCTTGATAAAGGAATTATTCAACCAGATCCACGATATGAGGAAAATATAAAAGAAGAACTTCGAGTATTTAAGAAGATTGGTATGGTTGGATTCATGCTTTTCATGTCAGAATTGGTATGTTGGTGTTGGGATAATGGTATACCAATTGGTTTTTGTAGAGGTTCTGTTGGTGGTTCAACTATTGCATATTTAACAGATATTATTGATGTAAACCCTGTAGTATGGAATACGGTGTTCTCTCGATTTGCCAATGAGGATAGAAAAGAGATTGGTGATATTGATTTGGATATTGCACCATCACAAAGACATTTAGTATATGAGCATATCATTGAAAAGTTTGGTGCTGATAAAACAGCTTATGTGTTGGCTATCGGCACGATTTCTGACAAAGGTACTATTGATGAGATTGGACGAGCTTTGAATATGCCACTTGGAGATGTCAAGCAAGTAAAAGCTCAGTATTCATTATTTACCGATGGTATTACTGATTGCAATGACAAGATCAAGAAAATTGAATCTATTGATGGATATGAAAATAATGAAAAGTGCTTAAAAGACTTGGAAGAACTTAGAAGTAAACTTGAGTATAACGAAAAGTCTTTGAAGGACTTAAAAGAAAAACAATATCCTAAGTTATTCTATTATTTTGACGGTCTTGTAGGAACAGCAATTTCTCAGTCGATGCATCCAGCAGGCATTATTGTAAGTCCAGTAACACTACCTGATAATTATGGAACATTCTGGTCTAAGGATGGTAAACGTATTTTGAGTATTAATATGGAAGAAATTCATGAAGTCTCCCTCGTAAAATACGATTTGCTTGGTCTGAAAAACATAGAAATTATCAAAGATACATGTGAATTAGCACATATTCCGTATCCGAAATCACATACAGTCAATTGGAATGACGAGAAAGTTTGGGCACATATTGCAGATAGTCCAGTAGGCATATTTCAGTTTGAATCAAAGTTTGCCTATGATTCAATGAAAAAGTTTGAATGTCATTGCGTAAATGACTTGTCGCTTGTAAATGCCTCAATCAGACCTTCAGGAGAATCATATAGAGATAGGTTATTAGCCCATGAACCAAACAAAAATCCATCGGAGTTGATTGATAAATTGTTGGAAGATAATCATGGATTCCTTATATTCCAGGAGGACACAATTAAATTCCTTACAAATATTTGTGGTTTGAGTGGTAGTGATGCTGATAATATTCGTAGAGCTATTGGACGTAAACAAAAAGATCGTCTTGAAGCTGCGCTACCATCTATTCTTGAAGGATATTGTAATATGTCCTCTCAGCCTAGAGAAATTGCAGAAAAAGAAGCACAAGCCTTTTTGAAGATTATAGAAGATAGTTCTAATTATCAGTTTGGTTTTAACCATTCAACAGGATATTCAATGATAGGTTATATGTGTGCTTATCTCAGATATTATTATCCGAAAGAATTTATTACTGCGTATCTAAATAATGCCAATAATGAAGATGACATTATGCTTGGTACAGAATTAGCAAAACAACTCGGTATTACAATTCATAGCATTAAATTCAGACATTCTACTGCAAAGTATTCTTGTGATAAAGATGGTATTTACAAGGGTATTGCTTCTGTAAAGTTCCTAAACGAAGACGCTGCAAATGATTTATATTCCATTAAAGATGAGAAATTTAATACGTTTATTGACTTATTGGTAAGAATTTCTGACCTCAAAGTTGATAGCAGAAAACTTGAAATATTGATTAAACTCGATTTCTTTGAAGAATTTGGTGGTATTAGTTATCTACTTACTTGTAGTGATTTGTTTTCAAAATATTATGGCAAGAAACAGATGAAGAAAGATAAGGCACTAGAGTATGGACTTGATTTTGATGTATTAAGAGAATGTTCTGGCAAGGAAACTCAGAAGACGTTTATGGAATTAGATAGTGCAAAACTACTTAATAAACTCTTACAGAATGTCCCAAATGAGAAAACTGATATGCGAACAAAGATTGCTTATCAGATAGAAAATCTTGGGTATGTAGATATTGTTGATAAAAAACTGGCAGGTTATTGTGTGGTATTAGATCTCAATGTTGACTATTCTCCACGATTGAAGCTGTATGCATTGGCAAATGGTAACACAATTCCAGTAAAAATTAGCAAGAAAATATTCAAACAGAATCCTATCAGACGTGGAGATATTGTAAAAGTCACGAACCAATATAAAAAACAAAAAATGAAAAAGGTTGATGGTGAATGGCAAGAAACAGATGAGCAGGAATGGTGGGTTTCCGAGTACCAAATTTGTTAGGAGATGTAAATGAAACAGTATTATACAGACAAAAAGTATAAAGAATTGCTATCGCACATGGTTGTATTAGTGGATACTCGTGAGAATACTAATAAAAATGTTACTGATTGGTTTGATAGGAATAACATCAAATGGAAGTCAAGAGCATTGAAAACAGGTGATTATGGTCTTATGGTTGAGAGTTGCCCTGAATTGGGCTTCTCAATCGACACCTATTTTAGTGACGAACTTTGTATTGAACGAAAGAATTCCGTAAGTGAGTTGGCTGGTAACATAGCAAATGCAACTAAAGATGATGACAGAATTTTTAAAGAATTTAATCGAATGATTAATATAGAGAAAAATTATCTTCTTATAGAGAATGACAGCATAGAGGATATTTTTACAGAGAACTATAAATCGAAATTGAATCCGACATCGTTTTTTAGAACATTGCTTACATGGCAAAGCAGAAATAACATGCACATTTATTTTGTAGAAAGAGAATATATGGGCAGGATGATATACGAATTATGTAAAAATTGTTTGGATTCCAAAATATTGAAGTAAAGAAGAAAATATGAGCAGAGAGCCAATAAGAAGTTTATTGGCTCAACTGTAGAGAATAATACGGTAGGAGGTAATAATCTATGAAAATTTTAACACGATTGTTTACGAAAAATCTTACTAAAATTCCTTTGTTGTGGATTACATTCAACTGGAAGCTGTTTAGAAAGAATGGTGCAAAAGGTTCTTGCATGTGTAATATTCATCCTTGCCTAAAGGATGATGAACACATCAAGACCACAATGCAAGAGTTATGTGACTATATAAGAGAGAATTATGATATGGAGAAAATTATATGAGCATGTCAATAGAAGAGGCTATTCGTATTTTAGATCTTGAAACATCAGCAGATGCGATTGCAGAAATTGAATATTATGCTGGCTTTAACAGGGATAAACCGATTGAGAAAATTAATGAAGCTTGTGCAATTGCTTGTGATGTAATGAGAGAGCATTTAAGAGATGTGGAAACAATGTTTTCCGACAAGGAATGTTATGAAGATTTGAGACAGATGCCACATGAAAAGGTTGTTGATTTATTCTTTAAAATGAAAAAGCTATTCAATAAAGCATGTGAGCGTTGTGACAAGTTAGAAAAAGAGAATGTTGAATTGACAGATTTGAATGAGTTGATTGATTCTATCACAGACAAACGAAAGACACAATGTTATAAAGATGATGGGAAGGTTTGGTGTTACTACTCTAGTGACTCACTAAATCCGTGTGGTTGTGGCTCAAACTGTTATCATTATGAATTTGATGGTAAGAAAATTTATGGAGTATGTAATGCATGTGGTACTGATATTTATGAAATGAAGAATGAGTTTGTAAAAGAAAAATTAAAACAAGGAATTTGGAAATGACTCAAGCACTGGAATGCCCATAAATAAGGCGTTTCAGAGGCTCAAAAAGCCAATGAAAGACGGATTTCTTGTTAGTCATTCTTTGGAAAGAAAGGAGAGAATAAGTAAATGAAAATGCTTGTGTTTTATCGGTCAAGAGAATATACAAATGCAATTATATCTTCAACAAGGTATAAATTGCAAAATATGGATATTGCAAAAGGTCTTAACGTTGATTTTATTAATTTAGATAAAAGAAACTACATTAAGGTATTGGCTCAAATGGAGGAATTACCACGCTTTGTATATATTTGGTATGACGAAGAAAAGGTTACAGATTATATCAACGAAACATACCCATCAATAGAAGTCTTACATTTTGATGTGAAAAATTCAGTCGAAAAACACAATAGTGGTTTTTATGGATATACAACAAAAGAATATAAGTTAGCAGATTTAATGCTTCAGAAATTCAAGGATAATCTTGTAAAGAAAACAATGTATCAGGTTGATTCTTTATATAAAATTTCAAAAATGGACATGGATGATATGGATATAGCTTGTTCAAAATATCATTCATTTGAGACAAGGAAGGAAGCAAAGCAATATTGTATTGATTGTCTTAAAAAGGAAATTGATACATTAGAAAATAGAATTGATATGTACCAAAGCAATATTAAGTCTTGCAAAGATGATTTGAAAAAGAAAAACACACTATTAAAGAAATACGATATTAAAGCAAATTAAACGATAGATTTGCTAAGGAGGTAAAATACATGAAATATAAAATTAGCAATGTATACATAAATGTAAATGGTGAAGATATTGCGGTTGGTGTTGCTCTTGGAGAAGAGGATAAACCACAGTCTCCATTTAGAACGGAATATGTTACAAATTCAGAGTATGAAAAGGGGTTAAAAGAATTTCGATACGGTAAACAACAAATTGGAGATTGTGTTCATCATTGTATAACACAGTTTAAAAACTTTACTGCTACATGCCCAATAAAACAGAAGTGGATTGATGAATTAGAAAAAATGGGATACGACATATCAAAATTGAAATATGAAATTGTAGAGTAATTGATGGATTTGTTAAGGAGGTGACAACAATGGCATATTGTCAGAGATGTGGTGAGTATTGCCAAGACCATTATACATATTGCAAGAGATGTTATTTTGAACTTGGGCAACCATTTGGGAAAGCAATAGAAAGACCTCACAAATGTAGAAAATGTGGATGCACTATATATGGAAGATATAACTATTGTTTATCATGTGCTCAGAAAAAAGGTTTTATTAATAAATCAAATTATTAAAATAATAAAACAAGAAAGACGGTATCTTGTCCGTCATTTATTGCAGAGAAAGGAGAAAATATGAATTCAAAAGGTATTTTGGCAATTAAAGATACTAAAAATTTATGTTACAAGTGTCTAAAAAAGAAAGATAAGATACAAAAAATCAATATCGGAAGTAGAGGATATGGTAGTTATTTTGATAATTTTAGTACAAGCCTTCAGCTTTGCGATACTTGTTATGAGGAATCTACAAGAGATAAACCTATTTGGAACATGAAATTGTTAGATGATAATGACATATATAATGATTCTTATTTATATGACAATGAAATGTCTTCATATTTACACAATCTTCCACTTGAAAGTCGTGAGTTGGTATTTAATAGAAATTCATATGGAGCATGTGCAGATTGCAATATGAAGCCACAGGATTATATAGATTACGAATTAGACGAGTTGCCACATAATAAATGTAAACAGTATTGCATGTATTCGCCACAGGAAAGAGCTGCATATAAAGAAAGATTTCCTAATTGCGAATGCGTAAAAATAAAAAAATATAGCGATGGTTCACAGGGAAGTAGTTGTCCTTATGGTGCGTTTGGTGATAAGGATGGGAATATTGGATTAAATATAGCAGAAGAATGTTATATGTGTACTCATTATAAACCAAGACAAGGAGATATTAAAGTTATTGATGAGGTTGCTGAGTATTATCAAAATGAAAAGGATAGACTCATACACATGATTCAATATGCTGGCAGTAGACTTGGAGAACTTGAAAAAGATGTAAAAGAATATATAGACAAACATAAATAAAAAGTAATAAAACGACAGTTTCTTGTGAAAATTAAGGAGGCAAAAAATGAGTTCAAACAGAAATAGTAGTAGTTCAGGTATTGGAATTTGCGGAGTATTAACAATTGTATTTGTTGTACTCAAATTAGTAGGCGTTATTAATTGGTCTTGGTTATGGGTATTGTGTCCATTATGGATTGATATTTTACTTACGGTTATTGTGTCGGTAATTATTACCATTATTGACAACAAGACAAGAAAGAAAACATGGAAGAGTGGGAGAATAAAATGGTAGATTTAATTATGTATCAGAGAGATTGTGTAGACGCTTTTAGAATGGAATTTTCTAAAGAAGATATTAAATGCAATTCAGGAGTAAAGAAACTTGCTAAATTTATTAATCGTCAAGGAAGAAAAATTGACAAAATTGATAAAATGCGAAGAAGCGTTTTAGGATACAAGTAAGGAGAATAATATAACATGAAAATTTTAGCTTTAACAATTTTATTTATTTTGATGTTTTTCAGAATTAAAGGTACGCCAAGTGCATTAAGTAAAACATTGTGGCGAAAGAGAATGATTAAGCAACTCGCAAAAAATAAAGAAAATAATAAAGGAGAGCCACCGAGCGATACTCTACAAGGAGCTGCAATATTGACTGTATTCTTTATGGAGTTATTTTTAATTATCTTTTACATAGTGTTAGGAAACAAAATTGGAACAACTGAGTTTATTGTAATGTCTGCATTACAGATATTCACTTGTTTATGGTCATTAGGTGTAAACCTATCAGAAGCAAAATCAGCTTTTAGTTATAATATTGAGGATTTTAAGTTCCACAGATTTCAATTGCTTTTTAATGCAGTGTTAGATTATATCTATTATCCGTGGGCGATTTACATGTTATTGAAGTAACAGGAATCCATTTTTCTTTTGGACACAATATGTGGTGGTGGAATATGTAGACACTAATGACAGATAGATTTCCCTATCGGTTCGATTCCGAGGATACATTAAACAGTGAAATAGCCGACTGTATCGCGTCTGATTTGGTAGAAGAGAGTGGGGAATCATGTAGGGTGAAAATCCCTACCCACATATTATTAAACAATAGAATGACAGATTCTTTGGAAAAAGAAAGGAGAATATATTAATGAAGAATATCGCAATGACAATTGCTTATGCGTCTGCATGGATTGCAACCGCAATAGCTGTAATTTTTGCAATTAAATATACAGGATCTATTTGGTGTCTCTGGGCGTTATTGTTTCCTGCTTGCATTGAAGCTAGTGTTGATATTAGCACGAACGATAAAGGTGATGATAGCAAAGAAGAATAACCATTATTTCATGTGGAGAATCGAGGTGAAAAATATCATGAAAAAGGTTTTATATAGTATTGCAATGATGATTATATTTGTGTTTTCTTTAACTGGCTGTGCAAAATGCATTAGTACTGAAACATCTACAGTTCAAGTAAAAATAATAGATGAATATCATAGGGCTGCTTATACAACAATGTATTATAATCCTGCGACTAAAACGATGATGCCACAATCGCATCCAGCAGTTTATAGCATTACTGTTAAATATAACGGTGTAGAATATGATATTTCTGATAGTGATACATATAACAAATATTCAGACAAAATTGGAGAATATGTTGATGGAATATTAGAAACCAAGAAATATGACGATGGTACTGTTAGATACAATATTGTTGACTTAGAATAAATCAACAGGAAACTAAACTAAACTTTCATTAGAATTAAGAAATAGGAGGATTAAGATTTGAAATTTGATAATACAGAGGTATGGGGATTTGAACACGCATTTAGGGGTTTAAGAAATCCAAAAAATTCTTGGAATAGAAGTGATAGTAAATTTAATGATTATTATGACGAAGAACGAGCAGATGTTGATTTTGATGAATTATTAAAAGTATATCCTAATGCATATATACATCATTGTAACATTAATGGATATTATGCAGATATTATTGGTGAAGCGGATTTGAAACTTGCTCAAACTCTTATTAAAGCAGGAAATGAGCATAGAAAGTTTATGCGACAGATTTTTGTATCGGTTGATATTACAGCTCCTCTTTATTGGTGGAAAGAATTTGATACTTATAAAGTAGGAACGGTTGCGAACTCAACAAGTACAATGCACAAGCTCGCTACAACACCAATTACATTGGATTGTTTTGAAATTGATGATTATGACAGGAATTTATCTCTTGCTGATAATCCAAAGGATGATGACGGGTTAGATAATATTTCAACATTTGAAGAAGATATTATTTATGTATTAGAAAATATTCGTCAGAAATACCTTGAGACAAAAGATAAGAGATATTGGAAAGAGCTTATACGTTGGCTACCTGAATCATGGTTACAGAAGCGTACAGTTACAATGACTTATGAGAATTTGCTCGCTATGTGTAGCAAGGGACAACGTAGATTTCATAAGTTAAATGAATGGAGTGGTCAAGATAATTCCAATGTGCCTAATTTTATTTCATGGGCTAGAGTATTACCTTATGCACAAGAGTTAATTTTTTTGATGAATTAGAAACTAAATAAATGTTCATTTCATAGGAGGTGATTAATATTAGAAATCCAGAAAGAATTGATGTATTTACGTCAGAATTAAATAGAATATGGAAGACATATTATTTAGATTGGCGTTTCGGGCAATTTATGATGAATTTTCTTGGCTTTGTTCAAAGTAAAAAGAAGCGAGATCCGTTCTTCCCAGAAGAGTCAGAAATGCTTACATACTTAAAAGAATATTGTGGAGAGGAGAATAAAGAATACGGCAAATAAATTAATTGATTTAACAGGACAGAAGTTTGGAAAATTGACAGTTATTGGAAGAGCAGAAGACAAAGTATTACCATCAGGGAGAAAAGTTGTTAATTGGAAATGTATATGTGATTGCCAAAGTGGACAAGAATCACCTAAATATACATTCAAAACATGGGATTCATTAAAACGTAATCCGTCACCTTCATGTGGATGCGATACAAATGAAAAACATAGAAAAACAAGAATAAAAAATTTAAAAGGGATGAAATTTGGTAAGTTAACTGTTTTAGAACAAGCAGAAGATCAAATAAATGAAAATGGAAGACATTATATTATATGGAAATGTATATGTGATTGTCAATTAAATAATGAAAACCCCCAATATACATATGTTAGAGGTACGCATTTAACAAGTGGTGATGTTAAATCTTGTGGGTGTCTTGCAAAAGAGCTTTCTTCGAAAAGGGAATGCATAGATATAATAGGAAACAAATATGGCATGTTAACGGTTGTTTCAAGAGGCGAAAATACAAAAACAGGTCAAACTCAATGGTGGTGTCAATGTGATTGTGGAAGCGATTTAAAATTAATTACAAAATCTAATTTAATTAGCGGTAATACATTTTCATGTGGTTGTTATAATCAAAGGAAAAGAAAAGATAAAAATAACACATATGATTTATCGGGTGAGTATGGTATTGGTTATACATCCAAAGGAGAAGAGTTCTATTTTGACTTAGAAGATTATGACAAAATAAAAGAACGATATTGGTTTAAAACTAATAATGGTTATTTTGCAACAAAAAGTTATGGAATTCCTATTATGCTGCATAGATTTATTTTAAATTTGCCTTCTTTCCAATATGATAATCCAGTAGATCACATCAATCATAATACATTTGATAATCGAAAAGTTAATTTGAGGATTACAAATAACTCTCAAAATAATATGAATAAAGGACTGGCATCTAATAATACAAGTGGTGTAAAAGGTGTTAATTTTGATAAAAATAAAAATCTTTGGATTGCACGTATTTCTGCATATAAAGTCAGGTATCATTTAGGAGGATTCGTTAATAAACAAGATGCAATTAGAGCAAGAAAAGAAGCCGAAGAAATTCTACATGGAGAATATTCATATGATAATTCAATCAAAAAAGGAGAACTCAATGGATAAAATAATAAAAATAAAGCAGCTTGTAAGACAGCTTAATCATTATAGAGATTTATATTATAATGATTCTATATCAATGATTTCAGATAAACAATATGACGATATGTACGATAAATTAAAAAGAATGGAAGAAGAAACTGGTGTTATAATGTCAAACTCTCCAACAACAACCGTTGGTTGTGTTGTAAAATCAAGTCTTGAAAAGACAACGCATTCTCACCCAATGTTATCGCTAGATAAAACTAAATCAGTGGATGATTTAATAAAATTCTCTAGTGGCAAGGACTGTGTTATATCTCTTAAAATGGATGGTCTTACTGTACTTAACAGTTATGATAATGGCGTATTACAAAAAAGTGAAACTAGGGGCAATGGTGAAATTGGAGAAATTATTACACATAATGCAAAAGTGTTTGATAATTTTCCAATAAATATTCCATTTGATAGAAAATTTGAAATTGAGGGTGAAGCAATTATCACTAAGGACGATTTTGAACGAATAAATATTAATGGAGAATATAAAACTTGTAGAAATTTAGCTTCTGGCTCAGTTAGACAGCTTGATAATAGAATAGCAAAAGATAGACACGTACATTTTATCGCTTGGAAAGTTCCATTCGGTTTTACAACATATACAGATGGATTCAGAATTGCAAAAGATTATGGTTTTGAAGTAGTTCCGTATGTTACGTACAATAGTAATACAGATGATATAAATAAAAAAATTGAACAATTAAAAGCTGTGGCGAAAGAAAAATCATATCCTATAGATGGTTTGGTTATTTCTTATAATGATGTAGAATATGGTAAATCACTTGGAATGACTGGGCATCACCCTAAACATTCACTTGCGTTCAAATTTTATGATGAAGAAGCAGTAACAATATTACAAGATATTAAATGGGGAATGGGTAAAACAGGTCAACTTACACCAATAGGTATTTTCAACGAAGTCCAACTCGACAATACAACTGTGAATAAAGCCTCATTACATAATGTATCTATTTTAAAAGAATTACAGCTAGGTATTGGTGATGAAATTACTGTGTATAAAGCGAATCAGATAATTCCTCAAATTCGTGAGAATCTTACAAAATCAAATACATTTAATATTCCAGATATATGTCCTATATGCGGTCAGCCTACTAAGATAGTAAAAGATAATAATTCAGAAGTACTTGTATGTACTAATGATAATTGCAATGGCAAGCTGCTTGGTAAGCTCAGTCATGCGGTGTCGAGAGATGCGCTCAATATTGATGGGTTATCTGAAGCAACAATAGAGAAATTCATCAATCTTGGTTGGTTAAATTCCATTAAGGATATTTATCATCTATCAGATCATGAAAATGAGATAAAAGCTTTAGACGGTTTTGGTAAGAAATCAGTAGATAAGCTTCTTGCCTCTATTGAGAAATCTCGTAAAACAAGTCTTGAGCGTTTTCTTTATAGTCTTTCGATTCCGTTACTTGGCAAATCAGCAAGTATGATGATTGCAGATTCTGTTGATTATGATTTTGATACATTTATTAGCGAAATGACAATTAAGGGTGCTGAGTATTTTAGGTATTTGCCTGGTGTTGGAGATGCATTAATAACCTCGCTTAATGCTTATTGGAAAAATCATTACTCAGACATACTTCAGTTAGCAAACGAATTTACGTTTGAGACACAAAAATCCATTATGTCAGAAACTACAAATGAATTAGAGAATAAGACTTTTGTTATAACTGGCTCAGTAAAACATTATCAAAACCGTGATACTCTCAAAGCAGACATTGAAGCTCATGGCGGTAAAGTCGTAGGAAGTGTATCTTCTAAAGTAAATTATCTTATCAATAATGATATAAATTCGACAAGTTCTAAGAATAAGAAAGCAAAATCTTTAAATATCCCAATCATTTCAGAGGATGAATTTTTATCAATGATTAACAATTAAAAAGAGAATATATTAGTGTACCAATCAATAAAACGAAAGGAAACTATATATGAAAAGAAAGAAACTAGCAACTATGTTAGTGGTCGCTTTTGCAATATCTGCGACTTCTGTCGCCCCCTGTTATGGGGCTGAGAATGAAGACATTAGTAAATACGACTGCGACTATAAACCTTGGTTGGAGATGAATGCAGGTGTGAGTGATACACTTGCATCTGCATGGGCATCTGAAACCACATTTGAACCCTATTGGACTACAACTGCTGTTAATGTAAGAACCAAACCGAATACTGATTCAGAGATTGTAACCACGTTGCTCTGGAATCAGCAAGTAAGTGTAACTTCATTTGATAACGAATGGGACTTAATATATTGGAATGATAATATCTATTACATTAACAAGGACTATCTTCAAGATCATGAAGCTGAGTTTGAAATGTTTGAAGTGCCATATGCGGCACATAAAACATGGATGCCTTATACAGCTATTACAAACAGAAAAAGTCCTCAATACATACTTCAACACACATCTGCTTATACTGGTAAGTATGGTATTCGCATGGTAGGAGATAGATATTGTGTGGCTCTTGGTTCGTATTTTGGGTGTGAGATTGGCGATGAGTTTGATTTAGTATTAGCGAATGGTACTGTAATTCCTTGTATTATGTCTGACGAAAAGGCTGATATACATACTGATTCAAGTAACATAATCACTAAAGAAACTGATTGCTTGAGCGAGTTTGTTGTAGACAAGTCTGCATTAGATATAAATGCTAAAAGAGCAGGTGATATATCAAGTGTATGTCAAGAATGGGACAGCCCAGTAACACAAATAAGGGTATATAAATAAGGAGAAAAAAATGAGTTCAGAAGAATTTATGAGAAAGGAATTTACTTTGAACATGGACAGCTTAACCGATTTGGAAGAGTTCGTCCGCTTATTAATAAGTAAAATTTCTGCTGATGTAGATGGCTGTTACGAGCATCAGATAGTAGATGCCAAGTCATTTATGGGTATGGTTAGCATATCAACACATCCTGTTACTGTAAGAATTAACAGTGATGATGAGAAGGAGGTTGAACTGTTCAATGCAATTTGCGCACGATATTCCTATTCCAGATAGTATGGATACTTATTTAGGAATTGATGTTGACTTAGTAACATTAGAAGATTGCGAAGACCTTCACAGATTTAAAAATAAGAACGTTATTATAAAAGACGGTCACATAGTTAATTGGGTGGTTGAGTCATGAGTTTACTGGTGTTAATGGGTAAATCGTGTTCTGGCAAAGACACTATTACAAATGAATTAGTAAACAAGCATGGTTATGAGAACCTTGTATCTTACACGACTCGCCCAATGAGAGATGGCGAAGTTCAAGACCAAACATACCATTTTATTTCAGAGGATGAATTCATTAGCAAAATAAATGATGGGTTTTTCCTTGAATATAGAAAATATCTTTCTGAAAATGGCTTATGGTACTACGGCACAGCAAAAGAAGATTATGAAAAAGACTCTAAAATGGTATCAATTCTACCACCTGATGGTGTAAATACTCTTATTTCTAAGGGTATAAATCCCAAAGTTATATACATATATGCCAATCAAATTACAATTAAAAATAGGTTATTAAAACGTGGTGATAATAAAGAAGAAGCTGAAAGAAGAATGAAAGCTGATAATGTAGATTTTCGTGGAGCTGAGATGCTGGCAAATCGAATTATTTATAATAATGAAGGAAAAGAGCTTTCAGATGTTGTGAATAAAGTATTGAAATGGGGTGATTAAGATAAATTATAGTGGTTTACGTCCCATCGCTTATAGTGGTGGGATAACTACCACTCGTCAATTAATGAGAGAGCTAAAAGATATGGAAGATAATTTTATAACAGTTATCATTGGAGACAGAGAATATATAATTGACCATATTACAAGTGTAAAAACTTATGCAAATATGGATGACAGTTGTATACATAAAGCTCTTATGTGCAATGAAATGAGTGGTAAAAATATAATAAGGTAGGTGAAATATATGCCAGATATATCAATGTGCAGTAGTGATAATTGTCCTATGAAAGATAAGTGTTATAGGTCAACTGCTACTGCAAATAAGTATCAAAGTTGGAGTAACTTTGAGTATACGTGTAACGAAAACAGTGGATATGCAGATTTTATACTGAATAAACGAATGGAGAAAAGAAAGGAGAATAAATTTGAAAGTAATTAAGAGAGATTGTTCAGAAGTTGATTTTGATAAATCAAAAATTTCAGCAGCAATTCTTAAAGCAATGAAAAATGGTTCAGGTATTGTAAAACCAAAGATTGCAGAAGATATTGCAAATGAGATTGAAAATGAATGTAAAGATAAGAATGATGTAAGTGTATCTGATATTGAGTCAATGGTATTTGATAAGTTAATCACCAAGAAACAGAGACTTACTGCAAAAGCTTATGAGGGATATAGAAGTATTCGTGAGTTCCAAAGAGAGAATGAGAATACAACAGATATAGAGATTTATGACCTTGTGGAAGACAAAGATGAATATTGGAAAGATGAAAATGCAAACAAAAATCCAACATTAAATCCTACTAAAAGAGATTATATTGCTGGATCTGTTAGTACGGATATGACAAAAAGATATTTATTATCTCCTGACATAATTCAAGCTCATAACGAAGGTCTAATTCATTTTCATGATGCTGATTACTTCTTACAGCATATGAATAACTGTGGGTTGGTCAATTCTGAAGATATGCTTCAAAATAATACCGTAATTAGCGAAACTCTTATTGAAACGCCACATAGTTTTTCGACTGCTTGCAATATCGAGACACAGGCAATTGCTCAGATTGCCAGCAATCAGTATGGTGGACAGAGTATTTCTCTAGCACATTTAGCCCCATTTGTTGATGTAAGTAGAAAATCAATCAGAAAGAAAGTAACAGAAGAATTATATAATAATGGATTGATTAGTGAGTATAATGAAGACCTTGCAGAAGTCATTAATATAACAAATGAACGATTAAAAGAAGAAATAGAAAAAGGTGTTCAGACAATTCAGTATCAGTTAGTCACACTTATGACAACAAATGGACAAGCACCTTTTATCACAATTTTTATGTATCTGAACGAAGCAAAGAACAATCAAGAGAAAGCTGACTTAGCGATGTTAATCGAAGAGATACTTCGCCAAAGAATTCAAGGCGTAAAAAACGAAGAGGGTGTTTATATTGCACCTGCATTTCCTAAACTTATCTATGTATTAGAAGAAGATAATATCACAGAGGATTCAAAGTACTGGTATCTTACAGAATTAGCAGCTAAATGTACATCTAAGAGGCTTGTCCCTGATTACATATCTGAAAAAATGATGCTTGAATTAAAAGGTGATGTCTATACATGTATGGGGTGTGTTGACGGAAAAGAACTTATCACATATAAGATTAAGAATAATTTATATGTAGAATCATTCGAAAGAATGTGGAGGAGGTTGTCTGATTCATTTGAAATCAAACACCAGTATTCCGAAGATAATCCTAATTTATATATGGATTTATCAGAAGTAACGATTTATGATACAGAAAAAGGATTTGTTGATACAAAAAGAATTATTCGTAATGTATCAAGTGAATGGTTGGATGTGGACTTTTCTAATGGTAGAAGATTATTATGTACAACAGATCATCCATTAACATTAAGAGATGGTAGAAATGTACACGCATCAGAATTGAAACTTGGAGACAAAATCTTAATCAACTCAAATCAATATAATGAAGAATCAATTATATTCAATGCTGATAAAGCATGGCTATTAGGATTTATGTTATGTGATGGGTGTTATCAAAATAATCATGTATTTGCGTCTATTGCTGCAACAGGAGAAGATGAAATTGAAGAAAAATTTAGCAATACATTTACTAAATATTTCGGACTGAATGTTAAAACAATTCTACAAGAACGTGGTAAAAAAGGAACATACAAAGATTTATGTGCAATTTCAGATAATAACGGTGGAATTCAATATGTGACAAATTATTTTACATCAAAATTTGGCGGTATAAATAAAGTAAATAGACAAATTCCGAATGAAGTATTCTCATGGAATTATGAAGCGAAGCTTGCCTTTTTTGCAGGAATGATTGATGCAGACGGATATATCAATTCACATCAAAATGAAAATAACTTTTCTACTGTTCAAATCGGCTCTACTAATAAAGGATTAGCACTTCAGCAAATGGCGTTAGCACAATCTATTGGAATCCCAGCTAAAATATATCATAATCATTACACAAAGAAAAATCCAGAATTGATTAGATATAGGGTTGAATTTTACCCAACTGATGAATTAGTTAATTACATTGTATGCAAAAAGAAATGTGATAACTATATTGAATCAAATGTATCAGGATATGCTATTGAATCAGAGGTTATCAAGATTAATCCGATTCATAAAGAAATGTATAGTTATGATGTGACAACATCTAGTGAGCATTTTGAAGTTAGTGGTATTTATAGTCACAATTGCCGAAGTTTCCTTACTGTAGATAGATTTACGGATAAAGTGGGAAATATTGCAAATGCAAAGAACTTTGATCCGAATAAACATAAATATTATGGACGATTCAATCAGGGTGTTGTAACGATTTCTCTTCCAGATATTGCTTTCTCATCTGACGGAGATTTTGATAAGTTTTGGGAAATCTTTGAGGAAAGAACGGAATTATGTCATAAAGCATTAAGAGCAAGACATGAGCGATTACTTGGCACGTCTTCTGATGTAGCACCTATTCTATGGCAGCATGGAGCATACGCTAGATTAAAGAAACATGAGAAAATCGACAGACTTCTTTATGATGGTTATTCTACAATATCGCTTGGTTATGCTGGTTTATATGAATGTGTAAAATTTATGACTGGTCACTCTCATTCGGATGAAGGAATTGGCGAAGAGTTTGGATTAAAGGTTATGCAGGCGTTAAATGATAAATGTAATCAGTGGAAACAAGCAGAAAACATTGACTATAGTTTGTACGGAACACCATTAGAGTCCACAACTTACAAATTTGCAAAATGCCTAAAATCTCGTTTCGGTAACGATATTTTTGAAAAATTAGATGGTTTCGATAGAAATTATATTACTAATTCATATCATATTCCTGTCTTTGAACATATCACAGCATTTGAAAAGTTAAGAATCGAATCAAAATTTCAAAAATTAAGTCCAGGAGGAGCAATTTCATATATCGAAATACCAAGTATGAGCCATAATATTTCTGCCATACTAGAAGTTATTAAGTTTATTTATAACAACATCATGTATGCAGAGATCAATACAAAGAGTTGTTATTGTGAAAAATGTGGCTTTGATGGTGATATTCCTCTTGTATCAGACGAAAACAATAGACTTAAATGGGAATGTCCTAGCTGTGGAAATACTGATAATACAACAATGGATATAGCATTTAGAGTTTGTGGTTATATTGGTACTGCAAAAAATGGTGGTAATCAGGGTAGATATGGCGACATTCATGACCGTGTTTATCATTTGGATGACATGGAATATACGGAGGATTAAATATGAGATTTGCAAGTATGCGTAATCTTGATATCTCAAATGGAGAGGGAGTTGGAGTCTCCCTCTTCGTTCAAGGGTGTGATAGACATTGTTTTAACTGTTTTAATCCTGATACTTGGGATTTTAATGGTGGTAAAGAATGGACAGAAGAAACAAAAAATAAATTTATAAAGCTTATTGATAGACCATATATTAATCGAATTTCTGTTCTAGGGGGCGAACCTTTAGCGGAACAAAACCTCGATGAAGTCTTGTCTCTAATTAAAGAAATCCGTATTTCTTTTCCCGAAAAAACTATCTGGTTGTATACAGGATATAAATTTGAAGATTTAATAAACGGAATACATTATCCATTAGATAGTGAATGGGAAGATAAAGTATTGCGTCAGTCTATCGTGAAACTGTGTGACGTACTTGTAGACGGAGAATATATAGATGAGCAGAAAGACCTCTCATTGAGATTCAGAGGTTCAAAAAATCAAAGGGTAATTGATATAAAACAATCTCTCGCTCAGAACAAAATAGTTTTATATTGTAATTAAGGAGGATTAACTATGGTAGCGGTAAGTGTAATAAGTTTTATTGTTGGTGGATTTGTTGGTATGATAATTATGGCATTATTAGCTGCACATAATGAAAAAGACTCTAAGTCTTAATGATTTCATCAATAAAGCATCAGAAGAAAGATAGGAGAGAAAGTAATATGGAAACAATTAAGATTAAATATTTTGATAATGAGATAGATAAGGTCGAGAAAATAAGCAAAGGTGACTTAATTGACCTTCGTTCAGCCGAAACTGTACACCTGAAGAAAGGCGAGTTTCATTTGATTCCGTTGGGAGTCGGAATGAAGTTACCTAACGGTTACAAGGCGAATATATATCCAAGAAGTAGTACATATAAGAATTTTGGTATCATTCTTGCAAATTCAGTTGGTCAGGTAGACGCAAGTTATTGTGGAGAGAATGATCAGTGGATGTTCCCTGCAATAGCACTTAGAGATACAACAATTAATAAGAATGATAGGATATGTCAGTTTGAGATTCAGAGGATTCAGCCAGAGATTGAGTTCGAGGAAGTAGAACATTTAGATAAAGTGTCTCGTGGAGGGATTGGTTCAACTGGAAAGGCGTGATATGGAGAATAAAATTCTATCTCAGCAAGACCTATATGATGTTTTGCCATTTGGAAAAACAAAAGTATTACAGCTAATCAAATCAGGTGAACTTCCATTAGTAAAAGTTGGTAAAGATTACATTACAACATTTAATTTATTGGAAGAATGGATAAAAAATCATATAGGCGAAGAAATCTATTATTGATTGATTATTAATAAAGGCAGGAGTATAATATAATTATACAAATGCCTTTATATTGTTATAGGAGGTGGAATATGAACAATATAATGGCGACTATTAATAACATGACGATTTGTACTCGGACTGATGGTCGTTATATGGGAAGAATTACTGTTAATTCTCACAGAAAAAGTTTTTATGGTAAGACCAAAACAGAAGTAAAAAATAAAGCTAAAGATTATCTTATAAAAATAAAAGAAGGATATGTTGAGCCAGAGAACATTCTTTTAAAAGATTATATGGAAGAATGGCTAATGAAATACAAATATGGTAAAATCGAACCTTCTTCATTTACAAGATTATATAGAGTATATGATTGTCAAATAAAAGATAGTGTTTTAGGACAACAAAAACTTGGTTGTATTACAACAGAAATGATTCAGGATATGATTGATAAACATGCGTGTCCAACAGATGATAAAATTAAACCATTAGCACGTTCAGGATTAAAAAAATTGGTACAGATTATAAGACCATGCATGAACAAGGCTGTTAAAGATGGAATTATTCAAAACAACCCTGCAAATGATGTTATCATTCCTTCAGATAGTTATATAAAAACTTCAACAAGAAAACAATTATGCTTATCTGATGAACAGATTGAAGAATTTAAAAACGCAGCTTTGGCAAGATATAAAAATGGGGAATACAAAAGCAGAGATGCTTTGTTTTTAATGATAATTCTAAATCTTGGATTACGTGCAGGTGAAGCTTTGGCATTAGAATGGAATAACATTGATTATGAAAACAAATTAATGTATATCAATAATACAGTCCAAAGTAATATCTATGACGTTAAAACTAAGAAATTATACAATCGAGTTAAAGAATCTCCTAAAACAAAATCTGGAATAAGAGTGTTAAAATTAAATGATACCACTATTTTGTATCTCAAAGAGTTACAAGCATATGACAAGCGTAAAAATATTATTTCCAACTATGTGTCAAGTACAAGTGTAGGTACTAGAAACACTTACAGAAATTTAGAGAGAAGTCTTAAAAGAGTTATTAATGGAACGAATTTACCACAAAACATGTCTCTTCATACACTAAGACATACATTTGGATCTGTCCTTATCAGACGAGGTGTCTCAGTTGAGGTGGTAAGTAAATTGATGGGGCATGCGAATATTATGATAACCTACAATAAGTATATTCATGTTTTGAAAGAACAAGAAGCTCTCGCAATGGACATGATAGCAATATCGTAAAAAGTGGTGTCAAATTGGTGTCAAACAATTATCGCATGGCTGAAAGCCAGTGTTTTCAAGGGGTACAAGACTTATATAAGGGTTCGACTCCCGTCTAGTCCACTAAAAGGCGGTTTGTGATAAAACCGCCTTTTTTCTTGCCTGATTTCCTACAGCAGAAAGTGCAGTTAATAAATCATTTAAGGAGTCAGTAAAATTGTTATTTCAGGTTGTCGAAAACATCGTAAAAACGCGGGATGTATCGTATTTGAAAAATTAATTTAAAAAAAATGTAAAAAAGTGTTGACAAGTATGGAATAGGGTGATATTATATCGAAGTCGCTTCGGTGAGGCAACAAAAACGAAACGGCAAAACAGCATATCGGGGTGTGGCTCAGCTTGGCTAGAGCGCCTGGTTTGGGACCAGGAGGTCGCAGGTTCGAATCCTGTCACCCCGACTTGTGAACAATTAAATATGCGGGTGTAGTTCAATGGTAGAACACCAGCCTTCCAAGCTGGATACGTGGGT